CTGGCTCTATCTTCCAAAGTCACCTCTCTGGCATACCGGCATTCCTGGCTGACTTTCAAACCGCCACTCGACAGTGAACTCGTAGAACTCAATCGCGTCTTAGTCGCCCAGAAGATGGAGTTAGGTCGCTATACGTACGGCTAGCCTTCTCTAGCTCGATCGTGTATACTATCGAGTATCTAGTCGAATTTGCTTTACGTCATGTCTACGATGCATCTATTAAGCTCGATGTCTCAAATCCTCGCACGCTCAGGGACAGTCATCGTGTCGCACGATATTCCGTCACTGCCGTGGGGATCTATGTCGAGTGCGATGTATCCTAAGGAGGCTTCCAGTACCGTCGAGCTTGTGCTAATGATCCTGCCACGTGTAACCACGTACTCGAAGAGCTGATTAACCTGCGTAAGCTGCTGTGGAGTCGATCGTGCCGCACTGACTGACTGGCAGCGTGCACATATGGCGAGCTGGCGTAGTGCTAGTAAGGATATGGATAGCCTGAAGAGAAGTATCGTGAAGAGATGCTGCGCCTGAACGACTATACCGTAAAGTTCCACGAAGACTACTCCGCAAGAAATGCGTATCGTCTTACGTAGTCCCTACTATCGCTGAGTATATCGATGCAGGCTGATATCGCTGGGTCGGCAGTATCGTCGATCTAGTCGAAAAGACTTTAGCTGCTAAGAATAATCAAGGTGAGCGTGAAAAGCTGATCACGCAGTATGGCCAGGCTACTGCGATGCGTCAGTATACGCACTGGATCCGTAGCATAGAGAGTTCGATCACCAGGTCGTCGATGGTAATGAGATCCAGCGTACTATCGAAGATCAAGAAGCTATTGAGAAAGTCTGCGATGCACTGAGTGGCGATGATACGATTCGTAATCACTTCTTAGAACAAGTCGCTAAGTACATTAACGAAAGTACGATCGCTGTCGTAGGTATACCGACGTATGATTGTCCGGCATGTCAGCTGACGCAAGAAAGCGCTCTGGCTCTACCGCATCATAAGAACATCATCCCGCTCGATGTCCAACAGACTTTTTTCGCTTGACTCACTCAACGGATGCAAAGGATAGCAGTGCGCTGAGCGGAGACGCCGCATATCGGTGATCCTGGCTTTGGCTATCGGGCTGATGGCAGTCGTATCGATGTGTATAACTTCTTAAACCGTGCGCTATTGCAGCTACCGGCATTGGAGTCGGTCGATGCACAGATGGTCATGCGTGATCTGTACGAGACTGAGTATGGGCTGTTTGACCATTTGTCGGCGCATAGTAAGCGACCGTTAGCGGCAGTAGCCCTACATAAGCAAGAGGATCCTGAATAGTAACTCTAGCTTAGAGTATGCCTTTAGACTGTACGTGAAGCATCGTATCTACGATGTGTTTCATCTTAACGTGTTGCAGTTTTAGACTTACCGCCAGATGTACTAGAGATGATGATCGTGATCGCTAAGGAACAGACCGTGACCCATAATAAAGCCATGGCTCAGGTCGAGAAAGATATGCAGATAAGCATGGTGAGCATAGTGCCCTGAGAGCTAGTATGCTCTCAGGGCACTATGCCGAGCAAAAAAGGAGTGAGCGATCCAGAGCCCTAAGGACTCCAGACTGCTCACTCTTTCTCCTATATCGCTAACTCATACTCCTCTAGCGATATAGGAGAAGTGCTGTCATACTTAGGATAGTTATCCTTGAAATAAAGAATTTGAATGCCTCCCTCTACAGGACATTCAAACTTCTCCCACCTCCTTCATCAGACCCGCAGCCCGTCCAGGCTGCACGTGGAGTTATCCATAATGCACGTTATAGATACTTCTCCATCCTTTGCTAGAAGCTACCCATGTGCCTCTAGCTCCTTCTATCGAAATGCTTCGGTGTTCATAATAACCTCAAGAGGCTATGTTAAGTCTTCACAGCTGAACGATTGTGTAGACCAGGAAAAAGTGATAAACTAAGCCATTGATTGGCTAAGATCATTCTAAGTATATGGGATTGTAAAAATTTGCACTTAAAGCAAAAGAAAAGAGCAGCATAAAGGCTGGTAGATCCTTGGACCTACTCAGCTAGCACTCAGTGATAGTAGCGATGCATGCCTTTCACATAAGGCATCATTTCCCGTATGACGTGAAACGGTAGCACGAACATCAATGCCTCATCGTCAAAGATAGCCATATTCCGGTATGTAGGTATATGGTCTTCAGCCTTACCAGGACTCCAGACTTGTAACCAACGCTTGACACGCCAATCATAATTAGCAGGCATGGCTGGATGGATCAGCTTAAACCTATGCTTATCTGAGCTGATACTCCATCTGCTGGATATCGGGGCATTTGCTCAGTAGCTTTAGAGTATTCATCAACGCATGGACTTCATCCCAAGTGATCGTGACGTGAGCCATGTACCTTTTTGTTCTCAGGCTTAATGCCGACTTGCAATAAGATCCTGTCGACGTTACCTATCAGCTCCATATTCCAGTATCCTGGCCTTTGCACTAGCAGCGGATATTTACCATCATCTTTCTGCTCCATACAATGCCCTAACTTCTGTGTCAGTAGTGGAAATAAGCTACCATCTTCACGTCTTTCAGTATAGGCGACTTTCTGACTGCCGGATGTCACTTTTCTGATTTGCCATAAGGCTTTTCCTCTTAGATTAAAAATTACAAAGTACCTAACTGCCACCGATTGTTCGGTAAGTAGTTAGGTTGAGTTCATCCAGCATAGTCGACGGCGTCTAGCATCGAGTGCAAGTAAGCCGGGGTCGCCACGGTAGAGCTCTCTTTGAGCGAGACGACCCGGCCGCCCTCTACAGCCATTAAGTACATAACGTATCGTCTATGCGTGTAAAGCCGTGACTGGGCAGTAATACATTCGTCTATCCGTCATGCCTAATGGCGGGTAGACTGCATGCGGGACGTAGTAGCCGTCTGCTCACGATACCGCCTATCGGGTATATGCCTATAGCCGATAGTAGTGCGCCTGCACGGATAGTCGTGACGGGATGTCGCTCTGCGCCTATCCTTGTCAAATACTGTTTGATCTTCTCACCCACATGTACATACCTCGCTCGATAGAAAAGAGGCTGGATCTCTACGACCCAGCCGTCACCTAGTGCTGACCGTCTACAGACAGCAGGATGGTTGTTAATATAGTCCTTGATAGCTTCAGGAGTAGTATTAGGGAAATATACTCCGAAGCTACGTTCTGCTATCCATGCTATCCCACACGGCACTCTGAACGTACTAGCGTACTGCTCGACTAGTCGCCAGAGTATCTCCATCTTAGGCTTCCACGCACTATCCTTAAGATGCCACGGATGATAGATGCCGTACCAGCTATCTATTTGGTTTAAATCCACTACAGGCCGATAAGCTAGACTATGCTGAAAGCTTTCAGTAGTAGTGAGGTTATGAGAATCATGGATTGCATATAGACCTCCTATACGACGCCAGGATAGACGATATGCTTAGTCGTCAGGACTTTATCCTTGACTAGCTCTCATGCGGTGCTGCTGGTATTCTACTTTGCTTAGGTATATTAGCAGCATGCCAGGCATAGAACTTCACATCACGATCTGGTAGCTCACGTAGACGTCCCATCACCTGCTCATTACTCTGGATACTCCTCACACTGATCGTGAGGATGACGCAGCGTAATCCAGGTAATATCGATAGCTCGTTTACCTGAGGAGCCTAGCAGTACGAAGACGCGGATATCGCTATCGATCACATGCTCGTATGGATCGTCTTCTACATAGCGAGCTACTGATCAGATGGGGATACTTAGCCTCGTAGAAACTGACAGAGCTCAGTACACATCTGGATAGTAGCGGCGATAGACGGCTGCTCTATCACCCGGCTGATAGTCCTTAATATAGCCTATCTCTGGGTTCCAGTGCAGTAGCTGCTTATAGTTACTGAAGGTAGGATGATGCTTGAGGATAGAGCGCTCATAGGCCGTATGACTATAGCGCGTATCACCCCACCCAGTAGTCCGTACACGCTCTGGTGTCTTTAACGTATACTCAGTAGGATAGTACTTAATATAGCGATCGTACTCCATACCTTCATAGCGATGCTCTAATGGAAAGACCCGCTTATACATCTTAGTCAGGAATGGATCTAAGTGCACTAATGTCGCCGACATAGCGATCAGGTGCGGTACATGCATGTACAGCATCGCTTTGAAGTTAGCATGAAACTCCTGATGAAACTCATCGCACAGTACGAGCCCGATACCGAGTAAAGGCATCAGCTCATGCGGTGCACATCCATAGCCCATCTCTTCCCAACTACCCGGCCAATCTTCTTCTACCTTGTAGTAGTTCTGATGCGTACGCGTACTCATCAGGATGACTTTACTCTTAAGCTGATCTGTCTTAGCTAGCTGGATCACTCCTTTTAACTGACCACTACCGCTGACGGATAGCAGGTCCTTAGTATCTATATCTAAAGTGCTAGTAATGTCATTAGCCCACTTTCGATATAGGCTGGTTTAATCAATACTAGTACGCGTACATTGATACGTGCTGCTGCTGCTAATGCACTCAGCGTCTTACCTTTACCTGTCTGTACGCCTATGAACCTACTATACGTAGGCGCTAGCTTTAAGAAAGATTCTAGCTCAGTCGTATGGGTAGTAGGTTTAGCTAGGTATTCGACTATAGGGACTTGATAGTCTCTCAGTAGCCATTGTGGTTTTAATGGCATGGCTGTAGTCGGTAGGCTAGGTAGCGGTACGACTTCTTGCTCGTAGAGATCAGGGAAGATGTGGTTGCGTTCGAGTTGTTCGAGTACTTCAGGCCATTGGCCTATGTGGAAGCGATACTGCAGTGCGTCGGGTGATCGGTAAGCGAACACCTTACCGCGTACACGTTTCCATTGCCTTTCTCTCTGATGAAATCAGGCTGGGTAAACTGATCACACAGTCGATCGAAGATCCAGCGGACGCGGTCCTGTCGGCCTGAGGATCTGCACGAAGTGTGAGTAAAACTTAGCTGTGAATAAAGGATCATAAGCCATGACGGGCCTCGCTATAAGACAATATCTATACCATCCCCCATCGCCGGTAAAAAATACCGATACTAGGCAAGGCTCATACTTAGTATATGGTCTTCTAAAAAACTCTAGTAAAGCAAAAAAAGAGCACCGACTAGGGTGCTCTTTTTGGCCTACACTGAGTATAGGCCATAGAGGAGCCTCTAATAGGCCCTCCAACTTATTAACATGTGCATCTGTGGTATATACACCACAGAGCCATATTTCACGCCCTTGTCATCCTTGACATAGTGTCTTCCATTGTAAAAATCACTCCATGCGATCTTAGCGCTTCCTTGCGCCGTTTCCCCCTTCTTACAACGTAATCCATGTTCGTCAGCTATTACGCTGACGTTTCCTTCGATAGCAACAGTCGTGCTCATGATACACCTCCTCGGGCATACGTTAACTCTACCTACCGAGCAGATAGGCAGAGCTGAAAGGGTTTGCGATCTCAGCAGTAGGCTAAGATCATCTTTACTATATGTGTTTATAAAAATCTGCACTTTACGCGATTCTATTCTAGTCGACATAGAGCCTAGAGCCTAAAATGCTCTAGGCTCTTATGCTGTTTAATCACTCTACTACCATTGCTGCCATTTCTCTAACGATGCTTTTAATGGCTTACGTAGATTATCCATAGATAACTGACTAGCGGCTTCACATATCCCATCACCGATTAAAGCATTGTAACGCTTTGCCAGATCCTCTATCCCGCTCGCTGTCACCCACGTGATCGCATCGAACTTATGTGGCTCTAATATCCTAGGCTGTTTACCACGTGCTATATCGGCTTTATAAAAACCAATAGTGATTCTCGATCTGCGTAATCTCTGGGAAGTACGCTTTCTCTAAAGCATCTGCTTTACGAGTCTTGCGATACTCCATAATCTGCGTTAGTCCTACTAAATCCACACCTAGCTCTTCCTGGGGTACTTCTCTACGTAATCCTTGCTCAGGTGTCTCGCCCTCATCAAGTCCCACCACCTGGCAACAATAACACACGCCAATCCTTGCCTCACTTTTGTTTCTAAAGTTCCTGATCATGACCAAGAAGGTCTTATCACTACACGTGTAAGGAAAACCCGTGTGCGTTCATTCTGCACCAACATGACATCACCACTTATACTGAATATACAGAAACGATCATAGCTCACACCATGATCATCCGTAGTATGTGGGATCTAGTACATCTGCAATGAAAAAAAAGAGCACCCACTAGGAGTGCTCTGTAAAGGCATCGAGCTCCAGCGAGGTAGTGATCTTTAAGCTGGTGGTGGGATCACAGCTTCAGGTAAGATAAAGGCATCCAAGATACAGTCCGGTCGATCTAGCTGATAGAAGCTCCTAGGATCCATGATCAACTTCATCTGCTCTTCGTAAGCATACGCTGTCGATAGACTACGATTCCGCAAGGTAGCTCTCGCTACGCCTAAGGATGCAGTCGTAGAGTTCCTAGCTAGTCCGTACAGATCGTTACCACCATCGGTGATCATCGAGGCATAGATGATCACTTCTAAGAGTGCTATGTTCACATTCAGCTTAGTATTCACTAAGTTAAATAGATCTACCAGCGTACGTATCGGTGAATCAGGTCGATTACGCTCAGTCAAGTCTTTGATCCTAGACTCGATCAGAGTAGCGATCTGACCTGAGTGCTGTGAGTATGAATACTCCATAGCCGGTAACACGAATAAAGGCAACTCATGGTTCCAGTCAGATAAGTCAAACACTAGGTTAAACTTACTGTCAGATACCCACTTGTACAGCTTACAGTAGTGTAAGAAGTCATGACTCATGATAGCCATCCTACCGTGCTGACTGATCTGCATCTACGTCCTATAGCGTGTACCACGTTCCTCTAACTCAGTACTATGCTATCTATGCTACTGATGCGTGTCAAGTCTAAGTCTTCTATCCTAGGCGCTATGTGTACATCAGTCAAATTACTGACTTCAGTCTGTGCTACTAGTAGTCTAGGCTTACTGTTCAGTGCCTCCTTCTTTAGATAGTAAGCATTATTCTTGCCTTTAGTAACGAAGAACTGCGATGTGACTTCATTTAGCAGGGAGTGGTTCTGCTTTAGAGCTCGCATCCAGATGCTTATTTGACAGCACTGATTGCGTGGTCTGCCTAGTGATAGAGGCTGCACAGTTATGACCTACATTAGTCTCGTGGTTGAAGTTATCAGCCATTTGACCGAAGCAGACTTTACATACGGCATGTGGATCAGCATCCCTGCAAGTCAGTACGCTCCTTATCAGGATAGTCTGACCGACTAGATCAGTATCGCTCACTTTGAGTATCTTTAACTGCTCACCGACTGGATTACCTTTATCGTCCGTAGTCAGGTAGTACTTACCTTCTAAGAAAGTAAGATCGCCTGGGTATACGTCATTACCCGTCTTTGTGGAGGTTTGACTATCCAGCGTACGTAGTTAGTACTGCCACAATCACCATCAGGATAATAGTGCTGCTGTTTAGTCTCTGGATCCTCTACAGATACGTCTTCGTAGTGGATGCGTTCTACTACCATAGCTAGCAGCTGTAAGCGTCTAGCAAAGTACTCAGCATCCTGTAATGGCGACTCAGCGAAGTAATGACTCTTTGCAGCCGAACGTGACTCTGCTGCAAAAGTCGTACAGACTCCGCATCCCTTGCGTATAACTACGCAGTACTGGATAGGTGAAGATGTGTCCATCTACCTCAGTAGGAAAGCCACGTGGGCCTACGCACTGCAGTACTTGGTTTTGGTTCACCATCTGTGAGCGGGTAGCACGAGCGAGGGCATTATCACCTAGATCTTCAGCTTTATTGAGCGAAGTGATCAAGGCTTGATAGGCTCTATCTATAGACTCCTGACTATCGTTGAGTCCTGCTAGTACAGGAGCTATCTCTGGATAGTCTATCACCTGCAGACAGTCGAGTATGTCTACCGATACTACGAAAGCTTCACCTCTATGACTGAGATCTACATAGAGCTCATTGACGATCTCGTACACCATCTTAACGAGAGGATCTCTTTGCTGCGGCGTCTTGAGCCGATAGCACTCTACTACGTCCCAAAACACACTACCGACTAGTTTGATATGCGTCTTAGCTGAGATCACCTGTCCGTTAAGGATCACATCTAAGTGATGGTGCGGTAAGATAGGCGTCTGCGGATACTCTCTATGCATCCGCCAGAAGTAAGAGCTATAGCCAGTCGCTCGATAGTTCGTACTAATCACAGTGCCGTCATCGAACTTAAGGTTAAAGTCACCTACCAGCAAGTCCCATAGCTCTGCCGTACTGTAATTGTAATAGATATCTAGCACTCAAGGTCTTTACAGTCATGCATCACCTCCCATAGGGGTCATTTTACCTGCAGGTCTATAGACCATACGCCAGCCACCACACATCGCTACATGACGTACTAGACTCAGCGGCTTAGATCCACCGAGCGGTATCTGCTGCCTATCTATAGCAACTGGTATATTAGTCGGTCTATCAGCAGTCAAAATATTCCACACTATGTGTCTATGCGTAGTAGGGCTAGTATTCCTATCCATCATCTCAGCTATGGCTTCCTTACCACAGTAGCTGACGAAGATCCTACCTTCAGACTCACCGATAGTACGTACTGGACTATTACGATGTGGAAACGCGTACTTCTGCGCTCTCGGTCACGGGTGATAAGATACCGAAGTGCTGTAGTGTACCTGCAAGCTACTGACGATAAAGCGTCCGTGATTTTATCTAGTAGCATCATGTACAAAGGCGCTATGCGTACGGGATACTGAGTCACTACTCTCTGACCACTATAACCTACATAGCTGACAGGGCCATAAGTAGGATTGTACTCCTGCTGTAGTCGTCTAGCGACATCAGCGATCTCATACTCATGATCCGTAGGGTAGAATATCAGCCCACCATTTTCCACCAGTCTAGCTAGATGGTCTAGCTTATCATCTATAGATAGTCCACTATAGTGCTGATATTGCAAAGGCGATACGGTCTGATAAAAGCCTAAGCGATAGCGATAGGCATTCTCTACCCTAGATGCATCAGTCTTATAGATCTCCTTAATAGCAGCTAAGGCACTCGCGTAAGGCTGCTTCTCTAAGCCTAGCATACTCCTGACTGTCTTAGTCACATCGCGCTCACACGGCACCGAAGAACATCTCATACAGTCGGCCTAAGTTCATACGACTGAAATGTCGTCTCTGCACCTACGACGATATCCGCTCGATTACCTGCTGCATCTACCGGCATGTTCTCAGGCTTCTCTATGTAACAAATCACACCTTTACCACCTTGACAACACGTCAGCTTATAGCCGATCGTAGGCTGTACCGTATACTCGATAGTAAACTCGACTCTATAGTCGTCGAGCGGTACTTTTCTATACACTAGGTTAAGCCTGCTATTAGTCTTACCGCAAGGTTTACCTAAGACGGCCATGGCTTCTACTAACAGTCTGTGGAGTTCAGGCTTGAGTACGATCTCAGCTTCACCATACTTCTTCCTACGTTCGCTACGTATATGCTCGTACGCATCCAATAGCTCACGGTAAAAGCGTTTCAGGGCACGAGTGTATTTATTCATACCGCTCATGACTCCTTCAGGCGTAGGGCTATTCTCAGCCTCATCGTGGTAGATCTTGATATCGACGATTTTGCCTGACTTGATCTCTATAGGCTGCCCATTCTTCTCACCCTGCATGACTGTACCTGGCCCTCTGACATAGATGGCGTCGTCGAAAATAAAATCAGGCGACATGCAGTCTGTGATACTCGTGAGTACCGGTCCTAGATCTTGATCATACCTACGCAGCATCGCTAAGATCCCATCTTCACGGATCAGCTGACCTATCTCTGGGAAAGGCTGGTAACGATTAGCATGGCCGTAGAGGTTTAAAGGAAAGGTACTTGTACCAAACTCCACGACGCGCTTCTCATACACCTTGAAACGTAAACGTGGCAACACATCTTCACTGATCAAGATGCCGTCCTCAGCTACAGCTGGATGGGACATCCCGGCTACGTTCAACTCTATACCGAACTTATAGCCGCCGTACTCACTGATAGAAGGACTATTAGCAAAGATGGTATCTTTCTCTATATAGTCAGTACCCGCTACTTTACTTAATCCAGGTAAAAGTCGTTTGAACTCAGGCGTCATCTTGTACTCAAAGCCAAAGTACTGATGAAATGACGCAGTGTCTAGGTATGACTAAGCAGCCTATCTCAGGCATACAGTTGACATTAGGATCTCTTATTACCTCTTCGTAGATCACTACAGTCTCTGGGTTCTCAGGGATGGCATCTATATCGATACCAGCAGGATAGCGGTCTATCACACGTAGCACTCGCATATCGCATGGTGCTTTCGTTGAATACGTAATCACCTAACCTGCACTCTACACCTGTCTGAAAGCGTTTCTCAGTACTGCCTTCTATGACAAGATTCTGTGAGATATGCGAACCATACATCACAGCACGACTAGCACTATTCGTACCAGTCGCAAAATTAGTTGCCTGAATACCTAATAATTCAGGATGTAGCTCACTGGGTTTATTGCTCATATCTACCTCTTATGACGTTAAGCCTTGATTAGCTCATTTTTAGTATATGTAACACAAACAGGTTCCATCATGCGCTTACATTCTTTAGCTGCCTCTACCGGTGAAACTACTTATTACACCGATGGTTATCGCTGGTTGATCGAGAGTCATTATAGTCAGTTTATCAAACAAGGCTATTTGACATGTGTACAACATAGACGGCCAGATGGCCGGTAAGTATCACGGTGATCTATACGGCTTACTCGATGCACTACGTATCCCTAAGCAGCATCATTGGTCGGTCTTGTTTTTCAATCGTTATCGCCATCCGGCTGATTACGATCAGTCTACTAGCATGTTGTTAATTCCAGATGCTAGTTATCTGGACATATTGCTGCAGAGTCTATAAGACGCGTAAACGTCTTATCTAGCTTTAAGAGCCCGAGTGAGACTCGAGCTCCTATGCCGTCTATCTACACTCCGTAGCTGGACGCCAGGAGGTATGGAGGTGGCGGGCTAGGATAGCCTTGAGCCCCGTATACTCCTGGTTGGGGATACGGGTCTGGGGCGGAGGATATCCAGGCTGCTGGATATCCTGCTTGCTGATAACCTGGCTGCGGTGGATAGCCGGGCTGGTGCAAATCCTTGCTGAGGATAGCCGGGAGGCATTTGTCCTTGAGGGTTATAAGGACCACCCGCATACGGTGGAGGCTGTGGCGGACCCCACTGTGGTGCGGCAGGTGCGAACGGATTCGCACCCATGGCTAACTGGCTGGCTTATTCCTCACTAGACTATTAAAGTCTAAGCCACGTGACGTATATTGCGAATCCGTTTGTACTGGTGGTGCACCAGGCATCGGTGGCGCCATCTGTGGCGGTGGTGCCGGTACCGGATGGCTCGGAGCCGCTGCGACTGGTGCAGGCTGTGGCGGTGGTGCAGCCGCTGCATCGTTACCGAGCTGCGGCGGTATCCGACGAATCAAAGGTAGCAAGCTATCCAGATTCTCAAACGCCTCTACCCAATCCGCACTGAAGCGCAACATATCCATCGTCACACCTGCTGCTTCATCGATCATGTAATCCTGATATTGCTCCATGATTGCATTGAACCGACTAGCTACATTCATAGCTGAATGCATCAGTGCTTCTAAGTACGGTGCTACTGGCTTATTACTACCGAAACTATATTGCTCAGGCATATCGATACCAGGCAATATGAATCGGTATAGCTCCCTTAGCGTCAAGCGATCCTTGTTACGTAGGTTGACACCGAACAGTGCGCCTTTATCTGCCTTGAGTTCTTCATACACCGGGAAGCTAGTCACACCCACCTCTAAAGTAACGCTGACCTTTATACGTACCACCGTAGCGCACGTAGATATCAGCGAAGGACTTCTTCTGGATGAAGACCTTTTGGATCAGCTCTGACCAATGTGCTTCCAGCATCGTGCTGTCAGCATCCTTAAGCACTACTAACAACTCCGTCTGATCCGGACTGAGTTGCTGATGCAGCTTAGGTGATGCTGGCCAGTCGCAATAAAGACTGAGCGATGATACCGAACGAGTAGTTCAGGCGGATGTTGATACATTTCCACCAAACATGACTACCAGTATCCGGCTCACCTTGGTTGAGGATATTCTCGCTGAGTGGGTGGAAGATTACCTTCTCCTTAAGGTTGCCACTGCGGAGTTGGGCATCCGTAGGTAAGACTACGGGTAAGCCCTTGACCATGGTGTAGCTGCTTGTCTTCGTTGACGAGCGCGTGGACCTGGCCTTGGTCATCTACCTTCTTACCGGCAAATGCCAGTATGTCGGTATAGATTTGCTGAATGTCCATGTTGACCTCATAGCAAGGATGCTTGCTAAACGTAAGGATTGATGGAGGGTGCACGCGCGGCACTGGCGAATACACTTTCGTTGACATTATTGACTAACTGCTCCATGTTCAGTACCAAGTTGTCAAACTGATACTGATTTTGCGCTACGATAGGTGCGAAACAGATTATCACAGAACGATGGAGCTACGTACTGGATGATCGGCTGACCCGCTAACGAGAGGTGATCCAAGTCTCACCGAAGATATCCGCCTGGATTTCTAAGCTGTATAACTCCTGACCATCCGTAGGTAAAGTCATGAATGATCTCACTCTCTAGCGCTACGGATAAACATGTCATAGTGCCTGAGTCAGGTCTAAACCTGTCAGAGAGTTAGCTGAGATGAGTACCGTGCTCATACGTCCACCGATGTCGTCATTAGTAGAGCGTAATGCGATCTTAGTGATCAGTAGCTCCATCATCAGAGCTGGTACCGCCTGGATGAGATGGCTGGCTACGACAGTCGCTCTATCGGCACCATTCCAATAACTAGTCATGCCAGTATGATGCTGGGTAGTCTGCTGGGCTTGACCCGGTATGATCAAGTTGACTCTTCCAGCTACACCTGGATCTAGTACTTCCAAGTCAGTGAAGCTGAACTGATAACCCGTAGGCTGATTCCTACGTTCACCTAACCAGCGTATGAACGGATTCTCACTGATAGGTGTCTCCATCACAGCTTGCTTAGACTTACTCAGAATATCCGCATCACTATTGCCAAACTCAGATAACTGCGAAGATGTGAAGAAGCCATCGATCACTTTACTAATGTAAGTACCAGGTAAGTTATTCGCTCGATTACTCCGCTGTGGATCTGCACGCAGTACAGTACGTGCATCGTGAAAACCATCACCAGCATAACTACCGTACGTCATCAGTCGCACCTCGCAGATAGTTAGATTGCATACCACTGAAGACGTCTTGCGGACGCATCAGGTGTGCATGTGTCTGCTGGGTGACTGAATGCCAAGTAGGATCGGCTACGACTTGGTAAGACTCGATCAAGCGATCCATCGTCGTATAACCCATAGGGCCATAGTTAGCGATCTGTTTGCCGATTACCATTACTGAGTTAATGATAAACTGCATCTGCGGATCGATGTGACCACCCATGCTAATCCCAGGGTAGTTAGTATAGCCTTGGAAGTAGTAGGTATTTTCGGTACCTAGACTGAACTGCACATTCACAATCAATACGAAGCGTATCCTACGCTCCTGCCAGCCATGCGGGATAGCGATTTCCCTACTAGCATCGACGGTAGCTGTGGGTGAGAGGATTTGACCAGCTACGCCTGAGAGTAGCTGACCAGTGATATGACCTGTACCAGCTTGATCGACACGATTGATGACGGTGTTGAGCATCTGGGCATCCAGATGGCTCTGGTAAGGTCTATGGTAAAGCGGGTTATAGGTACCAGACTCTACCATGATGAGTTGTTCCACCTGCATCTTAGTGACGCGGTGTCCGATTTCTGGTGCAAAAGGTATTTGTTGCATAGTTAGTACTCCTATTAGTACGGGTGAAATTACTAGCCGAACTGGCATCCGGTTATTTCCAGCTCTGACTACCGATCGTGATGACGAGATCGGCGATATCATTGCGGATGTTGTACGGGACTGAGAGTCGTTGTGTAGGGTTCGGGCCTACTACGTGCTCTACTAACTCATTGTCGGCAGTAAGCTTCCAGCTATACATAGACAGATTCTCGACTACAGGCATCGATGCTACGGATAGCCATGTTCACTGGCTTTTGTCCGCTACGTCGACTACCCGTATTCTTCATATACGGGTATAGCTCATCAAGACGATTCCTACGTTCCTTAGTCAACTGTGCACGTGAGTCCATACCGGATACTCTTAGCTCGTCACTAGAGATATCAGCATAACACGTAGACAGCAAAGCTAAGAAGTGAAAACCTCTAGCCCAGAGTACTGCTTGCATGACACCCATGAGGTTGACGATACTAGGCTTACTGAGATAGAGTATGCCTTGCGGAGAGATGGCTGGTTTCATGACCCAGCGGAGTAGAGTGACTTGCGGATCCCTGAGAGCGATGCTGTTGAGCACTTGTGCACTAGACACACTACGTTCCAGTAACTCAGGTGTCATAGCCTGACTCAGTCTAAATGCTACTGCTGCTAGATTAGAGACGCTATACTCTAAAATCGTCACATCACCTATCGAGATGTTGTGCTTGATTTTATACCGCTCCAGTACGGAATGCTTTTCCGAAGGGTCCGTACCGCCGTCATCGTAGTCCTTATCCTTAATCGGCATATCACTACCAGACTCTGGTGGCTTGATCTTCTGCGTGACGAACTTCCAGACGCTAGTCACTAGGTTAGCTTCAGGTACATTACCTATACCCGTCAAGTCACCTATGCAAAGACGTCTTACGAACACCATCGCGAGCATCCAGTCAGGAAAGTCTTCCGAGCTAATGCCGTCGATGATGTTATCCTTGTTCTGGTTATCATCGCCTATGGCTAAGTCTATATAGAGCTTCAGCTTTTCATACGGCTCAGAATGCAGTACGTTCGCTTTAGAACATAAACGAAATGCTCTATGTTCCTTAAAGCGTGTACCAGTGTCTTGCCTAGACAGCGTGATGAACTCACCCCACACTGGGATCATAGGGCGGAAGATGATCGCTAAGCAAACTAGGCCGATATACTCACCTCTAGTATACGTCTGCTCGCGACTAGTCTTCTTATTCTCAGCAGGCTTATACTCATCAGCAAAACTAGCTGGGATGACGATATTGCTGACAAAGACGACCCAATGCCGGATCCGCTCATAGTCGTGGAAGTTAAGTAACTCTGCGACTGTGTTATTAAGGTCTTGCAGATAAACTAAAGCTTCGTAGTCTATACTGAGCTGATCGTAGATTCGCTTATACAGACTAAAAATGTAATCCTGCTCTTGTAGACTAAGTCCTGCCCAGAACTGATTGATCTGAGCGAATACGTCTACGTCTTGGAAAAGGCTTAGTAGTGAAACTACTGATCCTAAACTCTAACTTGCCGTCACCATGCGAGACGAGTATCGCAGGTTTACTCGTCGGTGATAGCAGGTTGATGATTTCTGCTTTCATGTATCTACCTCTTGCTGTATGACTGATGTCACTTCTTGTATAGCTGCATTGCCAGCTTTAGATTATCATGGTCTTTAGGCAGACCACGCCGCCGTACCATCATCCGGTACCAAGATACTAGCGCTTCAGGTGTATCTACTTTTACACCGTCGATGACTTGGGTAGGCTGCTTTATTTTACCTTTGACCTCTGCAAAGAGCACAGGGTCGTAAAAGAGCTCACACCAGTCACCGATTTGTAAGCGTGGTTCGTTATTGAGCTCGGAGCTACTTAAACGAAGTCTACGATTACGTGCTATCATTTCCAAAGCTTCCTTGCTATCCACCATGCCGTCCACATCACCGGCAGTCTCCTTAGCACCGTAGATCGCTAAGGCAGATCCTGCTGATACGGCTATATGCTTGAGCTCATCTTCATTGAACTCTTTACGCATACGTGTAAGTATTTGCTCACCCGTCATAGGTTGGGCTGCTGCTAGCATCTCTAACGAGAGATTAAACCAGCTCTTTCTTTGGAAAAACATGCTAAGTCTCCTAAGTGTCGACCGACCACGTAGAGCAGTCGGTCGAGTCAGTCCGATACGACATCGCTTCGATACCTACAAGAGTAGGCTCATTATTAGTATATGTCGTCATATTTGGCTGGACGTGCGCATACTTAGGTTAAAACGGCACATCGTCATCGAACATCAAGCCACCTTCTTTACTCGGTGCATCTGAATCAAAGCCACTGGCTTTACGGGCAGGTGGTTGATTCGCAGGAGTATTGTTTTGACCACGTGATACAGGTGGTGGTGGGTTCAGCAAATAGTTCGCTAACAGATGTCCGTAGACTTGACGCAGCAGATTCAGATGCGCCATAGCGGCTAAGCGTGATCCTTCTGCTTCAGTAATGACGCTGCCATCATTGTGATAGATTTTGTGCCATTCCGAGACTTGGAACGTAAACTTGATCTTCGGTCTATTCTCAGCCGTCACACTCAGCCAGATCAGCTGGTTAGCATCTTTACCTATCCATACTTGCGAGTTCAGGATACGATCACCCGTAGGCTTATTATCCTCATACCGCGTCGTATAGCAATCTATCGCTTGTTTGATTTCATCCTTAGTACGGATGACGCTTTCAAACACTGTCAGAAAGATGTCAAACATCTCAGGCGACAGTCCTGCATAAATGATGCCTCTACCGATCGTATCGTTAGGGTCATTAGTAAAGACCGTGATACGCGGATTACCATCTCTAAAGCCGAATGAGAGCTTAGAGCGTACATTCTGCATACCAGGTGCAGGTGTGAACATCTGCAATCTTACAAAGTCTAAGATCTTAGTCGGGCCAGAGATCGCGTGGGGTCGTGTCAGTCATGATACTGCTCCTATTAAAAGGTCGTGGTAGAGTATGACCACCGCCATACGAGCGATGATCATACAGTATGATCCCGGCATATTTTTTGCTGGAATCCTCTATGCCGCCTTAAAAAGACGGCTTAAAAAGTCTTTATCAGGAAAGTCTAAGTCTAAGTGCATCCTTACCGTCATCCACTGCGTCATAGGCGTCCACTGCCTGTTCCTAGAGATCTCTAAGATCAGTCGTCTCAGACTCGGTGCGGTAGGGCGTATCAGAGTGTGATCACCGAAGACATAAAGCAGCGGTCGATAAAACGGTAAGGTCTGCATAGGCTCTTTACTGAGCTCATAATACTTAGTGTACCGCATAGACTCCCTAGGCTTAAACTTACCCGTATGTGACTCTAATAGTACTAAGCGATCGAACTTAGTATGCTGAGTCAGATCCATAGGCACATGCGTGATGATTAAGCTCTTAGTCCGCTTATCAGGGACGACTGCATCCTTGACAGCTAGGTATTCCTTATTAGAGTTCTGCTTAATCAGCTTAGCTAGCACAGTATGCCATCGATTACTGAAGAATAACTGATCGGGCGTATGCTCTACTCTAGTATCGACGATATTTTGCTTCTGGTGTATAGCTAGTATCGGATACTCGGCATAATAGAAATACGGCGTACATACGCCTTTACCTTCTTGCTCAAAGATAGAGCTGATGACATCCAGCTCATGTTCTAAAGCTTCGAGTAAGTCACGCTCAGAGGCTGCTTTAAATTGCTCCTTAGTAATCGCTCCTACTAAGTTACGAAATATCGTAGCTAGATTGATCCAACATGTTTGAAACTGCTTGATATCACCTTTTTCAGGGATAGTGCGTTCAGGATCATACGGTGGTAAGCGGGGTTCAAATAGGCTTTCTAACGCTAACGATGTACCGATCGCGATCGGAAAGCCACCGATCGTACGGTCTGCTAGACTCATGGTAAAGACCTCCTGCGCATAAGGGCTGGATCGCTCCAGCCCTCTCTGCATTGATTTAAATGACGACTCGTAATCAAGCGCTCCAGCATTTGCTTTTGCAGGTCGGTGCACTCGTGACGAGTATGGACTCTATTAAGGAGTAGGCCGGGTAGATTCTCAGCAGTCAAAGTGACGCCTTGGTAGCGATCTAATAATTTACCGCTACTAATAGTCTCTTCTACTTCTTCATCGACTACCAGCTTACTCCAGTTTAAGAAAGGAAACTGCTGACGTATGCTGTCGAATGCTAAGATAGCCGGATGATCGCGTTTAGCTTTGATCCGTATATAGCTATCTTTAGGTAACTTCCTGACCTTTTACGCTCTAGGTACTTAGCACTCTCCTCTACAGTCATCAGCTTTAAAGGGTATAGTCAGAAACACTTTAGCTCTCGTGTTTTCTCTAAACCGCCAGTCATACTTACCGTCAGGATAGAGTGTACACTCGATACCACCTTTGGCTTCTTCTTCACCGTGAGCTAATCTGTCGAAATGATCCTTGCGCTAAGATGCGCTCGTAGTGACTGTGATTATGCACATGTCCTATACTGATGACATAGCGGACTATCTTTAAATAGTCATGCTCATTATGCACACTCGCCATCATCTGCTGTATAGGTAGCTGGTACTGAAACATCCCGTGCATGACTGCGATATCGACCTGAGCTAGACCTTGCCCCGCTAAAGCAGCTAATGCTAGTTCATACGTCTTACTAGCTTGATCTGTCCATTCATCCGGAATATACAGGATGCTCATATCCCAGTCCGACATGACTTCTACATGCAGCGTATTGATATACTGCATATCGACACCACAGCGCATCGCTTTAGCTACGGTATCGAAGATGACGGATTGTCCCCAATCATGCCTAGGTGTACCTTCGAGTATCCTGAGACGGATATTAGCTTGACTACATAGCTCTAATAACCAAGCTACCCAGACACATGCTTCATGCACGTCAGGAGACTGAAACTCTAGTAAGCGATCAAACACATCACCACCGAGTACTAATAAGTCTAACGGCTTTTCTTTCCTATAGACGGCTAAGTACTCTTGTAGATTTAAGACTATATCCGCCGTGCTATTCCTTCTGTGAAACAAGTGGATATCGCTGATGAATAAACAATGTCTGGGCTGGTGCATGATCAGCCGACTTCTTCGTCGTAGTCTATGGTTTCGACATTATTAACGCTAGTGACGACATCATTCTGCACAGTCTGAGTCTGCTTACCGTACTTAACCATAATCTCAGCCCAGCGACGTTTATATTCTTCAGGGAGTTGAGCATCTTTAAGCATGACATCCGCTTTATCAGCATAAGCGGCTTCTAAATAGCGTTCACCTTGAATAGGTATATTCTGCCTATGCATAGCTGCATGCTCGAATACATCTTTCATAGGCATGCCGTTCGGACGCGTCTGTACATCTAAGTACATCGTCGACATCAGTGGCGGTACGCGAAACAATTCCTTTTGCGTCACGTCATCTATGACTCTGACTTCAGCAGCAGGAGTACCGGCGATAGCGACCCAGGTACCGACTACACTCGTATCGGCTAAAGAGACCTCACCAGCAAAGTAAGGCAGGAAGTATTCTCTAAAGACGCTCTCAGGGATACGGCCTAAGACTTGGTCATTATCTACACAAAGCGCATTGAAGACTTTATCTGCGTCCTTAGACATCTGGGCCATGAGTTGGTTATACATACGGGCTTCTAAGGATTCAGACAGTTGTTCTGCAGCAGTAGGGGTTTGGCTCATGATGGTATTCTCTTTATTGGTAAGGGCTATTAGGTACCAGTATTGACAGGCGTACTAGGTGCCTGTATTATTAATCGACGCTACTCTACTAAAGACGCCATTACGTTCTCGTAAGAGTTCATTCAGCGTATGGACTATACCGGTCTCAGGATCTTTGAAGGCAATGTAGATGACGATCTCGGCAGCACTACTATCGGCTGGAGTATTATCGGCGACATCAGCGACGACATCTTCGAAGTAACGACCGAAGTAAAGCTGTAATGCTTGTCTTAGTTGTAAGACAGTTTGCATCATATCGCCTTGCGTAGCTTGGATGATCCAAGCCATGCTTGAAACATTGCCGACGTATAGTTGGGTCTGGCTGTAATCGGATAAAAAAAAGTGGGCCATTAAGTAGTCCGCTTTTTGCTTGGCATCCGTAACCCAAGCATCCTCGGACAGCGCAGGCACTCTCCGAGGATCAGTTAACTCAGTAGCCATGGCTACTCTCCTATGGATAGAAAAAGACTATACCATAGTGAGCAGCCATTGCTTTTTACCTTACTGCATCATAGCGTACCACCACTAAGGTTACTGAGAGTATCGCTTACGCGTCCTTCCTTTATATTGCATTACAGCGTACCGCCACTAGGGTTGGAAGGATCCTCCCCGGCATCTATCGCCATCCTGATGATGTCCCAAGTACGCACGATGTCTAATCGCTCAAACGTATCTAGTTCTCTGTCACCGGGTAAGAGATCTTCAGCATACTGACGACTGTACCAGCTAGGTTGTCCATCTACTTCATCCATTACGACTACGCCATCCATGACTCTACGCCAGTTATAATCCGCCTCAGCTATCTGACCAGGACTAAAGTCAGTCGTGTACAACTCACCATAGCCGTGACAGCGTTGTTGGATATGTAGCTCTCTTAGATCAGGTTGCGACATATTCCACCGCATCATCAGAGGCGGTGCGGCTTGCAGCTGCTCTAAAGTCTCTAAGTACACGATTTTATTCGGTGCAAATAAAGACTTAGCTGAGCGGACACGGCTCGTGCGAGTTGCGCTGCTTCACTGTTATAGATCTGTTCATAGACGCTACGTGAAGCCGCCATAAAGGCACGACCACTATCAGTCAAGGTCGCATTGACGCGATCGAGTTGAGACTCGATATATTGCTGGTTGATCGGATTCTCTTTGACGGTATAGGAGAGCATCGAACGCGCCATTACCGCCATAGACCACATTCGCGATAGCCATATTACCACTCCGCGTATACGGGTACGCGCCCTTCTTGCAGGCATCTTTAATTTCTCAGCTGGTGTCAGATCTTGCTGCTTATGCTCTAACGCTTTCGTCGGTATCGTTTTTACCGTAGGTGTCGGCGATAGGATTTTATCCACTTTAGCCAACTGGTCTTTCTTGGTCGGATCTATCATTATCGTTTACCCTCTTTTGTATAGATAGTAGCGTTTTAGACAGGCAGGACATCGCTCCTTATTAATAGTAATAGGTTTTGCTGGACGTCGACTTTAAATGCCTGATGCTCTATCGGTAAGTAGGAAAAGTCCGGTGGCGTTAAAGGTGAGCGATGCTGCATACCGCGTATCAACATCTCTTCAGCTAAAGCGTCGTGTCGTGTAACATAACTCATAGGTTCGATTGCATTGCCAGCGATACGTCCGTTTATACGGACTTTACGTTGCCAGCTAGGCAGGAACTTATGCAGTTCACCATGTTCACCGAGCAAATGCTGATTGCATAAATAGCTCGGTGGTACCATCCACATCCTCATGCGTCAGGCAGTGCATTAAAGCGTGCTATCTGCTCTGCCGTAAACTCATACCCTCTACGACTCGCTATGAAGTTCGAGATCGTGGCGACTACTGGCTTCGGTAAAGCGATACTACCTGAAACTTCACGTGGTCTAGTCAGCTCGAACACATTCTTATGCGGAGCTAGACCATACCATCGTTCTGCCATGTAGTGGTCTATAGCTAGACTCACGTTCATCTCGTCACCGTCAAAATCAGCATTAGGTGCCTTAGTGATCAAGATAGATATACTGATGGTATTATCATGCACATCGGTCTTGAACTTAGTAATGAACACTCTTTGTGCAGAACCTGCTAGCAGTGATGGATTACGCTGGATGATGCAGACGATACGACGATCAGGCGATTCATACAACAGTTCATTCAGTAGCTTGTCTAGCAAGGGATGATACTTGTAGACGTGTCCATAGAGCATACCTATCGCATCATTCTGAGCGATACCCATCTTCATCAGCTTATTCAGTAGATGTGGCTGAAATGCCGTAATGCCGACTGACCATGGCACATGGATCTCATCATAGGCATGATCATTCGTCAAAGATGAAATCACTGCTCTGAATGAGAAGTGCGACCTAGTACCGAATACATGCTTACGGGAATATACCTGGCTTCTTAGACAAAGATGTCTTATAGAAGTTAAAGTAAAAGTCCGACAGCTTAGAGAGAGCCTTTACCGTCCTACGTTCCTTAGTCTTGACTGAGTAGTCTGAGAATGGGCTATCTATACCAGCGATCATCATGATCGCATCGATAGCTCCTACGTGGATAGGGTCTATCCATCTACCTGTACAGTTCTGCTCTAGGATCAGTAGTGATTTATTCGGCAGCGGGATGTAGTGGCTGAATATACGCTCAGGAAAATCCTGCAGTAAGTGATACAAGTAATCAGTTTTGACTTGGCGCTTCTTCTTAAACTCCTTGTGATTAAACAAGATAGCCATGATGTCGTTGAAGTGGTCTATGAAGTAATTATAGCCACGCTCTACGCCCATCTCAGCTAGCTCATTGATTATCACTGGCTGTTTTACATTCGGTCTATATGGTGCTGTCGCAGATCCACTGAATGATACTGAAGCCAGACTTAACGAAACGCTGATCTAGCATGTACCAGATAGTAGGATTGATCAAAGCTCTGACCCCTTCCGGTGCTCTGAACCAGACTAAAGGCTCGATATCTTCATTAACGATCGAGCGCACTGGCTTATGACAGTATTCGCACTCCACCTCGATGGCAAACTCACCTTTAGTCCTACCGCAATGACAAGACGGCAAGATAGAAATCATGTCAGTAGTATAGCGAGACATGATTAGGTTGCGGATATAGTCACGACTATCCTCGAACACATTGCCTAGGTCATTGATGATGATAGGCGGAGATCTTAGCTGGGTGACTAGTTCGTTTAAATCTACTAACTCTTGATAGACGGGCATTGTATACCTCTAGTGTTGTAATGACATAGATACTATATGTGGTTTTATACGCATCCACATACAGTGTGTGGTACTACTAAAAAAGTACGGCATAAAGCCGGGAGAGCCCGATGAGGCTCTCCCGGCTATGCTCGTCCTTACTCCTTAGTACCGGCTATATCCACTATAGTACCCACGATTCGTAGTCTGGTAACCGAGGTTATGAGACAAGAAGGATTGTCCTGCACCCATGCCCGGTGCCAGCAGACCCTGACCGACGAAGTCAGCCACACCACGCTGCTGATTAAAGTCAGCAGTAGCAGGTGCTTGGATGTTGCAGACCAGACCAGCGTCTACACATCCTCGCACCAAGGCATCCATAAAGTCCTTGCTGAAGGTCACACGCTGAGCGAAACCCAGTGTAGATCGCATTGTTATGCGTCAGACCATCGATCAAAGCTTTACGATCAGCCAGTCTGATTTCCAGCGGTACATCCTTGCGTAAGAATGTATCCGACCAAGCTCTGATGCGAGTAGGATCTTTATCGCCGATGAAGTTAGCGACAGCGAGGTAATCGATAGCCCGGATGTCACGCTTCATACCGTTCTTATCCATGTAGTAGCCCAAATGGACCCTATTGAACGGATTGATAAAGACTGGCTTATCCGCCGTGAAGTAACGGCTGAAGTTGCCATTGGTCAGATCGTTAGCTGCACGCAGCAGCAGATCCAGCGCATGCTTATTACCGACCGAAGCTTCCTTGAATATGCTGAGATACCAGGTCTGGGATGCGCATTCCGGTACGTCCATCGAGATCAGCAGTTCCGGTCTATACAGACTAGAGATCAGCTGACCCAACTGTTGCAACTGGAAGCTATCCGACTTAGTGTCGATCCGCTGACCGAAGCCAGATTGGTTATTCTCCAGAGTTGGCATCAATATTCAACGCACCGATGTCGTGCAAATCTACACCTTCCGTGTTCGGCGTCATTCTAAACGCCTGTACCCAGTTATTATCGTCACGAATGGCGATAGATGTAGCCAACCATAACAAAGTCATAGCTGGGGTATAACCGTAGTAGCTGATAATATCAGTCACTACTAAGTTAGCTACATACCGTTGTGTCGGCATGGCGTACTGCTGCGGTTGATAGAAGTTGTACGCGGTCACTGGTGCAACTGGTGCATACAACGTATCGATGAAACCAGACAGTACTGAGATACGTGCTTCCCGCGATCCCATGTTCATCTGGTTAGCTGCTTGCTGCGCCTGATCCTGACGCATCTTTGAGCTAAATGCTACCAATACGTCTGAACGTATCGGCTCACCGACTACACCAGTCAGATCCTGGCGTGCGAACTGTACGGTGCATGTGAGGTCTGCACCTTTATCCGCCATACCCAGGTTAAAGTCCTGAAAGCCAGGCTTACGTACTTCAATTTCCATATTAGAAGCGGTAGTGGCATTCAGGGCCAAGTTTTTGACACCGGCTTTATCCTCAGGGTTAAAGGAAGCTGGTACAACGCAGCCATCGGTCATGATCAATGTACCGACAGGGTATTGTTGCCGGACGCGTTCTTTGACACGCTTAAGCAGTTCATCATTCATGGCGTCGCCAGTGACGCGCATGATTTCTACCTGATTCCTACCAGGCATGGACTGCCAGATAGGTGCCGGTTTTTCACCAGTCGCTTCGATGATGAGGGTGTGATAGCCTATACCCAGATCACCGAAAGTCTTACTACGCACACATACTACTAAGCAAGAGTAGTTCAGCGCAGTGTATACTGTGTTGTCCACAGCCAAGATAGCTATTTCACTATCCTTCATCTGTGGATCTTTGCAAGCCTCTACTAAAGCTTGTTCCAGTTTGTTGAGGTACTCAGACCCCATGCCCGGTGCGATCGGTGCACCGAACAATGCAGCACCGTGGAAGCTCCACATCGGCATTTGTTGTCTGGGTGGTTCAGGCTGCTGCGATGCCATCTGTGGCTGTTGAAAGCCAGTAGGTGCATTGGCGGCAGGGGTAGGGCGGATGTTTTCGTCTTTAATGGCCATGTGTGTACTCCTATTTAGTACGGGTGATTTTCAGAATGTATGTCCTTCGCATGCATGCAGATAGGTCGCCTCCCGCGCCTATTTGAACCCATTCTGAGTGTAGGTTCATAATTAGTATATGAGTCCAAAATGTGCTCGAATCGTCATATCGACGACATACTGCAGCATAGACCTAGTCCGTCATAACGGTCTAAAGCACTATGGCTTTAGACGCTCTATGTCATGCAGACATAAGATACAGTCTAGCTAGACCAGACTGCTACTAAGACGCGATGTCTGGAGCGAATGATCTTCCACCGTCCATTGGCACCTTACCGCTAGGGTGAGGTGGAAGAGTCCGTATGACGATTCTCTCCAAATAATCATACTGCTTACGTATTTTTTCTGGTATGGCATCCTCTCAGCCTCGATTATCGTTTGACTACTCCATCATCCTAAGTACCATTATGCAAAGGCATCACCATGTTGGATCTTTTCTCTCTACCTCCGTCGCTGAGGTCACGATCCCTAGCGACCCTTTGTTCAGCTACTTACGTGCGTCGTATAAGCGTGAGATCGCCGACATAGTCAACTACTACCAACAGAGGGTGTATGCCGTACGTAACAATCATCTATTAGCTAGAATCCTGACATCGCTGAGTATCCCGACGCAATATGAAGCTATGCAGTATGCTAGTGTCGCTGAGACACGAGCAGCTTATATCGCTAATAGTTTTCGCATGACTAGCGAGTTGACTGCCGGACATGCTTTTGACGGTGTGTTTTATGGACCTGGTAGTCCTGAGGTATTACTGCATAGGGATTGCTACTTCGACCCTATCCATGCGAGTAAGCATTGGCGGCATATCTCAGCTATTCAAGTGCATAGACATCCGCAATCCCATCTAGGCTTATTATTAGCTAACGGTAAAGAGACCTGTAGTGAAAGTGGCATAGGGGTCATTAGCGTTAATATCGGATTGCTAGCTATGCAGTATCGTGGCTTTATATTAGAGCAATACCGTAAGCTGCAGAACCATAGTGAAAGCTTACTCGGTATCAATCACTTCATTCACATGAATGTATTACCGCCGATACTGTATCGACATATGGACTATGTGTTAATGAACCGAATGATGAACTTGTTCTACGGAGCGCCTATGGGTCAGGCGTATCTAAAGCATCCTTTTCTACTGTACGACTATCAGCAAAAGCTAGATAAGTCTTTAGGCTTTTATCTGAAGCATATACAGGACAAGAGTATGCGTTATGAAGATATGCTATTAGGAATACCAGCTATCTTTGCTAATACCCAATATGAAGCCTTACAGTTACCTGACTATGCACCGACACGCCAAGTCCAATGGAGTCTCTTACTCGCTAGACTACCAGTGATCCAGTTTCTGATCGACGTAGGTGGCGATAAAGGCAAACGACGTAATAGTACTCAGCTCAATAACCTCAATCGCCATATCACTAGGTTACTTAGAGATAACAGCATAATGCAAGGTCTAAACCCTAGCCTTAGCATAGACTACCAGATCCAGCTAGAAGCATTACAGAGATCATTACAGTAGCACTCACCTCAGTGAGAAAAGATCTTTAATAAAGGATAGCTAGCGATGACATAGTTACCGCTACTGACCAGCTGATGCTTCATGTGTGATGTATAGGCTATAGGTGCTAGACGCATACCGTCGTACAAGATGCCAGGTCGTACATCGTTTTGTATTAAGTAGTCTTCTATAGCCTGCATATCCTTAGTGGTCTGTAGCTCCATCACAGCGTGCTTGATCGTCAGGTCTACAGACTCATTGAGCAGAAAGACGAGATCTGTGTACGAGATCTCATAGCGCCTTAGATGCTCTAAAAACTCAAAAGACTCATTACGCTCCTGCTCAGTATACGTGCCATGTATATGCGGGAGTACTTGCTCCTTTACCTCTTTTACTTCTTGCTCATTTACCTGCTCCTGTGAGGATGCCATGTCAGCATTAGCGACTGCATTACGTGAGATCCACTTTTCGATCCCACCCCAAATCTTAGCTTTAACTTTCGAGCCACCGTCACATACATGGCGGACAGCACCCATTAGCTTAGATGAACACATTTTAACTAAAGTCATACGGCCTCGTGTGATGAGTGATTGCAATTTAATAGGCGGTGCTTATAGCCTAGTCTCGTTAGAAGGGCTTAACCCTACGTATGTCGATACGTATAGCATGGTCTATGAGATACCTGGTGAGCGTACTCAGTTTAGAGACATAGTCTCAGTGCTCTCTATAGGCTATCTGCCTTACGCTGGTGCCTATAATGACATGAATCCAGGTATAGGCATGGTAGCACCTCAAAGCATGAATGCACTGACTGGAGCTATCCAGCGAGTCGGTGATAGTGTCGGTGGTATCCCACCTATCTCGAATGCTTATGTAGAACTCGTAGGACCTAGAGCCGTCTTACTCAGAGATCAAGCTCGTGTCACGTCCTCGTACATATTACGCTGTATGTTAGCGAACGATGAGCAGCTGAATAACTTAAACCCTAGATACTGGATAGCATTCGGTAAACTTTGCATACTGGCAGTACAAGCCTACATTTATAATGAGCTCTATATCAAAATAGATCAAGGCTTCTTAGTCGGTGGTCAGGAGTTAGGGGCTGTCAAGGAATATGTTAGTAACCTCAGTGAAGCTAACCTTAACTACCAGACCTATCTGTTAGAGAAGTGGCAAGCTTCAGCGTTCATGAACGACACTAATGCGTATGATCGCTTTATTAAGTTACAGTTAAATAGTGCAGTATAGTGCATAGAGCGTGCGTAGGGTATCTAGCCCTACGCACGCTATGCCGTCTTAATAACCCAGCTCCGATAAAGTCCAGCCTTTCTTACAATAAAAGCCTAGACTCTCTAGTACTAAGCGATACCCATTCGTCAACTCCAGCACGACACGCTTCGTATCCAGTATAGACTTAATCTCTACTGGTAAGCCGTGTGTCTGGATATAGTCTAAAGGTAAGAGAAACATCCCTATCGCTCCTTTATTATGCTTAGCGATCCAATCCCGCATACGCTGTGCAAAGTCTTTATCCTCCATAGTCTCTAACCAGCGTTTAATATCCGTCTTGTTCTCTAGCGTAGTAGGTATCTTAATCGAGGCATAAGGTGGTGCTGCGATAGGTCCGTACTTAGGCTCGAATACGAAGTTCCACAATAAGTAATGCTGGTACGGCGACTGTGTCGGCGGTAGTGTATAGCCTGCACTATCCTTAATCATCATACTGCGATAGAACTCTTCTTCACCATTGAGTAAAGACTGAGTAATAAAGCGTTCCATATCAGCTATCCGTGTCAACGTCTTACGGATAGAGATCTTCTGCCCAGAGGCTGCTGCATCGAGTATACCGTACATCATACCGTGTAGATCTTTAATGAGTCTAAGAGGACTAGCGCTACTGATGAGATGCACACCTTTTTTCTCATACTCAGGTACAGCAAAGACATTACCTTCCTGATAGATAGTCCTAGCTGCGTAATGTTTAGCGACATTTGTCAGTAGGAAAGCATCCCAGATAAACTCACCTTTGACTGCTAGCGTATGCATGTACTCTTCAGGAGTATTGATATTCGCTGAAAAGATCGCTAAGATATGTGCCATAGTCTGCGTCGTCAGATATGCGACGGCTGATCCTACTGCTAAGGCATTCGCATCTATGACTAAATGACCCTGATACCACTCTACCCATTTATCGACAGCAAAGCATGAGCTATCTGTATCACTCAAAGGTACTACGCGTCTTAGCATGTGTGGGATCTGAGCGATAGATGCTGGGATATTCTCAGTCAGGAATAGAGCTTCGAGTAAGTCTTTATACTCAGCGACTACGGCATGGATATGCTCAGCTGTACCGACTATAGTAGTGAGTACGCCAGCCTCATGCATCTTATCGTAGTTTTTACCCATGCCTTTAATGAGGTCAGAGCAGACTTGATGTGCTAGGAGTAAGATGTCTTCGTTGAAATCAGCTATCTTACTCTTAGGATCAGGATCAGTAGAGACGACTCTAGTGCTTAACTTAAGTAGTAGCTCTTTAACGACCTCTGGGTTAAAGACTCTTAAGTGATAAAAGTCACCTGTATAGACGAATGCAGCTCTCTGGATAGCAGTGAGTTTACTGACATAATCAGCGATCTGCTGAAAGTACTGAGCGTCTTTCCAGTATAGATCAGTAGAGTACTGGATCACACTCAAAGTAAACGCTACACTCGGATAGACTAAGCCATACTTATCCATCACGGCTTGGAGTGCCGGATAGTCGGTATGTGTAGTAGTAGAGATGAGGTTATTCATCACTGTATCAGGCGACCAGTAATGACGATTACCGGCTAGCATACGCTCGTTCGTCGCATTACAGAGTGATACTACCGTACGGGTAATGGAAGTGAGTGTGCTATGTGCAGTAGGGTTATGCAGAATAGTACCTTCAGTACCAAACGCACCAGACAAGGCATTATTGTAAATCTTCTTTTTGCTCTGTACGTTTTCTTGATACGTGTGTTCAGCGAGATTACCTTCAGCTTTGGCTTGATGGGATTTCTTCTTAGCAGCAGATCGTAGCTTCTTATTCTTCTCTACGAAACTAGTATAGACTGATCTTTTCTTAGACGGATGTAAGTACGTCGTAAAGCTAGGTGTCAAGATATCGCCTGACTGCACAGTGTGACGGATATACTGGCTGAGTCTAGTCTCTATGACTTCCGTATCACCATTATCACCACGAGCATAATGACGTACGGTAGGGTCTATGACTTTATCAGGAGGTTGTTGCTTCAGTATTTCTAAGGTACGTGTCTTACATAGCTCGATAGGATCACCTGTCATAGTAGCTAAGTAATGCGCCATCTGCTCTACATACTGAGCGATAGGATCTATCTGACGCTTATAACTACTAGTCGGTTTAAGAAACGGATTATTAGCCATTTAGTCACCTTTATAACTTAAGATAGCGTACTTACGCGGTATGTAGAAGAATAGATGCAGGAGCATCTTAGCTACATAGTCACCGAACTCAAAACACCAGATCGGTAAGTCATTATGCTTAAACTCAGTACGGAGTTGTTGACTGTTTTGTTCATAAGCTAAATACATGATCGTCTTAATCGCATTCAGCATATCGCGCTTACTGAATTGATGGCTGTAGTACTTAAGTACGATCTTATCTAGCAAATTATCTAACTGCATACTACGAAAATAACTATTGTTGATTTTATCAGCTACCAGCTCTACTCCATTCTTACGTACTAATCCACGGTAGAGGTTAAACTGCAAGAGTAGAGTAGCGTAATGCACCTTGATTCAGCATACGCTCTAAGTCTTCGAGGATATAGACCTGATCGGTCTTAGTGCAGTAATAGATACCACCATTCGCTTTGACGACAGCGTAGATCGCATCTGGATACTTAATGAGTGACGAAGGGTTCTATTTGCAAATAGTCGATGCAGGCGGCGATAGTCATGATGGTAACTCCATAATGGTAAAGGTCTCATAGTGAGATACCAGAGCCTGATTAATTATCTGTGCTGAGAAAAAAAATAGAGCATAAGAGAGGGAGAGCCATCTGGCTCTCCCTCTATGCCGATTATGCGAAGATACGCCGCCATCCTTTCTTCGGTTTAATTAACTGCTCCCTCGCATACCGAGGGAGATATTGCACCTGCGGCCAGATGCAATTCGGATGGAGTACTTTGCAATACTCCCCTGTAGCTAACTCCACCCCCTCTTCGTAGTACATCCTTGAAAGATTCTCTACCGTGCGTCCTTTCATGGTGATGGGGATAGCCTCCTCAGCATACCAACCACTATTAGTGGCTCTAATCCCACGCAACCACGTGAGGTTTTCTTGTCCGTCCTTGATGCGGGCCACGCCCATCCCTCTCCACTCCCCATTAGGGAGGCGGTACAGTCCGATGAAGAGAAACCTGCCTCTTGGGCACAAAGCCCTTTGGATCGTATCTGACGCCCAAGTATACCTTCGTATACCTGACCCATACACTCTAACAGTTCTTGCTTGTTCATAATACCTCCTACGGGCAATGTGCTAGATAGTCTGAACTTTCTACCTAGCTTTATTAATAAAAATTATTGAGCGCGTTTGCTCATTATTACTATATGGGTTTATAAAAAAATACAATCGGCATAATAGCCAGGTGTTACCCTGGCCTACTTTTAGCTTTAAAAAGAACCGCTTTAACATCGTGTAAATGCTAAAGCGGCCAAAGTCATCACAAGAGGAGATTGCAACCGTGAATCAAGCTGTCACCATCTGGTACTCAGGTAAAGTAAAGAAATACCGGCAGGGCTATTCCCCCGTACGAAATAGCCCTACGATGTACCTAGCACAATCGGTACTAAGTATCTATCGTCTTCCTGCCTCTGAGATAATAGGAGGAACTCTCAGATCAGTTATCGCCAGTACCTTTACCCCACTGCACTCACAGATATAGTACTTGCCTCGTTTTGCATATCATAACTACTCCCATAAAAAAGTAGATAAGCAAAAAAAGAAAGAGCATAAGAGAGGGAGAGCCATCAGGCTCTCCTCTCTGCTGTTAAACCAGAATGATGTTTATCACTCTGGGCAAGATTTGGCAGAACAATTGCTTTACCCACAGTACCGGCCGTACTCTAGCCGGGTAATACGTGATTACCCGGCTGCATGCCTTAAATATTGTAAAAATAGCGACTGACTTGCAGCCGCCGCCTAAAAGACCGACCGCATGTCTGTCAGCCTCTAACTCCAACCGCACTTTTTCCCTAAGTGTAGCCTTTGGGCCGATCCATCGGCCCTTCATCGTAATCCTCTCATGCTGTAGCTTATATCGCGCATGGCCTGACTCATGCGCGATGATGAATCTGACTTCCTTGTCGGTAAAACCTTCCATGGCTCTTTGGGACAAAATAATATACCTTGTCCAAAAGGTATATCCGGCGCCACCCATGGCATCCAGGGCTGAAGCCTCTGGATGATCGGGAAGGAGAATGACTACCATGTCTTTTTTGCCGAGCTCCTCGGCTATTTCAAGAATTTTTTCTACACTGCTCATAAACCACCTCCATCGGTGCACTTTCTACCGACCGAGCAGATCAGTAGAGGTTGATTGAAAAATCGATCATTCGCTTTTAGCAGAAACCTCCAGCGATGGATCACTCTTAGTATATGGGTTTATAAAAATCTGCACTTCACTAAAGCTAAAAAATAAAAGTCGGCATATCGCCCTATGAGCTCATAGGCTCATAGGGCGATATGCAGTCAGCTCGTAGTCACACTACTGGTCTTGATAGTAAAGCCACTATACCCCATCAGAGTCAGAGCATCACGTATCTTAGTCGTATCATCCATAGTGCCTATTGGTATCGTCACAGTCAGCGTCAGTACATCTGCAGTAGTGACAGTACCGACGTCTATCCATTCATACGCTAATACCTCTACACCTTTGTCTATAGACTCTAGTAGTAAATAAGTGTAGTGCGTAGGATCCTCATTAGTACCTGCTGGTAAATAAGGATACACTGCTCTAGCTTTCTGAGTGATAGTATCGTACTTGACTGCCATCGAGTAATCGAGTACGGCTTTGACTTTGACTGCGGTACGCGAGCCACCTATGACTGAGGGAGCTCGTGTCATGAAGTTATAGCGGCGATTAGGTAAGAAGTTATACATGTAGACCTCATGCTTGGGGGATATGGTAAGGCGTCTGACCTCTATAGAGCATGAGGCCATCTAGCGCCGGATGATGGAGTACGTATTCTACTTGACTCAGTATATCGAAAAAGCCTTGCTCACGTATGAGGAAGTATATGGCTAATGCATATTTACTCACATGGTCTTGGAGTTCTCTTAACAGAACAGTGTTGTAATACAGGCCGTCTATGAATAGCAGATTCGATACGTTAGGCAGGACCTTTAGTTGCTCTGTGTACTGTAGAAAGTCAGTAGTGAATATACCGAATATTTGGTAGTTGAGTTCTTCAAACCATTGCTTACTGATCCAGCCTACAGTGATGTGGGGATGGCTATTAGCTGATACTACCACCTACTCGGTACTATCTGACCATTAGCATTTTGCTGCTGTATAGCAGCTATTGCTGGAGGATACCGGCCATCCTGACGGCGGTAGTGTGATGACAGATAGTTAGGATCAGCTATCTCCGCATATCTGGATATAGCAGCTTAATGATCTCAGTCAGCGACTGCATAAACGGCATCGCGGTACTATACGAGTCTATTACTAAGTACTCAGGGTAGTAAGGAGTCGCTAGGATTCGGTAATGCTGAAAAAACGGGTAGCATGGTCGGTCTCCAGTACGTCTAAGAGTGGGTCTCGACGTAAGCGGTCGTGGCTACGTGTAGCGAATCCTACTGTGTCAGGTAGGTCTAACCACAGGTAGTGGTACAGCAGGATACCCTCAGGGGCATAGGCACCATGCTGTATCAGTAAATGATAGACACTATCTAGCAGTAGACCTGAACTATCTAACAGTATCTCTAAGCTAGTAGGTCGTATCGTAGTAGGTACGGTAATCCTCTCTACCGTCTCCATGAAGCAATGCCTCAGTACCGGATAGTCTTCTTCTACTTTAAATATAGCGTACAGACTCTCACAAAAGTCATCGACTAAATCACGGTAAGGCGTAGATGATGCTACTGAGGTATTAGCTCTATACAGGCTCAGTAATGGTAGCTCACGCAGATCCATAGGAGTCGGTAGGAGTAGGAGTGATCGGGATGGCATGTACACCTCCTAAGGGTAATGACGTATTAAGTCCTCACGTACTAAAGTGAGGCTATATAGATCATGCCATTGATGGAAAATATACCCTGACATATCGGGCAGTACGAGAGCGATATGATCGTAGAGTTCTTTTTGCAGTATCTCTATCAGGAGTTCAAACTGTAGCTCTAGGTGATCGTAAGTCCAGGAGCGATAGTGGTCAGGATCGTTATAGTCGATGACGGCATTGAGCTGCGAGTAAAAGATTTCGTTTAAGCGATCTTCGATATTTAAGTACCTAGGGTAGTTTAAGATCGTCTCGACTATATCGCGGAGTGGGTAAAGATCGTAGAGCTCATGGGAGATAGTCTCATACTCACGGATCCAGCTCATGTCTAGCATGATGTACCCGAAAGGTCTACGAGTAGGACGGTACATAGTGCACCTCTTTAATGACAGCGAAGACGACTCGCTCTATGGGAGTACTCGAAGCTAGCCGGGTCGAGTAGTTCTAATGAGTAGTCGTCACCTAGGGCGTGCTTAAATTCACGTCTGCGTTCTTTTCAGCTAAAGCTTCTTGTTGCTTAAGACGAGTCCAGTCTATGATGCGAAAATCCTCAGCTCTATCTATAGTCAGATCTGTCGCATTATTAGTGACGAAGTAGACGTGCCATACTCTATCGGCGATAAAGTCATCGACTACAGCGATGAGATCTTGGCAGAGGTTTTCTATTTCGTCATAGTCTACTTTAGCTTTACATTCTGGTTTAAATGGAGCGAGGATAGAGTGCTTACGGATAGGACTCCACTCATGTCGTACTAGCTCTTGGATACGTATCTTTACGAGTAAGCTAGCAGTCTGTAGAGCACGTACGGGTACTCTAGGCACAGCACTCAGAAAGCGCTTCTTATTTTGCATCACATACTGCGGTATGATGATACTACTAGTACTATCTAAGATAGACTCTTTAATGTCATCTAGCTTAGTGATAGGTGTCTGACTAGCATAGCTACTCGGTGTATAGTAGTAGCCTTTCTTAAGTAAAGGCTCAGTACCGTTGAGCATGTAGATGCCAGGCTCTGGGTCTAGGAACATCGCCTGGTAACGATCTTGCAGTCGTGGGATAAAATCCATGAGCTGGATAATGATCGTCGCTTGAGGTTCTAGCAAAGGTGTGATGTCGTACAGGTCTTTCATATTCTGCGAACCAAGATGAGTTGCTGATACGTCACGAGTAACTTAACGCGCGTACCATTACTGAACGTGAGCCTATGGCTATCCAGCCAGGCCGCCATGTGGAGTGTGATCTTATCACGTATAGGTGGAGTGTGATAGATACACTTATAGATGTCGTGGGTAAAGTGGTGAGTGATCTCGATGTACTGACCACGCTGCCGGAGTACTTCTATTAAAGCTTCAGTGACTATCCAGTCGAAAGCGAGTTCTATTTGCTCTTCTGATACGGGAGCTGGTAGATGCTGCCAGAAGCAGTCCTGTATAGTAGGTAGCAATATGGAGCTGATAATAGTGAGATCAGCGATGAAAATCGAGTCAGTGCGGTGAGTGACCATACAGTATACCTCTTAAATCTATCTCATAGGGCGTATGCTTGATTTTTCTGTACAGCCGTGCTAGATAGCGGGTCTAAAAAATAGCGGCATAAAACGGTTTAGAGAGGCTTTCACCCCTCTAAACCGCATTTTGCTATATTACAAGATTAGGCCGTGCTCATTCAGCTCTTCATCGAGCTGGATGCGTTTGGTCACAGCACTGGTGACGTGCTCATCTATATCCTTGATGACCTTGGTCAAGCGTTCCAGTACGGATGGGAAGTATCCTGCTACTGTCACGATGTGGAGTGGCAGATCGACAGTGATAGCATCCTTGAGCTTATCATCGATATAACCAGTAGCTCTGTAACCGACTGGGATGCCGATGGATGCATCAGTTTGAGCGTCTGAGATCGACACAGCGGAGACTACGCTATGACCACGTGCTAACTCTACCGTCTTGGAGTAAAACTCCAGGTGGGTCAGCTGAGGATCTACAGCCGTCACTTTCTGATAGTTCAGGAAGTTAGACAGATCTGCACTATCCAACTCGTGATTCTGACCACTAAAGATAGCAGCCAGCAGTACGATGATGGTCTGGACCTTCTGGTCTACAGACCCTCTAGGAGTAGAGCTACTATTTTCATAGTAGACCATATTCACCGGCTTTTCGATCTTACGGGCAGTAGCCTCATAGCCCTTCAACGTCTTCGAGGTATTCTCTACCTCGATACGACTATCAGTACTACCGATCGTAATGACGATAGTCTGCACATCCTTCTTCAGCAACTCACCTGCTATGATCGGTCCGATGACTGAGCCTGAGCCACCTGATGCTGAATGTACAATTACATTCAAGTCACCAGGCTTATAGCGGTGTAAGATTTCCTTAGAGCGTTCAGCGATCGCACCTGCATTGCTGTCACGCTTCTTACCACTACCGTCTCTATCTTCGATGAGGTATACTCGCTCATCGTTGATATCCAAGTTAGCCCGCTTAAAGTTACTAGCGGATGTATCTATAAAGACGGGTCTAAATGTAGCAAACCCGTCCGACGGTTTATCCGCATGCCGCATGAGCTGGCTGACGATGTTGATGCCTGCACCACCGGCTGCGTAAATATTCATTTGGTTCATTAGTACTACCTCTTGTGTTAATCATTCAAAGTAAGCGGGCCTGATATAAACTCTTTGTAGCCCGAGATGTGAGATTCGACACGCTGTGCGTAGCGTGTCAGTTTGCGGCTGCGATAGCCTGTGTAACACTTCAATGTGTCTATACGCCTTACGGCTTTCTTCCTGCACTCAGTCAGCACTGTCGTACCGACCTGCACTGCGGTATTGATGTTAAACAGATTACACTGTTTAACTTTACGGCAATGCAATCGTGGCATCACCTGCATTAAACCTAAAGCACCTTGTTTACTACGTGCATTCGGTTTAAAGCTAGATTCCTCCTGCATGATACCTACGAGTAAGCTGACAGGAAGATGTTGTTCCTGGGCTTGCTCATGGATCACGTGAGCGATACGGCGTGCCTGAACGACAGACGCCTTCGAGTGTTGCATGATCCATCGCTCTGTCTTGACTGGACTAGCTGATGTAGTGCTAGCAAATAAAGTCATCGCGATGGCTAGTAGACCTTTCTTTGAGAAGATCGGCATACTTTTCCTCCATAGGTAATTGAACACATTTAAGCTGCACAGGCAGCTTATAGGATTTTCAATCCTAGTAATAGGATCTTTGATCCTCAAAGAGCACTAGTGGCGTACGGGTCGGCTAAGCTCATGTTTAGTATATACGGCTAAAATACGCTCGACTCGTAGTCATTGAGATATAAACCGTACAGCAAAAAGAAAGAGCGCATAGAGGGAGTGGTATAGACCACTCCCTCTAGCTGTTAGCTGTTAATCACCATAAAAAATTTTATTCTTAACAACATGTCTATTTAGCAGACCGTATTTAAACAACGTCTCTTCAATCAGCTTTTCTAAAACTCTATATGCTAGAGTACCTTCTTTACTATTATCAACAATAGTAAAGACAAAATCAACAACCATGTCAGCCTTTCTCTCTAAAGAAATTTCATCATTTGTTGGATCTAAAACAGCCATTGCAGCTTCTTTAGTAAGACTAATTCTATCCATATAGGCCATTATCATCGCTTCCATGCCGCTAGAAGATACCTGCTCCTCTATTACTTCCTCTACGTTTCTTCCTCCATCACCGCCTCTTTGCGGCGGTACTTCTATAGTAGGCTAATATAGTCTCTACCATCGACGGCTTGATAGCCTGATTAGCAGGCGTATTCACTACGCTTGCTGTACCGAGGTTAAGTCCATCATTAGACTCATCCAGTTGCACTACACGTTGCACTACACCGTTGTTCTTAACAGCCATTTTATCCACCTCTATTAGTGATTATTACAAAGTTACTATCGGCTACATTAGCTTCGTATTGAAAGAGTACGTAGGCTAAGATCACCACTAGTATTTATAACTATAATTAACTCCACTATAAGCTCTATCTAATCTTTGCCTAGCACTCGCACTATCGTGCTCATGCACTGCGGCGATAGCTCTCTAGCTTTATTTAATCTCTATTGCACTCGACTACGTCTCATGCGCTGCGTTAATTGCTAATTTAACATTATCTACTAGCTTGTGTAAAAAATACTGGCACTACATATATTTTGACTGACTTAAATAGCAGGAGGGCGATGGAGTGACTGAATAGGAACGAAGGAGACCGACACATACCTGGAAGCAATAGAGCTGCGTGCATATAGCTGACTGCCTACCTATACTAAAAGAAAAGAATAGATAAGCAATCTAGCCTCATACATACTAGCACTATCCACTACCAAACTAACAATAGATTAGGTACTATAGCTATCTGTTATACTACTCTATCTAGCACTACAGATGCGAAGCAGTATAAGTATTGGGGGCGTAGCCCCCACTAGTAGTACGATAAAAAAATAGATAAACTATATATCTTTATTAATAAAGATATATTCCTTTAAAGTAAAAATAGCTAAGGAGCTAGAGAGATGACTACTATCTTAGATTTACAGCCTGAGAGTGAGCAGATTGTAGAGAATAAAGCAGATAGCAAAGAGACAGTATCTCAGAATACTGTCTCTACTAGTGCTGATGATGATGAGAAAAGTAATAGTGCTAATAAGAGTAAAGATACCATAGTGCTAGATGGACCTTTATCCACTATTTATACTCAAGCGTTACAGATCGCTTATAGTAAAAAAGCTATAGACGCAGAGCATGAGTCAGATATGACGAGTGCAGTCGAAAAGATGGCTATAGATGCGAGTATGATGGGCGTGATGGAGGTGATCGATGAGACTGAGAGAGGTAGTGCTAAGCCTTTGTATGTCTATGTGACTGATGATGAGCACTTGGGTGATGGGGCTACTGGGGAGGTGTTTGATACTTTGCGGGTGAGTGCTGAGAGTGGGAGGTATAGTGGGGTGTGGTTTTGTACTGAGGATGGGTATAAGTTGGGGCGGAGTCAGGTGCTGTTGAGTGATTTTGTGTTGGGGTGTGGGGGTAGGGTCTACTATAGCAAAGAGAGCCTGTGGCGGGCTCTAGGAGTCTGATATGGCTGGGTTAAAAGAGGTATTTGATCCTATCTTTGCTAAAGTGAAGTTTAATAGGAGCTTGAGTCATCAGCAGTATTTGTTTCATACTAGCTTTATGAATAAGAATGAGGAGCACTTATTGTTTTTGAGTGGGAAGTTGACGGGAGTGCACTTTATTCGGTTTACGCCTAAGGAGTTTGATATCTTTTATAACGATATGCTGGATATCGATGTAGGTGTGATAAAAGCTGCGGTGAGTACTGTGGAGGCTATCGATCCTCGGTGGGTGGTAGCGAGTGATAGTTTTAATTTAGTCTGTATGTACATGGTGCATAGGTGGCTGACTACTCCGGCTTTAGATAATAAAGCTAGGGAGCAGGCAGCTATTAGTGCAGCTTTGATCTTTTTTTATAGATCTGCTGCGGCTATGTTAAATGAGTGGTTTAGATATCCGGTCGATGTAGCTTTGGCTGAGGCTACTTATGCTAATTTGAGTAATCGTTATTTGATACGGAAGTTAGAGAGTTGGCAGGAGGTGCTGATGTATCGAGCTGTGGAGCTGGTGAAGGGCGATAGTGTGCATAGGCGTACCTTTGAGACGTTTAATGACGATTACGCTGTGGTGCAGCTCGTGAACGATGCTAGAGGGCGTATGGCGGATATCATCAAGAACATCTATGCGGAGATGATGCGTACTCATCAGCGAGGAGAGCGATTACAGACTAGTAAAGATACTACGTTGAACATGGATGGAGCTGAAATTTTAAAGGATAAAGTACATGGTCTGACGGATTATACGCAGTACGTGCTGGGGATAATGCATGATGAGGCTAGTTTCATCAAGAGTGAGTTGATCGATATAGTGAGTAAGATCATGAGCACTATGCAGGTGAGGGGATTTAAGACTAGTCTGGAATGGATGAGTGAGTACTGTGGGCATCAGCAGTATGGCGTGATCGAGGAGTTTATTAAGTTAGTGTTGATACATAGCTATCATTACTTCTTGACGCATGATAGTGCGGTGATGAATAGTCGGGATATATCTGGATTGCTAGGACGGTTGAAGAACATTTATGTCAGTAGTCGCAGTAGTGATGCTGATTTGATGAAGCTGAGAGAGCTAGGGAGTGAGATAGTAGGTCATGCTACAGGTAAGACTAATGAGCAGACTATGGCGGCTATACGTACTGGATTGATGTTATACATCGTAGTACGGGCTTATACTAAACATCATTACAGTGGGTAAGAGATGAAGACGGCGATAGAGTTGAGTGAGTTGAATTATGAGTCTTGGTGTGGTACTAGATGGTTATGCTTGAAAGAGTGTAAGAGCTTGAGTACGGAGCGGTTGTTGTGGTTGTTGGGATTGATGAAGGATGGCGATGTGGAGATCGTGATACCTAGTCATTGCGTATGGGGTACACAGATAGAGATAAGACGATGGTTAAGGAGAGAATACTACCTGATGGCTAAGCGGCATAGCGTAGTAGAATTAGTACATTTACACCATACTACCGAGACTGCTATGGGGGATGGGATACCTGTGCTGATGGGAGAGACTCATGATGAGTGGGATGAGGTGCTGATGGCGTGGGCGAGTCATATCGCTCGTAAGGTGAAGTTTATAATCATGGTGAGGCGTGTATGTCGAGAGTCTACCGGATGCGAGTGCCAGATAGGGTGATACCTCTTGTAGATGAGGTAGAGGTCGCATTAGAGGCCGATCAGTACGGGTTAAAGGATAATTACCTCTACCACTACAGCTTAGAGAAATACGAGTGTCTATTGACCTTAGAGGAGCAATGGAATCGAAAGATCAAAGTGCCTACTAAGGAAGACTTAGATTACAATACACAGCGTAAAGTCTTTCGGTATGATGAATTTCCGTATAGTCAGCACTTGAGTTTTCTATTAGATCCATTACCAGTAGACATTATTGCTAAATTTAAAGGTGGTAATAATAAGCTGTATAATGCTAAGTCGTGTTGGGAGTACAAAATAGATATAGCTGCTTTTAAGGATAATATCAACTACTACATGCTAGCTGAGAATGATGTAAATAATTTCTTTGCTTATAATCTTTGGTTAGATGTAGAGTTTCCTGGTAAGCACTTTATGTACTTTAAGACTAGAGACTTAATTAATAAGCTAGCTGGTAATATCGGCTACGATTACTTGAGTCTTAGGAGTGCAGTGTTTAAATATAAAGGTAGGACACGTGAGGCTTTTAAGGAGCTGACTGAGAGCGATGAGTTTGAGTGGGTGAAGACGAAAGGCATGTATGCACCGACGGTACCGCATCTAATGGCGTATCCTAAGATCGGTGTGATCGAGTATGCTGATGTGAAAAAAATAAAGCTACTGTGAAAAGGAAAGGGAGATATAGCCCTGAGAGCACTAAGGCTCTCAGGGCTATATGACGGCTATTCAAACCACATGTCTATTTCTGTTACTGGTGTCAGCTACTTCATTATCTTCACCGAGATCTTCTATCTGGCAAGCTAAGATCCAGAAGCTCGTCAGATCCTCAGGTAGTCTAGGATCGTTAGGTACAGCATAACTGTAGAGATTATTGCTAGTCATCCCTACTGTGAACTGAAAGTCATCAGCGACCTCTATGCAGTCGTGGCTGTCGATGAGCTTGACGAGCACATCAGGACGAGCCTTGATGTGAGCTTTATGGACGCGCTTAATAGCATCCTCACTGTTACAGATCATCGCCTTTTTGCTTTGGTTTTGCTTGATGTGATAATCAGCATTAACATTGAAGCTAAGACCCAGAATGATAAAAGCGAATAAAGTGCGCATATGTGTTTCTCCTAATTAGAGAGTTGTTGATAAAGGTACTAGACGGCTAGGTCCAAACACAATATATAGGCTTCTATTATCCTATGGATTTAAGCAGTAGAGAAAAAAGAGCACCGGTGAGGGTGCTCTTTGAAGGGAGCTTCATGCTCCAGCGAAGGTAACGCTATGAAAAACTATTTACTGGTTGTTACCAGGATGAAGCGGAACTCTGCGCCTTCCGGCAGTACTGTGGTGCCCTCAGGAAGACGTGGCCCATTGTACTGGGCCACCAGGAGGATATCGTCATGTTCCAGCTTGATGTTGACCCGATTGCTCGGGATATTTGCACCAAGCAGATTGCTCAAGATGACCGCAGTGTCGGGATGACCGACACCGCTAACGAAGCGACCATCTGCGATCTCTGCACCAACGATGCTAGCTGCATCGCTAGCATCGATGTCGCGGTACGACAGTGTACCGCCATCAAAGCTAGCAGAGATCATGGAGAAGGAAAATGCGTTGGCGATGTAGAACTTGCTCATAGTTACCTCCAAAGGGTAAAAGCTAAGCTATGTAGATAGAGCATATCCACATAGCTGGAAAGGGTGTAGTGATCTCAGCAGTAGGCTAAGATCATAAGTAATATGTATAGCTATATTTCTTTTCAATCCAAGTTTAAAGCTATACGGCATATCGGGCAGAATGATCTGCCCGATAGTAGTTAATCACCTGAGTTTTCTTCATCCTGCTTTTTCAGCTCTGCATCTGTCAGTCGCTTATAGGCAGGTAGAGGTGCTCTGTACAGGAGCGCTATTGCGGTCAAGGTAACCGCCGTGGTAGGAGTAAGGTCGACCATGCTGTACGTCATGACCCAAAAGTTATGCCCAGGTACATCTCTACCATTGACAGTCTGGATCGCATAAGCATATTCGCTTATTAGCAGCCAGTACTCTGAAGGTACCTTTATTGCTAGTCTGTCCACAGACACCTGAATCTATCAGTCGTTTAATACGCTAGTACATCTACCTTTTAGCATAGTAGACGAGTTGTGATACTGATTGCTCAGTACTACAGACTGTGGTGGTTTTTGTTTCCGTATCGTTACGGCGTCTGAAGCCATAATCAGCATCAGCAGTAGAGTCAATGTGTGACGAGTAGAAAAGAGTATCATTGCGCGCATAAGAGTACCTCTAAAAGTAAAATGAGTAAAACGAAAGCTATCTTACCATTACTTCACTTTGTGAAAAAATATAGAAGACATGCTATAGCCGATTACTAAATCACAGAGAGACTGTTATGACGATACTGTTTTTAAACGACTGGAAAAACTACCCAAACGCTATCGTAGATACTGAGACGAAGAACTCTAGCTTTATACGGTATAGTGCACTACCCGCGAGATGGGCGTCAAGAACCATGCTTTTCCTTTGCAGCTACATAACCCTAGCTTACAAGGTATAGATCCATTTAGCCTACAGTTGACGATACAGCAGATGGCTGATATAGCCATAGAGTGTAAACGTAACTTCTTCTACTACGCTAGAGAGATCATTCGAGTACCACCACCTTCAGGACCAGGCGTGACGTACCTAGCTGCTAATCGTGGTAATATCGCTTTATTCTGGTTGTTCTTAAACCATGTGACGACTATACTCATACAGCCACGACAGACTGGGTAAGTCTGTATCTACAGATGCGCTACAAGTCTATCTACTGAACCTACGCTGTCAAAACACTACGATCAATTTGCTGACTAAAGATGATGATCTACGTAGCCGTAACTTTGACGCGTATTAAGGATATCTCTAGTGAGCTACCATGGTATCTACAGCTACGCTCTAAGAAAGATATCGCTAATACGGAAGAGATCACTATTAAGACTTTGAATAACCGCTATAAAGGACACTCTACCGCATCAGTCACCTAAACAAGCCTTAAACGTAGTGTAGAGGTCTGACGAGTCCTGTCTTCCACATAGACGAGTTTGCTTTTCTGTACAATATCGAAATCATGCTACCTGCTGCATTAGCAGGTGGTGGTGCTGCTAGAGACGTAGCAGCTGAGCGAGGTGAGCCGTATGGTACTATCTATACGACGACTGCAGGTAAGAAGAACGATAGAGATGGTAAGTATGCGTATCAGATCACTACCTGCTCAGCTGTCTGGAGTGAGAGATTCTTAGACGTAGCGGATCCTACTGACTTTAGAGCATGTGAATACGAAGATCAGCACCTAAAGGCGAGTATCGTGTCAACTGTACTTTCAGTCATAGACAACTAGGCTATAGTGATCATTGGCTCAAACGTAAGCTAGAAGATACTAATGCTACTGGTGATGATGCTAATCGTGACTTCTTCAACGTATGGACGTCAGGTACGCAGTCTATGCCCTTACCGACTTACCTCATGGAGCGTATCCATCAGTCACGTCAGTTAGATAATCATGCTGAGATCACTAGACCATACGGCTACATTACGCGCTGGTATATACCTGAAGCTACTATTAAAACGACTATGCAGGAATACAGTACGCTGATGGGGCTAGATACTAGTGACGCCGTAGGTAGAGATGACATAGGTATGGTCATAAGGCATGTAGTCACCGGTGAGATACTCGCTGCTGGTAATTACAATGAGACTAACCTCATCACCTTTGCTGAATGGATAGCACTGATGTTAGAGCAGTATCCGAAGATGACATTGATCATAGAGCGTAGATCATCCGGTGCAGCTATCTTAGACTACGTGATACTCATGCTAGTCAATAAAGGCATAGATCCATTTAAACGTATCTACAATAAAGCCGTACAGGATGCCGATGAAGTACCGGAACGCTTTAAAGAACTCCAGCGTCCGTTTCATATACGTCATCAGGAAGTATATGTCAAGTATCGTAAGCTGTTTGGCTTCGCTACCTCAGGTACAGGGACTACGAGTCGTACTGAGCTCTATACGACGACATTACTAGCAGCTGCTAAGAATACAGGCGATAGAGTCAAAGATCCAGTGCTAGTCGATCAGAATACTAGGACTCACTACCAAGAACGGTAGGATAGACCATGCCGATGGTGAGCATGACGATGTCTGTATCGCATGGCTGTTGACGTACTGGTTATTGAGCAATGGCAAGCACATGGACTTCTATGGCATCAATAGCCGTGAGATCTTAAGAGAGATCAAGCAACAAGATCCTGATCAGAAACCAGAGTATGTCTATCAGCGTAGATTACAACTACAGATACGTCAGCGTATAGAACAACTCACTGAGCAGATCAAGAATGAGCATGATGAGTATGTGGTGCATAAGCTAGAACGTGAACTAATGGGCTTAGGACATACAGATCGTACTGGATGACGGTGAGACCTTTAGTATCGATACTCTGCTGAATGAGCTAAGGCTTACAGAAACAATCTAAGAGTCAGCAGCAGCGCAGCATGGCGTTAGGTAGACAGAACCCATATGGCGGTGGCACTGGATACTTCATAAGCAGCCTATGCAGCAAGGCAATCGTTACTGGTAAAAAAGTAAAGAGCATATAGCCAGGAGAGCATGATGCTCTCCTGGCTATGCTGATTAGTTTAAGATGCTACTCGATCCCTTAGAGTGGCTACCTCAAATACTCTTTAGAGTAATAGCCATCCGATCTACCACACCACCGGATAGTCACCCCGCCTTTCACAGTGTCGAACTTGTAATAAGCCCCACATTTCATCACCGGCGCTATAACTACAGTCCTCTCCGTCCTCACTAGTATAAGTAGCAGAACGCTCTGTAATCTCTCCCTTCGACAGCCTCAGCTACTACCAAGGGTGTGCCTATCAGGTCTTGTAAATCGCCCACGATATCCTCTATCCAGACTGACTCACAACAGTCTTGAGGATGGTAGAAACGCACGCTCAGAATGTCTGAGGTAGATAGACTCCTCAAACACTGCTAGCATTTCATTCTTTTCTTCCTCCTCAGTCGGGATAAAGGCTTATGCTCTCTATGGTCAGATCCTACCAATACAGACAGATCGCCCATAGTCCCTTTCAGATCGTTTGAATTTTAGTCACCCCGCACCTCTTTTACTGCTCGATGATAGGGTAATGGTAGCTTGCTTGAAACATCGCTTTATCTTCTAGCAACTGATAGAAAAAGTCTACGTGCAGTAACATACTCTTCAGGTAAGCTAGTAACGCACGATCCCCATTCGTCAATGCGTAATTACCATCTCGATACGTATCTTCGATGTCGTCGATCTTGCGAGTGATGTAGCTGCTTAAACTCTTCAGTCGTCAATGGAGTCGGATGCCTAGTACGATACTCAGCTAATAACTGACGAATAAACTCACTACCACGTAAGAGCCGATATACTTCAGCGATGATATCAGCTGCATCTTTACTTTCTTCTAAAACTGACAAGGGCCTTTATCCACGATTGCTCTCCTCCGACTCACACTGTTAGCTTCGCGACATTGCTCAGTTTCTTCACACTGCTCTATAGCTAATTGGTAAAACTTCCAGAAGATGTTTTTCAGCATAGGAGTGATTTTAGTCGCTGCCTCTAAGGTAAACACGATAGTATCCGTGACAGCACCGTTTATTGTTAATGTAACTGTACTCAGTCTCTTGCTCGATATTGACTTTCACTCTCTGCTTAGCTACATAGAAAGCTTCGATATCCACGCGCATGCCGATTGACGATATGCTCGTATATCTCGAATAGATCCACCCACGATAACTTACAGCTATTATTCTCCTGATAGAACTGCACAGATTTTCACTGGCGTTAACGCTGATGTCGGCTTTACGATCACCAGTGATTTTGATTTGTAAGAAGGTATTGCTTTCGATATTTATCATGATCATGCTCTCAGTTAAAATAGACTCATATTAAGTATACTTTGCTGTAAAACTTTTCAAATGGATAGAGCCTCTCGTGCACTAATCGGCACGAGAGGCTCTATGAGGCTCATACGGTCACGAGTACTGCAGCCGTCATGGCTAACTGTATATCACCCGCTGGTGACTCCTTGAACCAGCGTATCTTAAAGGTAGACTCATCCGTAGCCACCCAGGTCAACGTGATAGGCTTATTCCACTCATCGATAGACACGATCATGCGATTCAGTCCATCGATCAGCTCGAAGTGAGTAGGCTCTGGTGCCTTCAGTTCTACTTCAGGATTAAATAGCGGATACATGCGATAGTACACGCGCTCTAACCATAAGCTAAAGATAGTCTCGTTCGGACACAGCTTTCACGATAGTAGGCGATCCAGGCGGACCAGGATTAAACTGCCTGACTAAGAAAGTCTGATCACCGTAATGCGGTAATCCCGTACCAGGCTCCGTCAGTACTGTCCATGGCGTACTCAGTCCATTAGGCGGATGCTTTAAGACGATGTCGACCGACTGTACATGTACGAATGGTTTAAATGCACTCGATACATCACGCAGATTGATACTCACTGTCTTATGCTGGATATAGCCATATCCTGCTGGATCAAATACACCCGTCGCTTCAGATAGCTGGACTAGCTCAGTCACATCGAACATGACATTGCGGTCTAACGTGTACAGATACCACTGCAGTCTATAACCTACATAGTTACTGATATACACTGGGAAGACTAAGAGCTTTACGGTATATGAGTGGTTAGGGTTGATAGTCTGGATCTGGTAGGGCTCGGTCAGATACTTATTATCACCACTAGTAGCATGATAAGTGACTTCATTCGCACTGAGTCTATAGGCTAAAACGAGATCATACTTTTGCCCAATGATAGTCGAGAGGTACTGATCTAAACCGTACAGTGAGAACTTACTACCATCTACAGGTAATCTAGCTGTATCACCATTGCTATAATGCACGACCCCGATAGGATTCAGAGCACTGACTGGTACGTTGAGCGGGAAGCTGATGACACGATCTTCAGTAGCCGATAAGAATGGACACTCCAGACTGATATGACTGATATAGCGCTGCGGTGCACTCAATGACCGAATGAAGCTAGTATTCTCTACCAATAACTGACGCTTACTGATGACATGGCCTTCGTCATTATAACAGACTACCATCGCTAACTCACCATTCAGTAAGCTAGTATTAGTGTGACACACTGCTACTGTCTTGATAGCATAGTTCACCACACTGTCGATAGCGACTAACTCTAAAGGTACGATATCAGTAATGAAAGCACCTGATGCGTCGTATAACCTAGAGATGATGTTAGCTGGATCTTTAGCATCTACACCACGAAAGATCTTAGCATATTTAGCCATAGTCCCAGCTATCTTCAGTCTAGCATCTACCGCTAATACATGTGGTACTACTGTAGTATCGACATACAGTCTATACGTATCACTAGGCGTACCTGGCCCTACTCCGAACAATACATCAGTAGGTGTCAAGCTATCATCGACTCTAGTCGGTCTTAATTCTTCTAAGCTAGGTAGCAATGTGACTGGATCGATGCTATTCACTACAGAGACACTGTAGTAAGGTCTAGTGATATCGACGACTAAGTCGTTGACTTTAGGTACATACTTACACGACACCGATACCACCTTGCCATATCTCATCTATATTCCATACTGTCCATCTGGTCTGACGGACGATAATAGGTACGATGCCGTCAGTCCCGACGACACCTAAGACTGTAGGATCAGTCATGGGAGACTCCGATGCGGATCTAAAGTAATGAAAGGTGCCAGATCGACTTTATTCGGACAGTAGATCCGCACGACCTGATGGATAAAGCGATACTGATAGAGATTCAGAGCGATAGTGCGATTGATGTTGATTGGATGGATCTCACGAAACGACTATCTGGCGGATGATCTACTTTAATAGGATCGAACCGTAACCAATCAGCATAGCGTTGACAGATAGCGATGACTTCCATATCAGTCATCTCACCTGAAAGCTCTATCGTCGGTAACTCTTCGCTATATAACTGAAAGATCAGCTTGCATAGAAACGGACTGACGATAGCATAACGCTCAGGTATAGCCGCTAATCCTAAATCAGCTTGCGGATACTTGATACGTTAAGTACTGACTGATAGCTCTATCTATACTCAGTGCCTGCTCATGCAGCTGGTAAGTATCATGAGCAGTGATAGGATCCATAGGCACGATGATCTCTTCTGATCACATACGGCTTACCATTAGTGACTGCTAAAGGATCTCTAGTCTTGAGCTCTTCAGCGAACCTGACTTGCTCAGCTAACTTGACTCTACCATCTACCACGATACGTTGTACTGCATCATCTCTAAGATCATAGCGACGATTATACGACAGAGCACCATGCATGACATAACTGATATCAGCCGGATCAGCTACTTTGACATCTCTAGTCGTAAACCCAGTACAGCGTATATGGATCTGCTGCTCCGTCGTATTCGGATCAGCAGTCAGATAAGCTTTATTAGTAATGACGACTTCAGGAAAGTCTATAAAGTAGTCTAAGCCTTGGATCAAGCTCTTACCATTTAAGAAGATATCGATATTACCGTACGGTACGAGCAGGATATGGTTCTTAATACCATCGCCTCTATCTTCCATCGCTGATAATGGAAAGCGCATAGTGCCATCTATAGGTACGAATGCTAAGTCATACATCAGAAATGACTGATCCGAGCGTATGCATAGCAATTGATTCGGGGTACCGCTCTTGCCAAATCGCTTTACCATCTGCTACGTAGTAATCGTCACTATCTGTGATATCCTGCCAAGGCCCTCCCCAGTGAGCTACCCCATCACTATCTCTACTGCGTACACCTAAGTATACTCGGTAATGACCACTCGTAGGTAATACAGCCTCATCTTTACCATAACTAGTAAAGGGCTGATAGCTACCTACACCGTAAATACCTTCAATAAAGCGAGCAGTGAGATTATTTGCAGTATAAGCCCAACCACTATCATGCACATAAGCTCCAAGATAAAGTCCGTCTGCGTCGTATTCATAAATCGTGCCGCCGTAATGTAAACCTAAGGGTAATTCTACCGTGCCGGTAAGTACTGTCCATGTTTAAGACTAAAGGAGTACGTCCTATGAGCTGACTCAAAGCTCGATATCCATAAGCATCTTCGACTAAATCAGGAGTAATCTGATTAGCTAAATCTTGCATGATAGCCGTATAGCTACTTTGCTCTAAGTGATCAGCTTGCCAATTGACTACACCGCCATCCGTACCTAATAAAGCCGTGACGATCTCATTATCAGTCAGCTTGTACAGCTCATGGATACGATTCGTCTCATAGACTAAAGGTCTAGCATAACCACTATGACGTACATGCAGTCGTATCGCTAGATCTTCTAACCGTATCCCAGTCGTACCGTAGCGCTGCTGCATAGCCCGTACAAAGTACTGGACATTATTGACTGAGACGCTATAGTCCTGATGCGTCAGCATCCGTACTGCAGTAGGCTGATTACGATGATAGTACAGACCTTTCTTAGCATGGCTGCTACTATCGTCTACTATGTAGAAGTCTATGTCGTCATGATAGCGGATATAAGGACTACTAGTCTTAGGCGTATGTAACAGATACTTACGCTGATTATCTAAGGTACTATCGAAGCTAGCGATATCACTCAGCTTAAAACTAATCGTCTCATAGACACTACTATCGTAGACATATTCGACACAGCTACCTAGCGTCATAGTAGGTAAAGTCAAAGCTGGTACCCACTGACCATTGATATACGCAGTCGTCAGTCCAGGCTCTAATACCCATCTATCATACTCATGCTGAAAAGCTAGCATGTCGCCAGGATGCTTACAGATCAAGGTATTCGTGTGCAGTGCAGTCGGTCTATCATTTCTATCACTACTGAAGTAAGCATTCTGATAGACTCTGAAGTATAAGTCACCTGCATAGCAGTCACTCATAGTAGCTACTACTCGTATCGCTAGTATCAGGTTATCATTTTCAGTCCAGCGATAATAGACACTATCTTTAGGTAGCTGACGGCCATCTTCCGTATAGCACTCTAAATAAGTCGTACCACTATTAATAGAGTCTTTAATAGTAGTCCAGCTATCATTACCTACATGCAGTATGTCGACGATCTCATCAGGGCAATAGCCTATTTGAAATAAGTGATAGTTGTCGACTATACTCGGTAAAGCTATCCATTGCTTATGGATGGGATACCTGACTCGTGCACCCACTGCAGGTGATAATCGAGCAGGCTTAAAGATATATTGGCGATCTTGCTCAGGATTACACCACACATGACGTATGGCGTGTTGGACGAGCCAGTGTGACATGAGGATACCTATTATAATTCGACGGCAGCTAATGCCTCTAGGGCAGAGGCGATACCACTTCTACGATCTCGATCTGCTTCTAAGTAGTTGTCTTGAAACAGAGCCATCGCGTTGATGAAATCAGTACGACTACTACCTTTAATATAGCGTTCAGCTAACTTAGCTATGACTGAATTCCTATACGTACGCTCTTGTAAAGCATGGTAAACTATAGTAGTCCAAGTAGGTGGATGCTCTAAAGCCATCGCTAAGATCTCTTTAGCATTCAGCCCAAACCAACTCTGTCCAGTCAGCGTGATTAAAATGCCTGCATTAAACTTCTCTAAACGAATGTTCTGCAGCAAGTTTTTCACCGCTTCGCAGTATAAATCCAAAGTACCCAGAGGCATACTTTTGATCTCAGAAACTAGCGAATTTACTAAGGTCCCAGGGGCAGGGGTCGCTTTAATGATATGAATTACGGCTGCCTGCGCAGTATCGTCATCCAGTTGGGGTGACTCTTGGAACAATGATTGGTAGTGCATATAACTCAAGCAGAACAATGCGACTTGATCTCTAGGATCTAATGCGTATTGTCTGCTGATGAGTTCACTGAGCCATCCGGCATAGACCGTAGCAGCACCTGTAAATTGGTTCTGCATCGGTCTAGCTCCGCCAGTCAGCCAGGCTAAGTTTAATACTAGACGAGTCTTCGCTAAAGAAAACTCCGTCATATTACGTATCGCTGGTGTCGGCGACCACGCATCGTCGAGACGATCTTTGCGGACAAAGGGCCTAATGTCCGCACAAAGAAAATCATACCCTCGCGTCCCAGTGACTAGCAGTGGGTGTGCAAATAAAGGAATGTTCGACTCGGAGGTCAGTGCGCCGGTCACCACCAGCGGGCGTATATCTAACGTGGTGATGATATCTAGGTGCTGGTTGTACAGCATATCTTTGATACAGGCTTCTTTTATAGCCCTCTCGACAGGCTTCACGACCAAACTAGATCCGATTGTGGTTTCGTAACTGGTTCGAAAAAACATACGGTATGCCTCTTTTTGCATGTATAATGCATGACTATATTAAAACGCTATAGGTGCTTTTGCTAGCACCGATACCCACTCAAAGCATTAGCCGTGCGGTATTCCAGCTATTTTTTTATGTCGTCTTGGTAAAAAGTAGCACACCGACGAGACGCTTTCGGCCTGATTGTTTTTCTTATCCCCCTTGAGGTCAACATGGCATCTATATATCTCATCAATGCCGCACCCATGGTGCAGCAACTGGGTACTCGGGATTTGAGTACCGTCCAGGTCCCACGTGAGCCCGAACAATATGCGCAGCATTTACCGAAATGCTTTCTGTTTGCCCAATCAGGACCGTTGACGCCTCAACTCGTATCCGGTGCTGAAGCAGAACGCATGTACGGTACCAAGACGTTTGATCTGCGTAGCAAATTCGCTACTCATCAAACCGTCTTTACCAAGCTCATGTTTGCAGAAGATAACAACGTCATGGTCCAACGTGTCATCTCTGATGATGCGGGTCCTGAAGCGAATGTTTTGCTGTCCTTAGACGTACTGCCGACTAAAGTCGATTTGTACGAACGTGATCCGTCTGGCTTGATCAAGCTGGATGCGATGGGTGCACCGATTAAGAAAGGGACTGCAGATGGCTTTAAAGTCATGTGGGTCACTAGCCATATCAGCAATAAAGCTAATATCGGTAACTTCGGTCAAGCCGCAGTAGTCGCTGGCTCACAGACTGATCCAGTCTCAGGTGCTCAGTCACAGCGCTATCCTATCTTTGAATTTAAAGCTTCATTCTTAGGTGAATCTGGCAATGACGGTGGTCTGCGTATCTGGGCTCCTACGCTCGATACTGAAGCCAATATGCCGACTGCCATGATGGCTAAGGAACGTGCTTATCCTTATTATGTCAGTATGATCCGTAGGCCGGATTCGTCCAGCTCACCGAAAGTCGTGCAGACCCAGATGGGTGATCAGTACGTCTCAGTAGTGCTGAAAGAAGGCGTGATCGATCCGATTACTGATCGTGAAATGTTCATGGGCGATATCCTGCTGAACAACTATCAGAACGTCACTGATCCTGCTTATCCGAAAGTATTCGGTGACTTCAGCACGATGGCGATCTATGAAGAAAACCTGGCTGAGCTTGCTGGAACAGTTCCATGCGGCTGAAACGCCGTATATCGATCTGTTCTCAGACTTCACTAGCGATATTGGCAGACATCCATCTGTTCAACATCATTTCAGGCGTATCTAGCCAGAACGTACCTTACCATACTTTCCAGTTGGTAGATGGTGCTGGTAGCATTCGTCCGACTCAGTTCTCTAACATCTTTGCAGCTGGTGGCAGCGATGGCACCATCAGCAATGCCGTGTTAGGTGACTTAGTCAAGAACTACATGCTGGGCTACTTAGATCCGAATAGCGAACTGCAAGAACTGGCTCTGAACATCGAATCCATTATCTACGATACTGGCTTCCCGTTACAGACTAAGTATGCCCTGGCTAATATCATCGGTCTGCGTAAAGATACCTTCGTAGTATTGGGTACTTACGATGTCGATGGTCCGGTCATGACGCAGTCAGAAGAACATTCTGTCGCTGTAGCGCTGCGTACTCGTCTGCAGATGTTCCCTGAATCTGATTACTTCGGTACGCCGGTCATGCGTGGCATGATCGTAGGTCGCAGTGGTACTTTACGGAATAGCCAGTATAAAGGCAGACTGCCGTTGACGTTTGAAGTAGGTATCAAAGCTGCACGCTACATGGGTGCTGGTGATGGTCGCTGGAAGAACGGTCGTAACTTTGATGGTGCGCCTGGATCAGTCGTAGAAAACATGACTGATATCTCGATCACTTGGGTGCCGACGACTGTACGTAACAAGAATTGGAGCGTAGGTCTGAACTGGGTACAAGCGTTTGATCGTCGTAGCTTCTTCTTCCCTGCGTTGAAGACTGTATACAACGATGATATGTCTGTACTGAACAGCTTCATTACGGCTATGGCTATCTGTACTTTGAACAAGGTCACTGCAGCCGCATGGCGTCAGTTCTCTGGCGTATCTGGTATCAGCAATGGCTTGTTGATTGATCGCACTAATGCTTTCATTAAGTCACAGACCCAGGGTCGTTTTGATGAGTCGCTTTGTGATTGAACCGGCTGCCTTCTTCACCGATACCGATGTACTGAATGGCTTTAGCTGGACAGTCCCAGTCAAGATCTATGCTAACAACATGAAGACTGTAATGACTTCTTATGTTGAAGCTTATCGTGCCGGTGGTACGGCTTAACCCTTACCGGAGTATAAATTATGTCACGTATAACTAATGCCATTATTGGCCAATACATCGAGCATGGGCTCAATGGCACGACCGCACCCATGTTGGACTTCTCCTACGGCGGTCAGCATGGCTATTCACCTAATCTAGTCGAATGGGTTTCTAACCAAGCCTATATTCGTCGTAACCTGATTTGCATTCTGTTAGAAGCACCAGGTTTCTTTCAATTAATGCAGGATCCTACTGTCTGGGTACGTTCTTTGAAATCATTTGGTAGAGTTACATGCTCGTACTATCGAAGGTTTTAATGCAGCTCTGACATGTAGAATTCGCCGAACATCCGGTCGGTGGCGCCGGTGAACTCCAGCAAGAAGTCACTGATGTCAAGCGGGCTCGTACTGAACCAGTATTTGGCTTTGTCGAAAAATACGGTCGCCCTATTCAGACTTTCTTAGAAATGTGGATACGCTACGGCATGATGGATCCGGATGCTAAGATCGCACTGGCTGGTACTTTAACAGGTACTGGTACTACTGCTACCAGAGGCACTTATACAGGGCAAAACGGCAGGTACTTTATCTGCAGTTAATGGACGCCCCAGCTGATATTCTGGCAGATTGGTCTACTATGACTTGTTTGTTTATTGAGCCTGATAACTTACATCGTCGCGTAGTGAAGGCTTGGGTCACGACGAACATGATGCCTAAGGAAACAGGACCAATCGAAGGCAAACGTGATTTGACCTCAGCTTCTGAATTGCTAGAACTGTCTATTCCGTTTACCGGTATCAGTCAGTATGGCTTAGGTGTAAACAAATTAGCCCAAGCTATTTTAAATAACATCAACGTCACTAATGCGGTACCGTTCCTGCACAAGGCATTTATTAACACCGCTGATAGTAACGTAGCTAGTTTGAGCTACAACTTACGCTGCTGATAATTATACTGCCACGTATACTGCAGTAGATAATCGCGGTTACTTCAACAATGCTGAAAATAATGCCGGTGTGAGAGTCAGTGGTGAGAAGTCAGTTGATGCCACTACACCCGATGCCACTACACCTGACGCCACTACACTCCTCCTAACTTAATAATATCTAATATTTTCTAAAGCCCTGGCCGGTAAAGCCAGGGCTTTATGCCGCGTAGCTGAAAAAAGAAAGACGGCATAAAGGGTGCAGCTTTCGCCACACCCTAGTGAGCTAGAGGATTATCTTAAGGAAAACGCCAAGTGTAACATTGCATTCATGTTATCCATCCTTACTTTGTCTATAGACCGATAGACGCATAAGAGCTTCTCCCAGTCGATTTGTTTGAGCGGGCTGTCTGTCAAAGATGATATTGCCGTTGTCTCTTACCTCGATGACGACTTCGCCATCTTCACGTTTCTCCACGATGATCTCCATGCCGTCCTTAGCATAGACGACGAGATTCTGAATCTCATCGTCACCGGTCGCCAGCCGAGCTAACTCAGCGATTGTAGTTTCTGGGACATCCATCACGTTCCAGTCGTCCAAAACCAAATCGGTAGTGAGCGTAACTTTGCTCATTTATATTTACCTCGTTAGTATTGTAGAGCATATAGCCTACTGCACTAGATGTACAGTAGGCTATGCATGATTAGCTTTAAGCTTTTGCCAGTTCTTCCATCTGGCTAGAAATCAGATCACGTACTGACTTCAGTTGACCTGCGTTCTTACCGGCTCTAGTTTCAAACGTGGTGCTGATCACACCGTGCTTGGTGACTTCAGCACCGTCACCAGCCAGTCTATTCGGGTAAGTGCGGCTACGATCCCAAGTATGAGAGATCGTGTCCTTATGGCCGCCACGCAGGCTCAGGCTCGCATTAGCGAACCCAGCTATCCGACTGTGCTGCCTGATTAGCCATCTGACCAAAGAGCATGTGCTGACGCTGCTACGAAGTCAGCATCGTAGTTCTTGATCACTTCTACCGTTTCAGGCTTTACACCTTCCGGTAAGTTAGCGTCGTACAGACTAGTCTCACTCTTTTCCTTAGCTACTCCAGTCTTGGTATCCAAATCCAAGCCTTCCATAATCTTGGTGCTCAAAGAAAGTACGCTGTCAGTAATCTTGCTCATGGTTTTATCTCCTCTTACGGGATTAGCGGTGGTGTAGTTAAGATCCATACAGTGTCCACCGATCACACTGCTAGATTCAAAGCATACGGTGCAAACCTTATTTTTACACCGAGCAGGTAAGCTCATTAGTACTATATGAGCCTGAAAACATTTGCAAACGGCATAGACGCTAGACGGATAGTCCGTCTAGCGTCTTATGCTCACCAGCTTTTATACTTCGGTGCTTTCTTGCTATCCATAGCTTGGACTATTTGCCGTAAGTCCGCATACACATCCTGGTGCTCCATAGCCCACTGACCCGTAGGACGTGAGATCAGTTGTTCTAACTGATGCCTAGTAATGACCTGATCGTAGAGCGGATCTAGTATCGGTACTTCAGTCGGTTGTTTAGCTTCTAATGCAGGAGCATCCCACTGATTAGCGATACTGATACCGGGCTCATTGACCCAATCAAACGTCTGGATAAAGACTAGCGTACGATGATTGACTCTACCGACTCTAGTATCTCTAGTCAAAGCTCTGATAGAGAAGCAGACGTTCTCATTCGGATTACTTAAAGCAGCTTCTAAGGCAGGGCCTTTAGCTCCAGATGGCTTTAATTTAGCCATGATAGGTACGATGCCAGGATTAGTACTCGTACCTACACCAGGCTTATAGTCAGGATCGAGCCAGATCTCTTTAAAATGTACACAGACATTAGGCTCGTCTATGCTACAGACTCTATCCATAAAGGCAGTAGCTGACATACCTGGAGTAGGTTTAGGATGCCCTACCTCACCTTTCAGACAGCCATTCTGGATCCTACGCATAAAGCTACTAGACGATTCAAACAACTGTTTAGCGCCATCTAAGACGTAGAACTCCCCAGCTGAGTTAAATGCATTTAACCCACCGACTATCATCGTCCTATAGCCATCGGCATCAGGGACGATCACACCCTGCTTGCCCTTACTGCTTAACTTAGTAGCAGTGAATTTAATTAAGCTCGCCATGATTCGACTCCACTAGGCTCTGATGAGCTGTTAAGCTCGTATGAGCTGTTCTAAATGCTGGACTTCATCTGTAGGAGTGACCAGCGCCGAGACCACCCCGTGTTGAAAATAGTTTCCTGCGAGTTTATTCAGCGTATTAGTCGCTGCATAAAACACACTTTTAAACGGTATATAGGCCGGTGGCTTGACAGGCGCTTTAGGATCGTCTGGTAAGCTATTACGATAATACTGGATCCTGTCAGCACTATTACGTGCGATCATAGAGGCTAAGAGTTCGATCGTCTCTAAAGAACTACTGACATCACTGCCAGCAAATGTCTTAGCCGTATCGAACAAATAGCCTACATCCGGATAGTCCATAAACCAAGGTATCTTGCCTTGAAACATCAGCTCATCAATTACATCGAAGATATGCGTATTGCTCTTAATCACATCAGTAGATTGGATCACTACGCTATTAGCTGCAAAATGAAACTCAATATAAGGCACTTCGCCTATCTTTATTTTCAGCAGCTTAAACGGATTGATCTTCAGCATAGAGTGACAGTTCGATACAGCATACGTATCGTCTTCGAGTAAGATCGCATAGATCGCGTAGATATACGTATCGATGCCTACCTCGGCTAATCCTCTTCCACATAGCGCTCAGGGATTTGGATCCGGCACGGTACCGTCGTGGTGACTGCACCGGACGGCATCGTCTTAAGACAGGCTTTGACCGCTTCGGGATCACGACGACGGGCCATGGCTTACCCTTAGTCAAAGTCAGCTGATCGGCTACGTAGTCCGTGACGTAGTTGATCGTGGCGAGTAGAGCAGCTTCACGTACATCGATCTCTGGATTGACAGCAGCAGCTTGCTGGATATCCATCAGGATCGCTTCAGCTTGAGTATAGTAGAAACGACTACGACAGATTAGCTTAAGCGCAGCTGTATCCAGACATTGCATGCTATCGGCTTTCAACGCTTTCAGTTCGTTTTCAAACTTACTGCGAATGATGTCGAAGTAATGCGGAGTCTTGTCGATGAAGCTCTTTTCACCTTCCATGATGCCACCTAAACCAGCTTCAAACTGCACTCTCAGTATGTCTTTAAACATATCGAAGCTACGATTGTTTTCAGCAGCATTATGGAACAAGACGTAAGTATGCCATCTTTGCTTGAGTTCATTGACTTCTTCATCTATAGCTATTTTGTTAAACAGCCGCTTACCTGAGAGCAATAAACCAAACAAGATTTCAGGACTACCACCAGCTTCTAACCAATTGCGATACGGCGTGCCGTAGACTCTGATCAGCTTACGTGACGACAGAGGTGTCGACTACTATAGTCTGGTTTTGGTCATAAAGACCTATACGCCGGATAGACTCATCGAGCAGACCACCACCGAAGTCACGCCATTCGGCGCAGCGTGATTGGTAACCCGCTAAGTTTAGGCCACTGCTAGTCGCATCGACTTCGTCATACAGGCGACGTGACCACAGATAAATCGCCATACCCATATCAGCTCTATCGAACGGATTCATGCCAAGGACTTCATCCGCAGTAAAGAAGCCACATGGGTAGGTGCGACTATATCTCTACTGCGAAAGAAACTAGCCCATACTTTCTGAAACCACTCATTGCCTTTACGGCTATGCCATCCAGTAATCAATCCATCCAGATCAGCTTCACCTAACTGTAATAAAGCTAATAGCTCGTCATCTGACTTTTCACCTAAAGGCAAATTATCAGAAGGTTTAATAGCCGCTTTACCTTTATAAGGTTTCAAGCTTTCAGTAAAGCTCATCTCCTGGAGCATCTCCGGGATATCGACTACTTCTACTGTAAACTGACTAGCAGCACTCGGCGGTACGGCAGCCTGCAGTCTTTCTCTTACGCCTTGAGCATATTCGACGACTATAGGTTTGACGACATTCTTAGCGAAACCGATATGCTTCTGTACGGCTTTAATGATAGTATCCAGCACATTGTCCTGGAACTGATCATGCAAGGTAGCGCTATCTAAGCTACCGCCACTCATAGCTTCTATATCTTCAGCAAAGCTCGCATACTGCTGATTTTCTTCTTGCAGATCTATAGGTGTAGCAAAGTCTAAAGCATTCGCCTGTAAGCTACCGTATGCCAAGCGATCTAGTTCACTTAAGACCGTACCAGGTAAAGCACTGACGATCAGCCCTTTGTCCGCATACGCTTCTGCGATACCGACGCCAGCTAATAAGTTGTTTGAATGTATCATGCGCTATACCTTAAATTAACGATAGTGGACGGTTTGCTGCTGCTGGGCATATTTGGCTTCTAATGCCTGACGGATCCTAGCCATAGCTAAGGTCTGTAAGGTATCGGTCGTCAGCCGTGAGCCGTTGATGCTATTAGCGATATCATTACCAGCGATCGCTTTGATGACGTGGACGACGATCTCACCGGCATTGCCTAATGTGACCATGGATTTACGAATGCGCCGGATACGTACCGGTGTGACGGATATACTCATAAAGACCTCTATGTAAAAAGTGCCTACTGGCCCCTGTATAAAGCGACGGCTTTTTGGCTGATGACTTTTAATAAGGTCGCTGTACTTCCTATTATTAAAGGAGAGGTAGCGACACGTGCTGTGATCGAGCGATAGCTGAAGATGGCATCGATGGTAGTACCGGACTCTGTCGTGACTGGATAAGCCATGACTTCACCGAAAGTGGTTTTCATCTGATTGGCAAAGACGCCCTTGTCGCCTACGCCTGCACCATTCACTACGGTGATGTAGATTTGGATCTCAGCTTTATTAAGAGCCAAGGGCGTACCTTCGACTCTATACTCGCTATTGACCCGTCCAGTGACTACTGGTTGGTTTAAAGCTTTACAGCGTTCTGCTAAGCGTTTATCACTCGCATCAGCTATAGACTTTAAGCTAGCGGACATATCCGCTTTATCCCCGTGGTAATAGACTTCGATACGATCTATACTGCCTTGGACTTTAGCTCTAGGTGCATGATTAGACAGCTTCTGTAGCGTCTGTAGAGTCTCTTCATCAAACAGACCGGCTTCATTCGTGACGGCATCTTCGATGATGAGCAGTGTATCCATAGGCCCGACTTAGCGCTATCTAGCTTGACCATATTCCTGAATCGCCTGGTCAAACTCGACTATGTAGCTTTTCACTTTAGTCGTCTTAGATTGCAGCTTGTCAGATAAGGCTTTACTGATACTGATGAGTCTTCAAAGGTCTGACTGACTTCCATCAAAGCAGTCGTCACGGTGAGTCCTGACTTCCAAGTAATCGTGCTAGGATCCAAGTAATCAGGTTCAAAGAAGCCTTCATTATACGCTAAGACTTCGACTCTTCTTAAACGTATCACCGGGCTTCAGTCTGACTGACCATGTCGTGCGGATACGTAGTGCCTTCTGAACTGACCGTACTGGCGACCTAACTGCAACATGGACTTTCTGTCCCGACTTCAGCTCTGAGTACTAAAGCTTTCTCATCCTTACTGATGACCTTACCATCATCAGTCGCTACATAACCAAACATCCCACCCATGCGTTTCGCTAATACGGGCTCATAGCCAGTGCGCACATAAGGCTGATGATAGCCATTACACGAGACAGTATGACCATGCTGGATACCTACCATCATCAGACGCGTAGAGCTATCTCTGATCTGACCCAGGTGCTAACAATATTCTGTGAACTAAATAGGCTCGGTCACTCCATCGTTCTTAGGTTGATACGTCGTATCGACCATACCGCGTAGATTAGTCATCCTAGGATTAGCTGATAAGTAAGTATTTAGACCTACATCACCACTATCGCTAGTCGCTTCAGAGGTAGTGCCGACTTCAGAGGCATGATACGCACGAGCTTTCTTACCTACGGCATCTTTACTCTGTCCACCAAAGCCACTCACGGTGATAGCTTCCTTCTCTTTTAGGATACATCAGCGGATTGATATCAGCTGGTGGTTTTACTGCGCGTATCGTTTTGTGAGCTGACATTCTTCCATACGGCATATGGATTCATTTCTAGCTGTGGTCTACTACGTAAGTTACGGTTCTTATACTCTCACGTACTGACATCGCTAACTCTTTATAAATAGCACCTGCCACACGCTCATAACTACGGATCCGCTTTTTTAAGCTCATGTCCTGTAAGTCTGGATGATAATCGACTAGCAATAACTCAGCCGCTCGATATAACAAGCCTTGGAATGTCACTGGCTCTTTCATCTCTTTCAAGACTTCTAGCGTAATCGGATCTACGAATAACTGATCTAGCAAAGGTAACTCACGGACATAACGCGCACCTACACCAGCATACTCGAATACGTTTAAGTAGACATTACGCTGGTTAAAGCTTCTCTAAAGTAAGTCTTGATGCTCTTTTCATAGACCTGAAAGCCACTACAGTACTAAAGTCGCTAAAGCATGCTTACGTGAGAAGATCAGGCTTTGATCCTTAAATACTAAAGCCCATTCATCGGGTGCTAATAGTACTCGCTTATTCGCTTCTATGACTTTAGGCTTGACGTTCAGTAAAGCCATCAAGCGATCTAGTCCTAAGAAGTAACCTAACACTAAGCCTAAAGGTATACTTCTTAGTAAACAGCTTAAACTCAATGTAGTCTAAAGGTGCTTTCAATGGGTTAAGCTGAAACACTGTAAATAAGTCACCGAGTAACTGAGCACCTCACCATGGTGGTGATAGACCATGAGCTCATTATCCTTAGTCATGACGATAGGCTCTTCTTTACTCGTCATACCGACTAAGCGTCTACCATCTTGCTCTACGCTAGCGATTAAAGCAGGGTCGAATAAAGTTTCACGCTGCTTATGGTCGAAGGTAAAGTAATCGCCGTTGACTCTGACGCTCTTGATATATCTAGCCATCCCGCTATAGGCTCTCGGTGCTTCAAACAAGTTATCAAACACATCAGCCGGACCGATATCTTTAATAATGCCGTCAGGATTCGTCATACCCTTGAGTGATGAGCTGACGAGCTATCCAGTCGTAAAGATCATACGCCTTCTTCTCACTGCGCTGTATGAACAACTTACCATAATAGCTCGACAACACTATAGTCCTATCGTCGATTTTTCTAATTGGTAAATCGACTTTCTGCCTACGAGCTCTATACTTGATACCACCTGACGTAAACTCGCCTTCTTCGTTAATGACCGGTATCCTGAAGTTGAGTACGCTGACATTACCGTCTATAGGCTTGATCTTGACACGATGCTGCTCATAAGCACCCATGGCATCACTGACTACTTCTATATCGTGGTTTTGTATCACGACCCCAGCTTTCTGAATATGGCTGACTGCATTGACGATATCCTTTTGCAGAAACTTACCGCCTATGTACTTTTTATCTAAGACCTGTACAGTAGATTGCAGCATGGTCTTATCGACTACACCTGCGTATCAGGCAGCGTGATCTCTTCTGGCTTGATCTTTAAAGCTTCAGTATCAATGACGGTAAAGTCATTGATTTTACTACCGCTCCCATAGGGCTCTTCAGATTCACCATACGCCATCGCAGTACGCATCAAAGAGCGATAATCTGCAGCACTCATTAACCCATACTCAGCCTGCTCTTCTATCTGTGCTTTTAATTGCTCCAGTACCGGAAACTCTTGATGGATTTCCTCTAATAGCTTCTTGTGGTTCTCTGCTAAGGTAGTCTCATCATCGCCTTTAGCTAATTCCTTATGTCCGGTACCGCTAGATAGCTTTTGTTCGATCGCTCGTTTCTCAATCGTCTCTAGTACGGATAAGTCTTTATCTACGGCTTCTTCATCATTGACGACAGTCTCCTCATGGATCACGCCAGTAGCTGCTTCCAGCCTGGATACTCGCGTCGACGTTACCCGTACGGATCTCATCGGTATCAGCTACGACTGCTTGACCCTGTACCTGCATCAGCATGCGCACCATGTACTTCTGCAACTGCATAGGTTTAAAATGCAGATCAGCCGTATTCCAGTTACTATGGTCTTCAGCTTTAGCATTCTCAAAGAAGCTATGCCAATAGCCCATGTTGATCACAAACCACTTACCACTATGTTGAAAGATCAAATTGACTTTATTCAGATCTTTAGCTTTCCAGTCTTGCCACCAGTTAGTACCATTTAGCTGTCCTACCCATTTCCATAACTCTAAGATAAACCACTTCTCAGGCTGATCTAGTATCTTTAAAGTACTACTCGTGACTGCTTTAGCGTGAGTATTTAAAGTAGACACACTCGGCAATACATCCGGTACGGTTAAAATACGATACTGCTGACGTTCACTACTTTCAGCAACTATCTTAGCTTCATCCCACAGCGTCTGCTCTAAGTCAGCCCACCTTTGATATTCGGCTAAAGGGACATCGCTATACTGGTACTGATCGATAGGAAAGTTATAGTTCAGCAACAATAAGTGCTGAGGGTTTTCATCCTTTAGTCCATGGCTCTCTCAGGTATTTGAACTCTTTATGCGCATGCTGGTAGTCTTGTACTTGTGCGATATTGAAACGCTCCATCCGACGACTCATGACGCCTTTCGTCATATGCAACTGACTAGTATGCAACTGCTCCGCATGGTCGATGACGATGCTGCCTTTAGGTCTACTTTTTAAATAAGGTAAAGAAGCATCAGGTCCTTTTACACTAGTATTATAGTCTAAGAAGTGGAATAAGCTATTCATCGGAAAGTTAAGCTTATCCATAGGGAACACACGAGGAAACACGATCTGGTTAGACCGCATGACACCGTACTGTTTATAGAAGGCATTGTAGGTAAGCAACATAATGGTTTATCCGGTAATGCTGGCTAAGACATATTAATCACATCGGTCTCATGCTTAAAGCTAAAAGTACCATCAGACGCGATGTAGTAATGTCGGCTATTAAGAAAATCTTTGACTTCTTGTTGGGCATCAGTAGTGAAACACATAGTCCAACTCAAAGTATCGCCATCGAACCCAATGTCCACGTCTATCCTAGACGCCGGTGCGCAATGACACCCGCCCTGAGTTTCTTCAGGGGGCAGACTATCTCATTACCCTCGCCTCTTCTTGTGGAATAGCGGTCGGGTACTTCCCATTTCGACGCACACTCCTAGTGCTGTCTACGCCTTGCTGAAGGGCTAGTCGTTGAGCCTACCTCATGCCCTTTTGGGGTTTAGAGGCTTCGCTGCGTGGTTGCCCAATCCTAACCATGCCGTAATACGACAGGGACTTTTTGACCCGTCACGCTCGCCTTTCAGGCCACGTTGTGGGGGGTTAGGCTCTAAGGGTATTCCCGCAATTAGGAAGGCACTCATCTCAGTTTACACCGAGAGAGGGACAATAGTAAGAAAATATGCTACATCATATTAAGCTTACTCTAGTATCGCAGTCAAGACGGCTTAAATGAGGGAGAGCAGGTGACATAGCGTTTACCCCACCTTCACCCCGTATAGGAAACTCAGGAGCTACTACCTCAGTCTTTTCCCAGCTACTGTCTAATAAGTAGCGTACCTCAGTCCTCGCTGTCGCTTTGACATGTGGGTAACTCGGGTAGATGCTACCAAACCCAGTAACAGGATAACGCGTCACGTAGCCTGGTAAAGTCGGTGCTCGTTGAAAGACCGAGATATACAGTAACTCACAAAAGCTCACAGGACGTACATCAGCTCGATTACGCTCAGGTGGTAGTTCATCTATATCTTGGAATAACCTAAACGTACCATCTGGCCCAGTATATAAAAGACCAAAATAGCCTTCAGGTAATTCGAGCACATTATGTCTAAGCTCTTCCTCACCAAAGCGATTCAAGACTTTCTGTAAGCCTTCGTTAGTCATCCACTCATCGTAGACATAACTAGCGACATCTACCCATTTCGGCTTTAAGGTCTTTTTATCGACTAAGACAGCCGGTGAGTTAGGTCCTTGAAACACTTGACTTAGAAAGCCATTCCTGATATCAAAGAAGACTATAGGTAAAGCACTCTTAAGAAACTGATAGAGTCCTATCACTGACTGATTAGGATCTAGCAATCTAGGTGAGTCTAAGCTATCGACTTTCTGGATCAGTGCGGTAGCTACATTACGCGTACTGTTAAAGATCTTGCGTGAAGCCCACTTACCTAAGATCATTTTACCTTTGCCTTCCATCATCCCTCTAAAGTAATCGTAGATTTCTATAAAGGTCTCTTGCATCTGGTAGCGTACGACATCCATAGACTCAGGATTATTCTTCAAAGCAGCCGGATCTATCATACCGGCTAAGGAGATCATGCGTTTATATGGCTTATTGATCTCACCTTCTGAAGGTTTACCATCTTCATCATACTCGTAGTCTCTTAAACCTGCCGGCAAGATGATTAGCTTATCGATCAGAGGTTGTTCCCTATACTTCTCCACTAGCTTAATGTTAAACTGTCTAAGTGGACTAGCTCTAGTCTCGAACACGAGCTCACCAAAATGCTCTAAGAAGAAAGTATAGCCTGTACGACCCTCCATAGGCGTAGACTTAATAAAGTCTCTATTCGTAGCATCCCAGAGAGCATAGCCTTTACCTGAAATAATATCTGCATACAGCTGCTTTAATTCCTTAATGGCTTTAAACAGTACGGGATGCAGTAGTCCTATATTTAAGCGTACGTAGGAGAAAGTACGGTTACGGCGCTCATCGCCGACTTTACCAAAGATCTCAGTGCTGAATAAGCCGTTAGCTCTATAGGTACGAGTAGACGGCTCGAAAGTATCGATCGTGGTGACTGGCGGGATACTGCGCACCATCTCCTCAGTCGGTATGAGGATATTGATATTAAAAGGTAGCATGTTTACTGACATAGTAGCCCTCAAATCGTTTGAATTATTTAGGAGTTTGTATCATGGCAAAATCTAAAGAAGCTGAACTCGATGATTTCGATTTCGACGACGAGCTAGACTTCGACTTTGACGGTCCTAGTGAACCCGGTGAAGATGTAGAGGAAGACTCTCGTAAGCCTATACAGAAGGCTTTTAAAGGTATCCCTCAGTGGGGCTAAGGACAGAATAGTCTCGACCGAATTTCTCGGTGAGGTGGTCAAAGGCGCTTTGCCGAAAGAATACAGTGAGTCCACTTTATGGGCTCGACGGATCAGCCGTAGACCAAGTAGCTAAATTAGCCGGCACTACGACAGAGCTATACCATGACGCGGTCGCTAAGGTCAAGCCTGAGGCTAATCGCGTCTTTAACCAGATGTATAAACTGGTACCTACCAGCCAAGTACGTGCACGTGGGTTCTTAGATAAAGTCCGGGGTGCAGTCGGTTTCGACGAAGAACAACAAAGACGTGCTGAAGTATCTGCCGAAGATCAAGAAATCAGCGATACCTTAGGCAAAATCTTTACTGCGCAAGCAGAGCAAGACTCACAAGAACGTGCTGAAGATCAAGCAGAAGGACTGATCCAAACAACGATCGAACAGCAACTGCTTTGAATCTGATTCACAGCGATTAGATGCTATCAATGGTAGCTTAGGTCGCTTAGTCGGTTACAACGATAGAATCAATGCGGCTTATCAAAAGAAGTCTTTAGAATTACAATACCGCTCGTACTTTGTACAAGCTGGTATGGCAAAAAAGATAGCCGAGTATTTTGAAGTCTTTAAAGTCCAAGGCGATAGTATCGTCAAGAATACGGCTTTACCGGATTTCGTTAAGCAAAGGGAAAGTGAACGCTTTAAAGAGTTATCGCGCACTAAGTTTTACGATAAGATCCAGACAGGCTTATTCGGCAGTGGGAGCGGGATAGAACGTGGGATCGCTAAGATTAAAGGACTAATGAAGGAAAACATCGCTGACTTTGTATCAGGGATGAGTGATGCACGAGATGCCATGGGTGACATCTATGATGCCCAGGATATGCTAGGCAGTATGGACATGGGTGATGGTAAGAAGACCTCGGCGATGGATATGGCCATGGACATGGGTGTGGATATGGGCGCCGGCATGGTCGGTAAAGCTGGTGTCAATTCCTTAGGCCGCAAAGTCGCTGAAAAGATCCGTAACAAAATGACCGGCAATAATCCGCTATTAACGGATTTTGCTAAGAAGAGCATGAAGTACGGGACGGATATCCCGGCCAGCTTACGTGAACTAGCGCGTTCAGATGCCTTGAAAGTTTCTAGTGAGGAACTTAATGAAGGCGGTATCATGAACGCCATGAGACGGAATGGTAAGTATGGTCTTAAAAACATCATTAGCTTATTTACCGATACCACTGATACAACTATCGATCAAGGCGAGGGCTTCACCGATCTGACTAAGCCAGCTATCTTTGATGTAGTCACTAAGCGCAGTATCGATAATATCATACCTGGCTACTTAGCACGTATTTTAAGAGAAGTCCAAGTATTCCGTACTGGTGATGAGACGATTTCTTTAACGGAGTTCGATCATGGCTCTAATCAGTTCATGGATCGTAAGAAGATAGTGCGCTCTATTAAGAAGCTCATGCAGCGTACGATAGCTGGTGATGATGTCAAGCGTCGCTTTACTGAGTTAGAGCAACAAATAGGTTTAGAGTCATTTTCACCAGAAGCACAAAAAGCTTTACGCACGATCATGTCGAATACGATTTCAGATCGTAATGCCGGCATCATCGATAGTAAGACTTTTATGGATGAAAAGCATTATCGCGATTTAGATCCTAATGTCGCTGAAGAGATACAGAGCTAAGTTAAAGCAACGCTATGACTTAGGTGCAGAAGGCTATGAGGATGAAAACTACAAGCTCAATCAGAAAGCGACCTTAGCTCGTAAAGCATCTGCGTGGACCGCAAGGACATATGGAGCAGCTAGTCCGTCTCGGACGTAGAGACATATTAAAGGAGATGGGCTTACTGACTGAAGGCGGTGGCGGTTATGCTGCTGTCGTAGGTGAGTTAGAGAAAGTACCGCGTAAGTTTCGTAAGGAGTTTACGGAAGCAGCTAAGAAGATGCAGTCAGGCGATAGCATCTATGACTTAATCTCAGAGAAGACTAAGACCAAGATACAGGAAGACCCTGGTAAGCTGTTTGAGATCATGCGAGATATCGACGCTAAGTTTGAAGGTAGCGGTAGACAGCTAGTAATGGATTATGAAGGTTATCAGCGCTTCTTAGCCAACCAGCTCTCCGGTGCTGAAGAAGATGACGGCAATGACACTGGCGTAGAAGCCTCTTCAGCCTCTGAAGTCATAGCTAGACGACCTACTGCGATACCTACGCGTCGTCGTGTCGCACGTACACCAGGTGTACCGCGTACTGCTAGACGTACTGGACCGCGCACTGTCGCTCAGACTTCTGCACCCTTACCGACTGTCGCTGAGATATTACCGACCGATACCAGCCACACCTACGACCTTAGCATCGACAGCACCACCACCAGTAGTCATGGCAGAGGACGCGAGTGATAAAATCGTCACTGCCTTAGACCCTATAGCTGGTAGCTTAGTAGAGATTAGAGACTTATTAAAAGCCCGACCTATGACATCGATAGGTGTCACAGGTGGGTGGACTATGCCGATCTATAGATGCATCTAACTTCAGCATAGGTAATCTGCAAAACGTAGCTAAACAACGCATGGATGAAGGTGTACAATATGCCAGCAACTAGCAGAGCAACATGTACCTGAAGCAGTCAGATCGCAAGTCAGTGCTGGTATAGATCGCGTCCGCGATACTAACCTAGATAGCATCATGGAGGATTTACAAGGCGTCATCGACCTGGTAGGAGAGATGACAGCTGGGGAGATGAAGCAGAACGCTAGTAACGCATATGAAAATGCTCGGTTTACATTAGTCGATAATGCTAGTAAGTCATACGAGCGCTTACCGGAAAATGTGCGTACTCGTTTAAACAATGTGTCGCAGACGGTAACGCAAACAGCGACTGACTTAGGTCAAAGAACAGTCGCTCAAGTCGAAGCCCATTTACCAGAGAATGTCAAAAAGCAGTTAGAGTCTTTACCAAGTGAAGTCAGGGCTCAGGTAGAATCTGCCTATAAACGACTCAAGGAAGGTGAAAAGCTACAGAACTTAATTCCAGAAGAGACGAAGAAGCGGATCGAAGCACTGCCTACCGATATTCGTACTAAAGCCAATGAGATTATTGGTAAGATACAGTCGACAGAGTCGGTCCATGACTGGGTAGCTCCGGAGACAATAGAGGAATGGAAAAATCTGCCCGGTCATTTACAAGAGCAGTTTTCAAAAATACCAGATGTGGTCAGTGCTAGATTAAGCTCTAATGCTGCAGAGCAGACCTGATCTTTTTGCCGACGGAAGCACTCCTGTCGGAGCGACAAGGCTGCCATCTATCAATCTGCCTAGAATACTCGCACCTACGGCTAGCTGGGTAGAATCGATACAGCAGCAAGTCGGCAATAAAATCCCTACAGCTATTAGGAAGTCTAACACCAAGCTCCAATGCTGCAGAGCAGACCGATCTTTTTGCCGACGGAAGCACTCCTGTCGGAGCGACAAGGCTGCCATCTATCAATCTGCCTAGAATACTCGCACCTACGGCTAGCTGGGTAGAATCGATACAGCAGCAAGTCGGCAATAAAATCCCTACAGCTATTAGAAGTCTAACACTAAGCTTCTAATGCTGCAGAGCAGACCGATCTTTTTGCCGACGGAAGCACTCCTGTCGGAGCGACAAGGCTGCCATCTATCAATCTGCCTAGAATACTTCGCACCTACGGCTAGCTGGGTAGAATCGATACAGCAGCAAGTCGGCAATAAAATCCCTACAGCTATTAGAAGTCTAACACCAAGCTCTAATGCTGCAGAGCAGACCGATCTTTTGCCGACGGAAGCACTCCTGTCGGAGCGACAAGGCTGCCATCTATCAATCTGCCTAGAATACTCGCACCTACGGCTAGCTGGGTAGAATCGATACAGCAGCAAGTCGGCAATAAAATCCCTACAGCTATTAGAAGTCTAACACCAAGCTCTAATGCTGCAGAGCAGACCGATCTTTTTGCTGACGGAAGCACTCCTGTCGGAGCGACAAGGCTGCCATCTATCAATCTGCCTAGAATACTTCGCACCTACGGCTAGCTGGGTAGAATCGATACAGCAGCAAGTCGGCAACAAAATCCCTACAGCTATTAGAAGTCTAACACCAAGCTCTAATGCTGCAGAGCAGACCGATCTTTTGCCGACGGAAGCACTCCCTGTCGGAGCGACAAGGCTGCCATCTATCAATCTGCCTAGAATACTCGCACCTACGGCTAGCTGGGTAGAATCGATACAGCAGCAAGTCGGCAATAAAATCCCTACAGCTATTAGAAGTCTAACACCAAGCTCTAATGCTGCAGAGCAGACCGATCTTTTTGCCGACGGAAGCACTCCTGTCGGAGCGACAAGGCTGCCATCTATCAATCTGCCTAGAATACTCGCACCTACGGCTAGCTGGGTAGAATCGATACAGCAGCAAGTCGGCAATAAAATCCCTACAGCTATTAGAAGTCTAACACCAAGCTCTAATGCTGCAGAGCAGACCGATCTTTTTGCCGAATCCTCTTCTGAAACACAGATACCACCAACTAGTTTAATAAACCGACTTAAGTCTATTAAGCTTAACGGATTGATCTGTGCCTTTATTGAGCACTATGGCTACAGGTGCAAGTGCAGTTTCAGGCATACCTATCGGTTTAATGTCTCAACTGTTAGGTTCTTTTAAGAACCTTCAGTCTCATCGACCACCTCCTCTTCTGAGCACAGTCATCTGCCGCATCGCCAGAGATTAGCGGTACTGAGCAAGGTTTGTTTAAAGCATGGCGTGATAAATTAGCGTTTGATAAATTAAAAGAACTCAAGCCTAATATTGTGCTACATCTAAAATAAATTGGTCCAAAGGTGTCGGACAGGGTGATGCTGGTGCCGACGACGCCAGTGAAGACCAATTGGCTGATCCACTCCATGCAACCTACACCGGCTCCACCGGTCCAAGAGAGAGAAGCCAAGAGCGATTAAGCGTGTATTAAAGACTACGCGAGGTATTGATAGAGGTTATCGAAACTTAGCTGGTAAAGCGATCATGGGTGCTCCTGGTTTTGCACTCAAAACTTTAGGTAATACGTATAAGTACGGAGGTAAAGCTTTACTAGGACTCGGTGAATTTGGCGCTATGTTCGCTAGTGAAGCGATTAAAGGCCATTTAGGTATACCGGATAGTCCAGCACTTATGATGACTACGATGCCTAGACGAGGCTGGATCGCCAAATACTCAACCACAGGAAGCTACCGAAGGTCAAGCTACCGAAACTACTAATAAGCCTAAGGATGGTATCTGGAACCGTGCTGTAAAGAAGATGGCGGATACTGTAGGTAAAGGTAAGGAGATACCTACTGCTACTGTTACCGATGTATTGAAACGCTTAACTGCTGAAAGAGCACTCAATGAAGATAATCAAGATCCTGCTCAGACTCAACGCCATTTATCGCAGTTGCAGACTTTAGAGTTTGTTAACACTGCTTTCAGCAAAGAAAAAGAGGCGATAGTGAAGGTCAAGCTACCGAAGGTCAAGCTACCGAAGGTGAGGAAAAGAAGACAGCTTACAATGATACAGATCATAGCGGGGAGCGAGATGGTAGCTGGAAGGATAGGATCAAAGACTCGATGCGCGTGGCTTTAAAGGTGAGATGCCTAAAGAAGCTGAGGTCAAATATAAGCCTGATAAGAACGTCATTGACTTAATGGCTAAGAAAGCAAAAGAGGTAATGGATAAACTCAAAGGTAATGCCGATAGCGTCAAGGAAGGATTAGAAGATGCTGCTGAAGATCTGCTCGATAGCGATAATGAAGGGCGAGACGGTAAGAAACAGGGTAAGGGGTAAGAGCAATAAACCGATGACGAAAAAGGAGCGATTACGTCGAGGTATTAGAAGCGTCTTAGATAAGACTAGAGCTGTAGATCGTGGTTATCGTCGCGTGGTCGGCGGCGCTATTCGTAAAGGGTGCTAAGCTTGGAGCAAAGAAGCTTACTGGAGTGTACACAAAATGGGTGGAAAGGCGATATGGAACATAGGTAAAACAGCTGTACTGGGAGGGTTAAGCAGTCTAGGAGGATTAGCTATGAAAGGCATCGGTGCTGCTGGAAATATCGCAAGAGCAGGATCAGCTATTTATGCCGCAGGCGGTATGAGTGGATTACTGGCAGCAGCAGGCAGCATGATGCTTACACCGGTAGGATTAATTGCCGGAGTAGGTGCTTTAGGTTACGGTCTTTACAAAGCGTATAAATGGTGGAACTGTAATAAAGCTTCCGTTTACACCAATTTACGTTTACGTCAATATGGCTTAACTGAAGCCGATAGTGATAAGAACCATTTCATCTTTGAGCTAGAAGAATACCTGATGAAAGAAGCCGTAGGCTATCACACGAAGGTATTCCTTACTTAATGGAAAGAAAGCTCGAACCTGAGAAAGTACTCGAAATCTTCGATATCGACCCAGAAGACGAAGAGCGCATGAATGGTTTCATGACGTGGTTTAACGGACGCTTTAAGCCTATATTCTTATCTCACTTAGCGGCCTTGTTTAAAGTCGACCGTAAAGCTAACTTGCACGAAATCGACGATATCAAGACAGAAGCCTTAGTCCAGTATATCAATGCTGTCGCTACGCCTAACGGACCTTATGATATTATTGCTTCACCGTTTGAAGATCCTGAAGAATTAACAGCAGGTGTTCAAGATGTAGAAGCAGCTATTGATCTAGCTAAGTTAGAGTTAAGTAAAGCCAATAAGAACGCTAAAGGTAAAAGTGATGCATTACCAGGCATCGCTGCTGTCAGTCAGACTACGCAGTCTTTAGAAAAGAAAGCCGAAGCAGAACATACTGCTAGACCTTCTACGAGTATTGGTAGAGCAGTAGATGCTGCTAAGCCAGAAAGCAAAGGCATCGTGCAGAATATCCTAGGCAAGATCCCGTCACTATTATTAGAGGCAGGTACCGCTATCAGCGATTATGCTCGATCCTGTTAAAAAACTCATGACTAAGTTCAGCACGAACTTAATCCATAAGTTTGCAGGATTTGCTACTGCTTTGAAGCAGGCGGTTTTAAACCTACGGTTTAGTTACTGTAGATATTCATAAAGCCGGTATCTTGCGTAAGCTAGAGAAAGGTTTATATAAGTATCTAACGGTCGATAAGGATGTAAGAGCTACATTTGAAGGCGATGTATCTGAGATTCTAAAGGAGTACGGCAGTGATTTTAGGTGTCAGTTGGAGGTCGAAAGTGAACAAGCCCCGATTTGGATACGCTGGTTTAGATTACGGTTCTTACCGGCATATTTAGAGTATGTAGGACTTAGCGACCGCAGGCGGTAGGTAAGACGTGAACCTGATGAGTTAGAAGATAACCTCAAGGAGAATGCGTAAGTACAATATCGCCTCAAGCTATCGTAGGCTTAGCCGGATGTCTGGAAAGTAGAAGAAGCCCCATGGCCTGAATACTAAAGTCCGGCCTCGATCCTAAAGCTCTGTGATGAGAATCTTAACTTCTTGCAAGATACGCGTTAAGGAAGAGCAAATCAAGGAAGAGAAAGCCAAGAAGCCTAAAGATGAGCAGATCAACGCAGGCATTAAACCACCGGAAAATAAGCAAGCCGAGTTTACGCCTGGTTTAGGTAGACCTAATGATCCAGCCAGACCAGGTGAGCAGCTGAATCTTGATAGTGAGGCTGAGACGTCTAAAGGTTTGAATATAAAACAGATGGAGGGACAACAGGAGTCACAGGCACGTAGCAGCGCTAGTCCTTCTGGCATCGTTATGGATCAATCACCGTTAGCATCAGGACAAGGTGGAGATGCCTTTATCAGCTTAGATGGTAACAGCTATATCGACGGTATGCATCCTTCATTCATGTCTAACTTTAGACGGATGGCTGAGGAGTACGGCAGTAAGACTGGTAAGAAGATCCATGTGACATCGGCCTTTAGATCAAAGGCCCATCAGAGATGTTGCACCGTAAGGATCCAGCAAAAACCGCTAGGCCCGGTAGATCTCTGCATGAGAAAGGATTAGCCATGGATATCTCGCCTAAGGATGCGAATGAGTTAGAGTCTTTAGGCTTGATGCGTAAATATGGTTTTACTCGTCCTGTAGGTAGTGAGGATTGGCATATCGAACCCGCAGGGATACAGGTAAATATCGAACGTGCTAAAGCAGATCCTAACTTTGCTGGTAAGATGATCGATGCCTCTATAGGTGAGAGGGTGGTGGACTAGGTACAGATAAGAGCGTCAAGAAAGTCACGCGTGATTCTAAGCTAGCCTTAGCCTTACTCGGTGATATTTCAGTCAAGGATCCTAAGCCAGCTCTAGCATTAGCGCCACCGACACCTAACATGCCTACTGGTCAAGCTGGTGCTGATAGTCAGGGTGGTGGTGCAGGTGGTCAGGGAGGTTATGCCGGTAGCATAGGTGGTGGAATGACACCTGTCGGCTATAGTCCTGGAGGAGATGGAAATCAAGGCGGTTATGCAGGAGGCGGTGGACTTACCTTACAGACACGGAGTTTTGGTGCCTTAGGTGGTGGTGGGTACGGCGGTAGTCTCGCCAGCAGCGCAGCAGGAGGTGTAGCGCCTAGTAGTACAGGAGGCCCTACCGGAGGTCCTACCGGAGGTCAAGGCTGGATGAACCAAACTGCCACTGGAGCCGACGGTGAAAAGCCTACATTGCCATCCAGCAACATTCCGAAGATGCTCACAGACTGACACGCGTCAGACTTAGGCAAGCATGCGAAATCCTTAAGATCATTGAGGACCTATGGCGTCAAAGGCAAGTAGGTGTAGCATCTCTAAATGCAGACTGCTGGAATAGATCTATCGCATCTGCATCCAGGACTACTGCTAGACTTGAATCCTAATGGCAGGAGCACTGCGGTACGTCAGACAGTAAAGGCTTGTTCCATATTACGTTGACAGGTACTTGGCGTGAACAGCTGAATAAGTTTGCATCGCAAGTATCCGATGAGCTTACAGCCTGGGTCATCTCCTTACGATCCTAAAGCTAGCACGATCTTAGCTGGTGGATGCATCTGAACGCAAAACTTCAACATGAGTTAAGAACTTAGTACCTAAGCTTGGTCCGGTTGAAGCTTACATGACTCACTTACTCGGTGGCGGCAGGTGCTAAACGATTCTTTAGCGCCCCACCAAGTGACACCAGCTGCAGCAGTATTGCCAAACGCAGCGGCTGCAAAGCTAAGGACGACTTTATTTCGCCGGAAATATGATACAATCCTCTGATCGGGCATGCTGGCAGTGGATACGGTACTGTTAAGGACGTATCAAAAACATGCTGGCTAAGAAAGCCAGCTAGTTTTGGTCATTACCTAGGCCATAGTACCACGAATGTTGGTCAAGATATGGTCACAACCGCTGAAAGGATGAAGGATCTAACGGAGCTGATCCGACGAAGGCAGCTGGTGCTACAGGTAGTGAGTCAAGTGGTCAGGGATGGTATGGCTGCTACTAGTAGTGGCCAAGGTGGTGGGGTCTGAACCAGGTACGATGCCTAGTAGGTTGTCAGCACTGGTAGCGGATGCGGGAGTCGAAGTGGGTATGGTGGCGGAGTAGCGAGTAGTTCTGACTAGTGCAGTAAGTACTAGGCTCAGGTAGTGGTATGGATCGTAGCGTCGCAGGCAGTGCCGGTGGTGATCCCGGAGTTCCTACGCGGAGGTCCTAGCCGGAGGTCAAGGCTGGATGAACCAAACTGCCGCTGGAGCCGACGGTGAGAAGCCTGTAGCTACACCACACGTATCCGTTCGAAACCTATACCTCCTGGCAAGCAAGGTATATTTGAAGGCCATCGAGGAAGGCCTCTAAAGAAGTCGGAGTCGATCCTAGACATGATGAGAAGTGATTGGCTAGCATCAGGAATCTAGTCTGAGAGCGGATGCAGGTGCTCACGATAGCAATGCACAAGGTTTATTTCAGTTTATGCCTAAAACTTGGAGGTATCAGATCAATAAACTGTTGGAAAAGGGCAAGTATGAAGAAATCACATCCGGAGCATCTCCATTTGATCCTAAAGCATCCACTATCATGGCTGCCGAATATCTTAAGGAAAACTTTACAGCCGGTATTAAAAATCTAGTGCCTAAAATAGGTTTGGTAGATAGCTATCTGATCGCACTTCTTAGGCCCATGGAGATTTAGAAGATTTCTTAGAGCAAATCCAAATCAGTCACTGTAGCTACTGTGGGTATTTCTAGTGGCGTAATTCAGAATAGGACAAATAAGCCATTATTTGCTCCAAATGGTGTACCGACTACGGTAGCAGGTGTTTACGAGAATGTAAAGAATAAGTTGACGAAGACTGCAGCTGCCTTTGGTTTGAAAATGCCCGATGAGAATAAATCACCGGATGCAATGGCTAGTGCCGATGATCCGTCAAAAGGACTGAGCATGATGGTAGAGAAAAAGCCATCGGATCAGATCGCAGGCTATATCAATGGTAAAGCGATACCGTCACAGGAAGCAGGTTCGGCCGCGACACCGTCTACACCGCTGACTAGTCCTACAGCTAGTACAGCTACAGCGACTAATGAGTCTAGTCTTGGCTCTGCTCAAGGGACGCAAACCAAGAACGACGGTATGACTAAGGTAGACTTTCCTAGAAGGCTATCGGATAGTCCGCCTGAACCTTCCACACCACCACCGACACCGCTAGCACCAGCTGCCTCTTCACCGACCCAGCAATTGGGTCAGGCACCTGCCGGTTATTCGGAAAGTGTCAGCACGCCTACGCAGCAATATGCTGCTCAAGCTACTGCACTCAATCCGAATGCGACAGCTAATGCAGCATTACCTGGTCTAGTACCGATGCAGGATAAACGCGATCTAATCGCTCCTGCCGCTATGGTGATGCAGGCTAATGCTCCATTAGTGCCTAGCTTTAATATGGCGACCCTAGGAGAAGGCATACATAGCGTCGACGATACTTTAAAGTCCTCACTGAAGATCCAGCAAGAGACTTTAGATGTATTGAAGACATTAGCTGCTAGTCTGAGTCCTGAGCAATTACAAATGTTGCTTAAAGGCTTAGCACCGACACCATGCTCCAGACACGACCCCTGCTCCGAGTACTAATACTCCGAGCACCACGGCAGCTAAACGCGACATTCCAGCCAGTGCTATTAATCTTAATCGCACTATGGCATAAAAGGTGGCTGAGAGAGCCCTTCTAAGGCTCTCTCAGCCTTTTTATACTCATACCCACTACAGTGATAGCCATGGCTGAAAACGACACACCACCCCCGTCTAGCTTACTGAATAATGATAATGTATCATTCTTGCTAGATAATGACTGGGCCCGCCAAGCCTTCCTTATTAGCGATGAAGGATTTAGGTGGCGCTGGCACTTACGATACCATCAATCGCTATTGGTCGACTAGCGCATAACAAGTTCACCGATACGTCGCTCAGGCGGTAATCTCGGTATTAACCCTAGACCGCAATTTACACCGTATGCTGATATCCCAGTTAAAGGTAGAATGAAAGATCGCAGTGATGTCACTGTCGATGATCAGAAACGGACTATTTCGGAATGGGTCGCTACTATAGTGAATCTATAGACGATAACGCCCAGACCATCTACATGCGCTTCGGAGTACCGCAGTTTAACTCTTTAGTCGACTTCTTTCAACTAAAGCGTTCGATGCCGAATATGACGGCTAGTCGCCCGTACTGGTCGTGGCCCGAGCTGCTTGGTACGACGTCGCTAAAATAGCCGGTGCGATAGGTACTGGTTTACATGCCTTTCCAGCGATTAGTATCGATCGATCTTATCTGGTCAGGCTTATGCATGACTTGCATTTCAGTCAGCCGACGAGTCGTTCTACTACACTGAAGCCGACTATGCATACGTTATTGGTCAGCTGTCACTACCCTGACTAACAGCTATCGCTGTCAACCGTGGCATACATGCCGCAAATCGTAGACGGCGGACAAGACCAGGTAGCAAGGTAATCCTCATAAGCTTAGATGCAGCAATGATTGCAGAACCATGCACTCGATGGCGATGCCGGACATCTTTGATGAAGATGGCGGGATCGACGTCTATGCTGTCGCTAATAAAGCACAACGTCATGCTAATAAGCAGTTCATTAGATGACTGTAGTAACTCAATGTTGCAGTGATACGGATTTTGCTGGGTTTCGTGCAGAAGAGCAGATCAGGATAAGTTGATCGTAACCGGGTAAGAGTCTCGTCGATCATAGCTTCATGCGCTGCATTTAAGGCATGGTAACGTATTACGACCATGAAGGATCAACCGACAGCCAGCTTAGAGCTATTCGCCTAAAATCGACCCTGAGACATCGCTGGACTCTAGAAGGCGGCTGAGTCAGTCATCATCCTTAAGCTTCTTCGACTCTGAGTTTAGCAGATGGTAGTCAGTTTGCAGTATTTAAAGTAGACCACACAGGCTCTGCATCTGAAGTCTTTTAGCAACTCAGCAGTAGAGTCCGATCTGTCGAACAAGTATAACTAGCAAGCTCCTACAGACACGTAGAGGCTAAACTTAGTTTTGCTGACGGCAATATAGTAGGTGAGCTCGATCGGTGAGCATCCTAGGCGGTAGTCAGCCGATGCTGTCGTTGGTACAGTGAGCGGTATGACGCTAGGTATTTCTGACGTATTGCAATACCTAGGCAATACGTATCGTCGATATCCCGAAACACTGGCAGAGTTCTTCAGCGTCGCTACCGCGCACATCGTACACGATCCAGCTGATCAGCCCGTATGAAATCCCATATCGCAGATGACAAAACATCTATATACCGATCGCTATGCTGTTAGCCGCTGTACCTTACCCTCATCTACTGGTAAGCAATCTTACACTAGTCCGTTATTCTAGTCCAGCTGTTTGATGAGGCAGATGTCAGATCCAGCTCGGACTCATGGAATCTCTAAGTATTACTAGAGGTACCGCTAACTTACCATTTACTAACAGAGGTAGAGGTGATGGCGATAGATGTGAGCTTCTCCGTAATGGATTTATCGAGCATCATGCATATGCCTATTTCCACTGGAGCTTTGTTTGGTGCGAATATGAGCGATGGATGAGGATAATATCCTCATGGATTATCTAGCGGTATTAGCAGGCCAAGATATCTACAGTCAAATGTACTCCTATTGCCTAAAGCTAAACTGAATGCAGTTAAGTATGCCGCACCAACTGGTTTGCTAAAGCATCTTCACCAGCCTACTGGGCTAGCTTTGATTCATGAAGAAACTACTACTGGGATGTTGGGCTACTTGTTCCCACTATCACCGATTATTAAGCTGTCTCACCGACGTCAGATTTATTTCAAGAGCAATAAGTCAGCATATAGCGAGAGAGCTATCTAGCTCTCCGCTATGCCGTCTTCATCTTAAGATCGCACCATATCCTGGGTTTTGACACGCATAGCGGCAAATGGATCACCGCTTTGACCAGACTGAGCATATGCTTGTTTCGCTTGTTGGCCTGCTAGCATCAATGCCGCGTCACTAGGCACAGTCACACCACCATCCGTAACAGGACCTACTTGTAAGCACTGGGTCTGTAACAGTCCAGTCCACGGTGTCTGCGTGATCGTGATTTTCTCTACCGATTTGATAGTGTGGCTCTGATACGTACTACTAGACCAATTCGGATCGACTTTATTTAAAGTCTGTACTGACTCTTCGTAGAGTTGTTCTCTTTGTACGCTGGTGGTCCAGGCGGTATTTGAAAGTTACCAATAAACTGCTGGCTGACATTCGGTGCATTACTACTGACATAAGGGTGACCAGCATCACTATTCGCTATTTCCATCATGCCGTTGACACTACCGTTCCTAGAGGCAGCATTAGCTAAAGCTCCACCGAGCTGATAGCGCTGACCAGGATTCTCTACCTGACTACTGACGGACTGATAGACATTAGGTAAATTAGCTCGCATGCCTAGATTACCCATAGAGTATAAGGCTCGTTGTTGATTAGCAGGACTGTAGACTTTCCTAGGACTATCGCTATTATCGCCGCCTGTGAAACTATCGAGCAGACTAGAGACATCACTGCCGCCCATCATACTACCAGCTACACTAGCTAGCTCTTTACCTTGGCTGATGAGGTTACTGATACCTTCTTTACCACCGAAGCTATCGAGTAATCCGCCACCACCAGCACCTTCTAAGAAGTCGAGCTTGACAGCGCCGGAGAGTTCTTTAAAAGCACCTATGTCGAAGTTCCCACTCATTAAGCTAGAGCCGATCTTATCTAAGTTGAGATCAGACAGCTTATCGAAATCAATCACACTAGAGAGCTGATCCTTAGCGCCACGGATCATCTCACCGACACTGCCTAAGCTATCTAAGCTAAAGCCGCCTTCACCGCCCAACATGCCTTTGACGCTATCCATGATCCCAGTAGACTCAGCGAGACTCACTGAGGCTACCCATGATATCGCCGCCATTCATTATAGATGAGACGGCTTCACCTAGACCACCTAAAGCACCGGAGTGCGCCACCACCCATGGCTTGGCTAAACACACCGGAGTCAGCGGCGGCTCAGAAAGTCCATACTCGGTATATTAGTCTCTTTGTCTAAAAACTCAAAACGATTCGCTGCTATAGCCATAGCTACCTCGATAAAAAAAAACATCACAGCATTAAGCAAAAAATAATCCACATCCTAGAGGAGCCCGTAAGCCCCTCCAAGATGCAGACTATTTAGAGCTTACTTATCAGCGAGATCGCCGTAAAAGCTCTAGTTGTCTCGGCCGTCAAGGCCGTAAAATCCTCCACATATTTCTCGTCAAATATGTGGTAACGTCTTCCTTACGACTTAAGCCATCCTTGGCCATACGGCGATCCAGCTTCCATGCCAGACGGAAGATTTTCATCCATGAGGTCAAACCGCTCTGCAGTTTGCTAAAGAAACGGTAGCAAGATTCATGGTGCCAAACCATGAATTTGATATACCGATTCACCGCATGTACTACAGATGACTTGATGCTGTCTGCTGCGGCATCTATCTCACGGCATTTTGCCAGTACTTTCATACCTTCTACGGTACTGGTCAAGCTGTCCTTTTTGCCGGTTTTCCATCCAAGCATGAATGCATCCCGCATTGCTTTACAACCATGATTACGAAAATGAAGACCTTGCGAACGAAAGCGAAGAAACTGTTCATAGCACACCTCCTAAGGTATGGTAATAAGTCCATACAGCTGAACGACCGTATAGACTGGAAAGGGTGAATGATCTAGCCACCAGTAGGCTAAGATCATCTTTAATATATGGGATTATGTTTTTCTGCACTTTAAACTAGAGCTTTAGCTAGTTTACTCCACATAAATGCCTTTACCGATATCGATAAACTGCAGCAACTCTCGCATCTGGTCATACGTAGCAGTCAGGTTAAATAGCGTCTCATCCATAGTCTCGTCTAGGACTAGTACGCGTATCCACATAGATCATCCATGCTGATGCGGTATAAGTCTTTACTATCAGGAAACCGAAATAGCTTAAAGCCATGATACTGCTTAGCGACACATTCTTTTAAACAACTACTTAAAGCCGCCATGATCGTCCACGGCAATGACCAGACTGCATACTGCGTACCAGTCTGTTTTACTTTAAACTCTACGCCATGACTGATCTATACGTAGAGTATGCTGACGGTGCTTAATAATCGTTTTCATAGGTAAAGGCTCCGGATGGTCTATAAATAAAAAAGTGGCATAGCAGAGAGTGCTATCACAGCACTCTCTGCATCTCATTTTAAGGTGCTACTTCAGCACCGTGATCTCAACTCATCCTGATAACGCATCCTAGCAGAGCTCGATCAGCTCTGCTCCTCATTATCCTGCAGACTGACAGCCTAGCTTAGGTTTAGGAAACTTTAAGCAATCAAGTATGCTCAGATTCAGCCTATTCTTGAGGAACTCAAAACTAGGTAAGCGATCCTCACGTAATGCTTTCCTGATTTCATCAAAGCCTAGTATTAACCAAGGCCCGCAGTCTGGACGTATCCGTACGCCATCTTCACGCTTATAGATGTAGTAACATTCTAGCTTTGAGCTCACAGTCCTTAAGAGCCTCAGCCCATTGCGGATACTGCTGGAGCTTTTGCCAGTTTGCATCCATGATGATTTCTCTGAAGTTAAATACTTCAGCTCTAGTCAGCTTACGTTCAAAGTTACGTAAGCGTCTGCCCACTAGACAGACTCCTTATCTCATCACAGCGTTCTGCTGATAAGACGTATTTCCAAAAGGTCTCGATAGAGCAGAATCTACCTAAGACATTATGGACAAACGGAGCTTGTGTACGCTGATCCAGAAACTGGCCGAGATCAGTACTACCGCGGTTCCAAATATTCAAGTGATCGACGCCGTCTTCACCCAAGGTCATCGGTGACGGCATCGGTGTCCTTATAAGGGTTATGGCGTCGAGTACGACGCTGTCCAGACCCTCTAAAGTCTGCTATTTGCCCCAGACCCTTGAAGTCTGGAGTATAAAGTTCATTTCGCATAATTAAGCTCCAGGTAAGTCACACGATATCCCTTATGGCTCAGGCATTTCTTGCTGGTAAGTATATGCGTCAGAGAGGTGAAAGAACAGATAGATCATTACCAATACTAGCAACCAGTGATTTTGTTTCAGCAAGGCGTCGCAGTATTCGTACTCTACTCGTAATTGCTCCTGGATAGGCTGAGGTATCAAGCAGGTGTCGGTGTCCTTATTGTCCTCGGGTTCAAAATACAGCCCGCCGGGCTAATACGCCACGTAACTGTATCATCATGCCATTCCAATTAGGACAGATTGATCTGTACCTGCTTAGTGAGATTCAGCACAAAGTCTCTCAATATCTCATCTTGGAAGATCTGCTCAGTCGTCCTTAATAAACTATCCGGCATGAGCAGCTGGTATAGTCTATTACCGTAATACCACTGATAGAGAAAATCCATGACGTGTTCTTTATCATCTCTACCGCTAGGGAGTACACGCATGAGCTCTCTATCTAGTAACGCGATGATCAACTCACCGGCTTCAGCGAAACTAGGAGCCTGGGTAGTGACGCTATAGATGTAATTATTTTTCTCAGTCATGATGGTGCTCCCTCATCGGTCGTATCAGTGGTGTCGGGTGTAGAGCATCTCTTCATCGCTCATGATGTCTAAAGCGACGACGATATCATGCTCCGTGATAGTCTTTGTTATGGTGGTGGAGTCGTATCACCAGCTCGAACTTAGGGATATTCAGAAAGCGCATCGCTTTAATAAATACCCGCCAAGTCTATAGTGCTCTTAAACAGTTCCTTCTTTAAATTCCCTCTAGCTCGTGACCTATCCTTGACATCGCCGATTCTGGCGTTGCGAGGATTCATCAGAAAAGACTCCATCAGCCTATGAAACTGATTTTCTTCTTATTCGCAGATCAAACAAGATCTTCTGGAATAAAGCTGCTAAGACACTATCGACACCGCCACTCTGAGGTACGGTACCGATTTGATGTGCCTTATCGCCGTAAGGTATGTTTATGAAATGACATACTTAACTCCTAGGTCGAAGACTACTCTTAAGGTAGTCGGGTCGTGATATGTGCTCTTTAAATAAAGAGCACGGCCAGTGATAGGTCGTTATATTAGACTGCTTCAAACAGCGCTAATAATGAGACCGTGTTGTTTAATAAGACATCGAGGACTTGCAGCGTATGGGCTTGACGACTACCGACGACTGCTTCACAACTACGATACTGCACGATAAAGGCAGTAGCGGCAGTCTGCCATTCTTCTATAGCTCGGACAGGATCGATATACTGACCATATGCATCTAAGAAGAACTCCCACAACGCTATAGATTGCAGAGAGTTATTATAGACATGCGGCATGAGTCCGATATCGTCACTGAGCGCCGTCGTCGCTATTTCTAAATGGAACGTATATGCTTCTATAGTAGTGAATAATACACTTGCATCGCCAGAGCCTATACTCAGGATCATAGATCCGGCTGAAATGATCAGCACGGATACTTTCTACACTGTACAGACCTTGATCGGTCAGGTGCGGTAAAGCGAGTAGTGGTGGAGTGGATTTACCCACCCACTGCAGACATCGCTTTAAGAGTCGATGAGCCATGCACATGGCTATATCCTCAAGATTACTATATAAGTTTGATTTTTTTAGGAGCTGTCTTTTTATGACTACTGATACACTCTACGCAGACGATGATGCGCTCATCCTGCAGCACACCAAAAACATACGCTTTAAAGATCGTCGATCACTTTACTAGCGAAAATGGCTCATTGCCGCGTAATCAAGGTGAATGGGCTGCACTGCATCCAAGCCCTAGATGGCTTAGATCGTACTGTGTTTACTAAAGCTAAACTCAAGTCAGACGAACAAAACCAACAACAACGCCAGCAAGTACTCGACGTAGTCTGCTGTAGCTCCAGCGTACGGAAGTACAGGCATCGTTGCCACCTGTCCGTACGCAGGATTTACCCGATCTACCTACTGACTATACAGTAGTACCTGTACCGGGTGAGACCGATATCGGCTTACATGACTTAAACTACATGAGCAGTTCATGAGTGCTCAAGAATAAATCTTAGCAGAGGTAGACTCCTTAAGTGGAGTCTCCCTTAGGCGTAGACTCAGGCTGTGGAAAACCATCGGCTTTTTCCATGACCGCCATCGTCTCTTCAAACGCTATTGAGAAATAGCGCACGGGTAATAATGTCAGCTGAATTAGCGGTCCTGCTATTTGCTCCATCGCTTCAAACGGTGACATCTTTAAAGCCTGTGACTCAGCTACCGCCGTATCACTAGGGCGGTCCATTAAAGTACAGAGCAGGACCCATCAAAGTCACTTCAGGGCAAGTCGTCTTTTTCCACTGACCATTTAAGCTGTGGTGTTCTAACCACTCTGGATAACGGTACAGGACTAAGACGCTACATTCTTTTGACCCAAGCGGGATTCAGCTGATCGTAGTCATAGCGAACGATCTGTATATCACAGACTTGCTTGACCGCACTAGCGACTGCACGCACTATGATTTCTTGCTCAGTATCCGTCAGCTCGTACGGATACATATTGATCATGATCTTAGGCGTGTATTGATAAGGTCCTTGTACGCCTTGCTTTAAGGTCTCGTGTACAAACTCTTTACATAACCGTACCATCGGTGTCAGTACACTATTCTTTAAAGTCTGTCTATCCCTAGAGCGATAAACTTTCTCAAAGAGCTCTTGATTGACAGGAAACTCATCGGTCCAGCGATCTAAGTAACCTTTGCGTAAGACAGTCTCAGCGGTTTCTGAATCTATCAGAAATAAAGTCGCTAAACGTGTATCGAGCAGACAATCTAGCTCGATGCATAGTAAAGAAGTAAAGGTGTCAGACATATCAGCCTCATGGTAATGACAGTGACCCCACACATCACAGGCCCCTGAGCAGTATCGACTGCTCAGGGGCCTTATGCGCTACAGGGTGTTAGAGAGATGCATTGCCTTTAAAAAGGTACTGGACCGTCCGGGTGGATTCGACTCCTCCGGCATAATGACTTAAAAGTCTTCTAGGTTAGCGCTACCGTGCCGATTGATCATGGCATTGAGCGCACGTCGCCCTTTTCGTATCACCGCCTCTATACTTAAATAGCTCAGTGACCGATTTGTCCAGACCCATAGCCGTCATTACTTGTAGCTCTGGGAAAGAGATCTTAGCACCACGTCTGGCTTCACCTGTGGGTTGGCCTGAGAGTATGTCTGAAGTCTTATCGGACTCTTGTACTGATAACTTCTTGACTAGCATCTGAGAGGCACGTCGTAACGGCATGTCGATCACCATGTACTTGACAGGTGTCAGATGGGTAGGGATGCCATCATGCTCACCTATCCATAGCCTCTGAAAGAAATCATGACCTAACTTTTTAGCGACTGCTATATTCCTCTCTAAAGTCGGTGAAGCTCCGAAGTTAGGCATCGTTAAAGTCAGGCACTTTTACCAGTCGCTAGATCATCGATGAACTGTTTAAACTCAGCTTCACTGATTTTATCAAAGTAAGCTTTATACAACTCAGTCGTAGGTCCTTTCGGTACCATAGCTTCTAAGCATTGCAGGATAAACTGTTCAGTCTTTTGTCTAGCAGGAGATTTAGCTATGGTGCTCATGGCCTAAAGCCTTCGGTAAACGATGCAAAGCAGCGAATGGCAGTACCGTATCGCCTACTAACTTTTGCCAGTCATTGATTTCACCTTGGTAGATCAAGCAATAACGCTCATTGATAGATACAGCAGGACACGCCATCAGTTGCAGGTTCCAAAACTGATTCAGCATATGCCAGCTGCACCCGACTGTTCTTATCTCTGGCCTCGATGATGTAATGGCTAGTATCGTAGTTATTGACGACCTCGTCAGCTAGACCTGCCTCTAGCAATCGGTCTCGCATCCAGCTCACCAGATCGACCTCCTCAGGGGTACGTGGAGCATGGTAGTCCTGTACTCCTTGAATATACTGCGCATTAGAAAGCATAAAGCTAAATCCTCACACTTAAAGAAACATAGAAAGAGCACGCCTAGCGCGCTCTCGGTAATTTATCATCGCCAGCCCAGTACGGTGAGTACAGGCCCTTACGCATACGGAGTAAATCCATAGTGCTTAAAAATGGCACAGGGTGCTGATCATTATTGACAGTCCACCAGCCTCTAGTACTCAAGAGTACGTCCCAGTCCCAGCCGAGCTTAATCAAATCCTCAAATAATTGCTGAGGTGTGCACAGTATGTCTTCATCTTTTAAGTAGCGCCAGTAGTGATGCATCTGAGCCAGCTCTGCCGTGATATTCATGGCACGCCTTAATTTAGCATCTTGATTAAGCTTACTGCGGACACTCGGACGTGAGAGCTTGAGTGACGGATAGAGATCCAAACTATAATTGGAGTTACTGCCACTGATACCCGAAGCGATCGCACTGATCTTTCAGGTAATGAAACTCACTCAAGCTAGGTAATACGCCTTCAGTCTGACTAACGATGAGGTTAAGTACAAAGCCCGTCATACCGGATTTACCACGCAGCTGCCGTAAGCTGACTTGATTTAAATCTAAGTCACCCGGCATCTGGTCGTCAGCAGTCGAGAGGATACTCAGGGCCTTTAGTGCTTTGATTCAGTAAAGGTGAGGCATTATACGCATGCCAGCAATTACTCATCAAAAAGAAAAACTGATCAGTGACGCCTTTGATCTTATCACCATTCTTTAAATGCTGTAACTTCTTAACTGGTGCTTGTGGGATAGGACCGGTAGCGATATTCAGGTCTTTACCCATATGAGCTGTCAGCAGCACATAATGCTGCGCTCTCGCAGCGTGTAGCAGGGATCTCCATCATGAACCTAGTCTTAGCTAAGCCTTGACGCATGTGGATCACATTGCCACCACTATCACCTAACAGATTATCTTCTTGGATCTTAGCGATATTCTCAGTTTCAAACAAAGTAAAACTGTCAATGCTAGTATAGGTAGGTACGAGTATTTCAAACAGCTTACCATTCTTAGCAAGAAACGGAGTAGGGACTGTGAGCTTCTTAGCGTTATCGCGCTTATCCCTAAGAAATTGTTTTAAGATCTCGTACCAAGGATCAGCATAGTATTGCGTCTTATCGCTCAGTAGCCAGGTACCTTCTTCGACTATGTCTTTATCTTTAAAGCTCTCGAACTTCTGTGAGATACGCAGCCATGCGTGACGGCTGACGATTTAACTCTGTATCGTACGTCGTCCCTGAGGTCTCAGTGCTACAGGCGATCCTATCCATAGCTGATAGCATCATGTAATCCATCACAGTAGATTTGAAGTTATTGCCGATACCGACGACTCCCGTCAGTAAGCTGAGTCCGCCATTGATGATGCTTTCACCGTGGATACCGAGGACACTGTGGCCGGTCGGGATATCGAGTCCTGCGCCGACATTGATCATGACTTTGTATTCAGGGGCGGGATCGAATTTTGGTCGTAACATAAATATGCTCCGTCGAGTGAGTATGGGGGTCACACTATCAGTCTCCACCCAGACTATTTTATATGTGTATGCCTGAGGCGGCGTTTAATGCTATGATTACTCTGGCCGCTTAGGTCATCGTCTTTACACGGCACACGAGGTCCGTATGAAACCTACTTTATTTTCGGCCGATTCGGTGTCGGTGTCGCTGGAAACCCAGATGGCACAGCTCGCCTTAGAGGCACAGTTTATGCAGAATGTGACGGATCTGTTCCGGAACATAGTCCCGTCTTTTAAAGCTAGATTGCAGCAGCTGCATCAGCAGCTCACTGGTTTTACTCAGAAAGATGCAGCGCAAGATCTCATAGCTAACTATGACAATAAGATGGCTTATGCCCATCGCTTCGATAAACGTACTCAGACGGCTTTAGATAATGCCAAGCACTTAGATCTACTGATCTTTGGCGAACACATCATCACTATCCCTGAGAACTTCAAAGGCAGCCTGCCCGTATACACGACTACCTCTGAGACAGACTGTTAGAGACTGGCTTACGGCATCAGTCTTTACTCGATACTTTCAATCAGCAACTCTCAGCTTTCATTAACAACCCAGAGCAACGCAGCTCCGTCACTGGTAATGTGAGCTTCGCTGAATCGAGTAATCAAAGCGCCGTCTTAAAGGAATACCGTGAGCAGTCTACTAAGACTTTAAAGACTTTCTTCGGTAAGGATACTGGCATCTCTAAAGCACCTTTGAAAAATGTCCTAGAGCGTTTCGCTGATTTAGAAGCACTCATCGTGCAGATGCAGATGATGGCTCACTTCTTAGATGTGAAAATACTCCACAGCTATCAAGAAAAGATCCAGCAGATGATCCAGCTACTCGACATCATCATGGATCAGTACCGTAAAGGTACGGTCACTACTGTCTCGCCTAAAGTCGCTATGACTCTTTCGCAAAATGTCTACGATGTCGCTCAGTATGTAGAGTTCGTAGCACTACTCCAGTATGACGGTAGAGTCTGCTTAAACGTCGTCGATAGGATCATAGAAGGTCTAGCTAAACCCGATGAATGGAAAGCAGCTAATCCACGACAAGGCTTTGATGAACCTAAGCAATCTAAATGGTTCGTAGGCTTACAGAATCTCTGGCAGTACGTCCACCAGGGCGCATGATCGTATACTTAGTCGGCATAAAGACACTGTGAGTCTACTCTAGCTTTTGAGCAGACTCACAGTGTGATAGGGGCATGTATGCTATCGTCTTATCCAGCTAGCGGACTAGCTGTTTTTTGATCTAAGATACTACGATAGAGTACTTGTAGATCACCGGCTACTTCATCAGTAGATCCATAGACCATGTAGTCAGGCGCGCTCTTAATCAGGTTCCTCGCTAAATTATAAAAGTCAGGCGGACCATCAGTCTGGCTGACAGTAACAGGCAACCTGCCGCCACATCCATTGGTACTTGACTAAAGGAAACTCAATAGCTGCAGGATCGTGAGCTAAATTGAGTACTTCGTTGACTTGCTCTAAAGCAGTTTTATCAGGCTCTTTCATCCAATCCAAGACACCTAACGTCGAAGCAATAAAGATCAACCTCTTAAAGCGTTTAGGTAAGTAACTGTGTAAAGCTTGGCTTAACCATTGCTTCCAACGTGGTAGCGGTTGATTATAATCAATGGGCTCGACTAAGACATTCATGACTGAGACCTCAGGTAGAAGAAAGACAGCGATATCGCATAAAGGCTGTAACAGCGACGATACCGGCGTAGGATGAAAGACTGTAGGAGTCCTTTTTTGCTAAGAAAGTATCCGCATAGTCATAAGACACTACAGTCTTTAAGACTCTTCGGTCGGTAGTATATTACGGTTTGCAAAAAAGTTCGACCAGATGCCGACCCCTGACAGGGTTTCGATAACGCAAGCGTACCGAAGGCTGTAGGGTGATTCAAACCACGTCAACAGCGTGACCTTCGGTTCGAGCGTTTCCAAGTTCTTAAGATGATTACGCGATGGTAGATCCGCACCTAGTAATAGAGGGATCTGGATCGAGAGTGACTTTATAGCTGTCTGGATAGCTATGGTCACAGAGACATCACGATGACCGACTGCATAGTCTGATTTTAAAGTCATCGTGGCCGGTTTCGATTTCGTCGCAGGGACAGGTGTGTAAAACACCTCAGTCAGATCATGGCATTGTAAGCCGGTCGCAGTCACTGCATCCTGTAGCTCAGGGTTAGCAGCTATAGCCAAATAACGATCTAACAATTCGTCTAAAGAGCCGAAGTTTTCGATCGCACGCAAGGACAGACCGCCGAGCCTTAGCTCGATGGTGAGTGGTTCGTCATCAACGAGTTGATACCGAGAGATCCGCGATTATTATTCAGTAAGGCATATTTGCCATGCTCTTCAATATAGTGATGGACATCGCGGTTATAGAGTTTATCCAGCCGCATGAGCATGACTGTATTGACGCTTTGCGATACATCGTACTGATACTGGCGTACAGCCTCGATCACGGGATCGAGTACTTTCAGTCTTACTATAGAGTAAGCTGCTTCCGGACTCTTACTACCTATGTACTGATCATCTACCTTAACACCGGGTTCAGCTATATAGTAGTGGCCTAAAGTGTTATGGTTAGGGTTAGAGTTGAAGTAGAGACGCTTGAAGGCTATCATGGGATGACGCGGGATTTCATGCTTTCCAGTAACTCTTCTCAGCTCTGACTTTACACTTGGAGACATAGTAGGCATCTCTAAGCATAGAGTACGCCTATCACCGAGAGTTTATGTGCGAGCTCGTTACCTAGTATCCCTGCATGCCCTCGTATCCATTCTACGTGTAAATGGACTCCATTGTCCTTTAAGGTCGTCATAGCCGCCAAGATAGCTAACCAAGTCTCTTGATTAGAGACAGGACTGCCATCTTGCTTACGCCAATTAGATCGTATCCAGATCGGCAACCAATCCATTACGCCACGGCGTAAGTACTCGCTGTCGGTATAGACTTTGACGTTGCGGACATTATCGAAGTTGATATGAGTGAGGGCGTAAAGTAATGCATCGATCTCAGCGGCATTATTAGTGACACTGTGCTCATCGGCACCATAGAGATCGTAGTACCTCTTAAAGTCTTGACTGGTTTATGGACTTGAGTCAACTTATCCGTAGCGATATATCCGGACTCAGTCGTCACATAGCGTCCTGACAATACTTTACTGCCGTCGTAGTGAGTCGTATAGCGATATCCATGAGCACCCCAGCCAGTCTTACCTGGATTCGGACGTGCAGCACCATCGGTATAGAGGACTATCCCCTCATATTGCGTCGTAGACATTCTATTCCCCATTCTTGTTGTTACGGCTAGTATCGTGTAATGATCTTTTTTACATGAGCCTATCAGCACAGCATCCGCTCCGTCAATCCAGCTTGCATCTCTGTAATCTGATAGCAAAAAAAGAATGTTCCCTGTGCACTCCAATTTGCACAACATAATATAAAGCCAAGAACAAATATAGGCCGTGTGAGCATAGGTTCATTTAACCGATTCTGAAGTAGCTGGTTCGTTGCTGCAGCGATTGACTGTAGTCTCTAACTCGTATATCTTACTTTTGCTGTAAGACTGACTGGTTTTGTAACAGCTCGTAGTTTTGCTGCAGTTGTACGTACTTATAACTGACATGCAGTAAAGCACGTCCAGTCATGACGAGCACTAGTACTAAGACTACCGTAATGAAGACCTGGATCCAACGTATAGCGTTAAACTGTGGGCTATAGAAATCGAGCTCTGCCTTTTTATTGATGATCAGCTCGGTGATAAAAGGTATGATTAGTTTGATTAACTTAAGCACGACACCTCACTAATAGTATCCTACACGATTTCGTAAAAGAGAGCTCTTATGTATATTTTAAAAGGATTCGTGACGATCCAGGACTTTATCAGCAATGATCCAGGAGTCGTATCCTCAGTAGGCGAGATCAGTACCTGGTCTTTGACTTACACTAAATCGCCTAGTGAGATATATACTCCCAGGCATACCTGGCTATAGGCTAGTCAGTATGCTCAGTAAGGATACGAGCACTGGTGCTATCCCAGTACCTACTAATATAGTCAATGATGTCTTATCTGTAGTGCGTAGTATCGTCACCTATGCTCAGACTCACTTTATGCCGTATACGCTGAGTGATTTTAGAGATACGATCATGGCTAACTATAGGACGCAGATATCTCTCAGTTTAAGATGGGGCCTTTAGTCGATCATGGCGAGATCGCTCTACCTGAGTACATCGAGTGGATCAGCTCTACTGTAGCAGGAGCTAAGATACGGATATGGTTAGCGGATACAGCTTTCTACAGCAGTATGATGAGTGCTGAGATAGAAGTCATAGCACCTGTGACTAATTTAGACGATCTGTTCGCTAATCCAGCTACTGCGTATAAAGCCTTAGCTGAATGGCCTATAGATGCACTGATTAAGAAAGCTCAAGTCGTCAAAGCGAGTCATCCAGAGACATTGACGCGTATACTCTCCTCATCCGTACATCTTTACGGATATAGATACGCCGCTCTATGACTATCCACTGGCCGTTATTGATTTACGGTCAGGCGGGTGATACTATCGACGCTATGAAAGAAGCCGTCAATCAGTATGCATTAAATCACTCCACTCATACTCACGATCAGCGGGCACTACGCTCGCCTGAGCTATTTAAGCGGACTGAGTTCATGATTTTGCCTAGATGGGATAAGTACAGTATCCCTGATCTAGCCGTAGAGACGGGACTCCATAGCAGCTTAGCTGATCCTTTTGAAGCCGTCAACTTCGCTCAGCGTGAACTGACCTTCTATCCTAGAGAGTGGATACCTCAGCATCTGACATTTGCACCGCACTTCTATAAGTCATTGATGCTAGTAATAGTCGATGGTCCTGATAACTTAGCCACTAAAGAACGCTTTAGTGCTTTGTTTCCGACTATCTGCCTATCGCTACTACATCTTTAGACTTTAATCGCATGCAGAAAAATACTAGGGACTGGTCATTAAAGCTACACGAGATGATCCTCATCTGTAGAAACTATAGACGAGTATACCGTAGTGCCTGAGCAGTATCGTAAACTCCATCGTGATAATAAACTTTACCTGGCTTACCTCTATCAGGGTGTCAACTACCTGGTCGCTGCGAAGTCGAACTACCGATAAGAGGGCGTCAGTGGCCGAGTACATCATCCCCACGATCGGGAGTCAAGGGTATTACCAGATCGCTACTCCATTCGATCGTCTCGTAGCACCTAGTATCAGGTATACCTGTCAAGCAGTACGTACACTCAAGCATTATCTAGCTGAAGGTCAAGATCCGTTTACCTTGTTCTATAGCCCTAATGGCTTAACCCGAGCTGATTTCGATGCTGACTTCTTAGAGAACATGAGCATCGTCGGCTTACAAGCAGAGACGGGTCCTCTGATCTACGTACCGGCACGCTACATCCTGACGTATCCATTACTGGATGGAGTAGCCTATAGGGAGATGATGCTCGGTGTCGCATTAGGCAGCGTCCCTGAGGCTTTAGATCTATCTGCTATCAGTACCCGTATCAGTAATGTAGTCCAAGAGAGTCTAGGCATAGCTCCAGTCATCACGCCAGTACAGATATCAGCTACGGCTATCGTCAGTACTGAGACCGATGCTAGATTAGTAGCTGCTAGACAGGCTCTGATCAGTATGCAGATGTCAGATAGCACTAGGAGTGACATGTCTACAGTCTATCATCGATCAGCAAGCCCAAGTCATAGCTGAGTTAGAAAAGTACATCATCAGGCACTATGTGAGAGATACTACCTTTAATGCGGAAGGTGGTTATTACTATGGTAGTAAACCTAAGAGCCGGTATATGAAACAAATGCCTGAAGCTTTACCACCTGAAGTCATGTTTAAGCTCAGACTTAAACACTCTTAATAACGCCATCACTAATAGAGAGATATGGTAATGATCGCTGATGAGTTTATCGCTAAAATGGCCCATGAGGTCAATCGTACGTATTGTGCGATGCTAGGAGACGATAGCCAAGTCAGCTGGGAAGATGCACCTGAATGGCAGAGGACTAGTGCTATCAACGGTGTGACTTTTCATAGAGCGAATCCAGATGCTAGAGCTGAAGATAGCCATGCGAATTGGTTGAAAGAGAAGTTAGCGGATGGCTGGCAGTACGGGCCTGTCAAGGACGTAGAGAAGAAAGAACATCCGTGCTGTGTAGAGTATCATGAGTTACCTGTTGAACAGCAGATCAAGGATAGTCTGTTTAAATCAGTCGTCACGGCTTTGCTAACGCACTGAGCGTCATAGTGCCCTGAGAGCTCTATAGCTCTCAGGGCACTATGCTGGGTAAAAAAAAAGGGCACGTACCTGTGCCCAAGAGAGGAGATTACACACTAACAAAATCAGTGGAGTTGCTTAGATCTAGCGATCGTTAGAGCATTCCATCTTCTCTAAGCAGCTTGAGGTAATAGCAGACCGAACTAGGTGATAAGTTCATCTGCTTAAGCTATCTCAGGCGGTGAAACCGCGCTGGTACAGAGAGTACACCTGCTGACGCTTACTTTGAAAGTAAGCAGTCGGATTATCTACGATGCCATCCAGCTCATCCCAACCAGCAGTAATGTCAATAGGGGCAGTCTCTATGTCACCCTACCTTTATAGCCAAGGATGATACGATCACCTATCTGACGGCTATACTCAGCACGCTTCTGATGTGCTTCGAATACTCTGTAGAGATCTCTTCGCGCAGGTTTTCGGTCTAGGGTGAAGATGACGTCTTCACCTTTCTGCACAATTATCGTACCATCAGGCCAGTTGACGATGTAATGACCGTCACCGCATTCTCAAACGACCGGCTCATTAGAGATAATATCAGCATCGAGATCGAGCCTTAGTCCAGCTTTTCCTGAAGGACTTGCTTGAGCTTAGGGCACTATGTCGGTGATCTCTAAGCGTGTATCGTCATCGGCTATCCAAACTTTGCCATGCTAACAGTAGATGCATTACTGCTCTAACTGACAAAATACCTCCTGAGATGAATAGGCGAAATAGACTCGACATAGCTGAGTACTTTATGGACTTCCTTGTAGCTCAGCATGAAGCGTCCACCATTCGGTGGCAGGATGTCTATACCTATAGGCTTTACAATAAGTAAGCCATTGTTTTCTTCCATCATAGGCGCAGAGATCTTTTTGTTGAATAGTTCTTGCTGTTTGCTATGGTTCATCAGCCTTTCCTTCTTAAGATAATAAGTGATAGTAGGCCCAGTGACGCCGAGCCTCTTGGCGATCTCAGTCATGCTGTATCCAGAGTTATAAAGCTGGACTATGACTTTGCTGCGAGATTCAGCATAGTTGTTAGCATCAAACTTATTGGTATTGTGGCTCATGAGGTATCCCCTATTATTGATTGAAAATAGTGAGTAGTACGGTATACTCAGTGTAAGTATATATCGCTCTATTCACTTTGAATCTATACTGCTGTTAGACTCAAGCAGCTGTTGACCTTAAACAGGTTTCAGCTTCAAGCAGCTGTTAAAACTAGCTCCAGGTGCTAACTCCACATTAGCACTACAAAGTATGGTAATATCGCTATGTTTCATACTGCCATAAGTCTCGTAGTGATGGCTAACTATGAAGATCTGTGAGAACTGGCTATCGTCGATTAGCTCCTGAATGACTTGATAAGCGGACCGACGATGCGCTGGATCCATTCTAGTAGAGAACTCATCCAGCACGAGTGGATAATCGCTCAGACCTAAGTACTGCATCGCTACGACTTTAAACGCTAGATCGATGATCTCCTGCATACCAGAGCTAGTCTTAGCGATATCAGGTATGCTGATACTCTCATTGATCTGTACTTGAAACTTATAGTCTAGCTCTAAGCTATCTTCATCTTCCGGTAAAGTAGCGAGTAGTCGCATAGGGTAGAGCCAGCCTCTAGCGATAAAATGATTCATCTGCTCTACGTAATGACTGATGAATCCCATTAAGCTTTGAGCAATGAGGCCGCTAGTCGGTGAGAGTTCTTGGGTGAGTTGTTTTAAGGCTTGGCTTTCATGAGTGAGGGTCTCGACTTGTTGTTGGAGGTTAGCGGCTAAGGCTCTTTGAATGTGGACTTGTGAGAGCGTGCGTTCAGCATTACTGAGTTCTAGGCGTAGAGTCTGGATAGCCTCGTTGAGATGATCGCGGATGAGGAGTTGGTTCCAGGCTTCTAGCTGTTGATTACGTTGGCTGAGTAGTCGTGTGAGCGTCTCCTCAATCGACAATAAACGCTGAGCGCTAGTCTTGTATTGCTGATAGCGTTTTAAGCGCTGCTGGGCGTTCTGCAGGCTGTTACTGTAGTGCTGATAATCAGCCTGGAGTTGATTATACTCAGTTTGTAAGCGTTGTAGGAATCCAGCTTCTTGATTTTGCGTGAGTTGCTGTAAAGCAGTTAGTCGAATTATCTCTTGCTCTAAATGTTGGATCTCACAGAGTGCTAGTAGATCTTGCTCTACGAGTTGCAGTTTACTAGCTATCAGTAAAGGCTGAGATCTTAACCAAGCTTCTTGCTTGATCCATTGCCAGAGTGGAGCTAGTACAGGCCAGCGAGTGACATAAGTTTGATAAGTCTGACTGCATTGCAGATAAGTCGCTAAGATCTCTAGTTCAGCTTGGAGTGTAGTGAGTTCTTTCGTATAGTTAAAGTGTTGCTGATTCAGTGACTGGATGTTAGCCTCTAGTCTAGCTACCTTAGCGGGCTGATAGCCTATAGACCATTGATGATTGCATTGCGGGCATTGAGTTTTACCGTGGTCTTTATAGTGGAGTTGTTCTTTTAGTAAGAGAGATTGTTTTTGGGTAGACTGCTCTATCTCAGCTAGATACTGCTGGAGTGTGGTTAAATGTTGTTGTTTAGCCTGATGTTGCTCACGGTTATACGGTACATCGAGTACTGGGATACTGCTACAGAGTTCGATTAAAGGGGTAGTGATAGTCTGTAGGGCTTGTAGTGCCGAGTCAGGTGAAGGCCAGACTAAAGTAGTCTGACACTGTTGACGGAGTCTCTGCTGTCTAGTCTTAAGCTCCTGTAGCCGCTGTTGTACATCTTTACTATCCGTGACCGTATTACTCTGAGCTGTATCGACTGCGATCTGAGTCGTCTCTAATTGTAAAGCGAGTTTCTCTAGCAGGATTTGTTGACTGCGACTCGTGACTTCGGCTTCTTGTATGGCTTGATCGATAGCAGTAAGATCAGTGAATCCTTCTAAGTTAAGAAACTGCTTACGTAAGCTAGGATATTCTTTCAAACATTGCTTGAGTTGTAGATCTAGTTGACTGAGTTGCTGCGTATAACTCTGGGTAGTGCCAGTGATATTAGGCTTTCTAGCTAGCAGAGTATCTAAGGCATATCTGAGTACATCGACTTCACTTTGCAGTAGTAATTCTTGCTCTTCAGTCAAGCATTTACTAGCTTCTTGTACGGCCTGAGTCTGAGCTATCTTTAAAGCACCTTGCACATCTCTGGCTTGCTCTTTCAGTTTCTGAAACACATTAAGTGCATACGTGTAGCTAATATCAGACAACTTAGTAAACCATTGCCGTCTGTCATTAGGACTCATGCTGGTAAAGCGAGTCGTACCGAGTAATAAGCTATGGACTTCTTGGCTTAAGCCAAATAACTGCTTGACTAATTCTTTTTGTTCAGCCAACGTACTACTTTGATTTAGCTCTTCACCATCATCCTTAATCAAGCTATGGACTGCGGGTTGGGTAAACTGATTCAGTAAGGTATAGCGTGATTTACCATGACTGATTACGACACGCTTATAGCCATCTTTGTAAAAGTCCTGTGATAAAGCTGGCCACGGTGAGAGCTCTTGCAGTAAAGACGATTTACCGCTACCATTCGTACCGAGTATCTGGTGCACTTTCTTATCAAAGTCAATTTTCAAATAAGCGATTTCACGTAAAGCAAAGCGCTTATAGCCGACGAGTTCGATGCTGTGTATTTTCATGATGCTTGCTCTAATACAATAGACCTACAGCATAGCCTTCTTTCCTTGTTTTTTATGAGCCGTCAATATGAGCGATCAATTAGAAAGTCAACTCCGCCTTTATTCCTTAGGTATCGTCGTAGCCGATAAAGCCCGTGATAGTGAAGATATACAAGTACACCCTACTGAGATATTGCCTTTAGTCCACGGCCCATTGACTGATAAAAAGACTGATGTCAAAAGCGAAGTACCGGATGCTAGTGCCGTACCGCGTAAGAGTGAAACTAAAGTAGCTGACGTACTCACAGCTAAATGGCTACCAGGTGATAGTACTAACCGCATGACCGCACCCGATGTCATGGCCGGTGAGACTGTCTTGATCTTTAGGTTCGCGGACAGTGACGAGTATTACTGGCGTACCGTGTTTCGTGAACCCACTATCCGTAGGCTAGAGACAGTCTATTATGTCTACGGCAATGTCACTGAGCCTTTAAAGGAAATAGGCAAAGAAAACTCCTATTGGTTTCAGGTCAGTACGCATGATAAAATCATCAAGCTGCATACGACTAAATGTGATAAAGACCCTAAGGAGCCTTACACGTATGACATAGAGCTCGATACGGGTAGAGGTATATTGACGATTACAGATGATGTCAAAAACACCATAGTGCTCACCAGTAAAGATGGAGAGCTCAAGATCACGACTAATAAGAAAGTAGTAGTGAAGAGCAAAGATATCGAGATAGAAGGCAAAGTCTCTATCAAAGGTGATACTAGCATCAAAGGTAATGTCAAACTAGATGGTGCAGTAGAGACTACGTCTAACGTAGAGATCAAAGGCAAGATGAACGCCAAAGTAGTCTCCTTTGGTGGTACGACCATGATAGTCCCGTAAAGCGAGTCAGCATAGCGCCCTGAGAGCACTATGGCTCTCAGGGCGCTATGATTGCTACAGACTATCTCGATAAGCTCCGATTTCTAGTAGCCATCCCTAGAGTGATCGAACGTATGCATAGGTGTCATGCCGCTAGTCACAGTCGTCAAAGCTGGATCAGCTACTGTGTTAAAGACATGATGCTTGTAGAAACTATCCTGTACAGTCAATGACCATTGTCCATCTTCTAAGCTAGACCAATATTCACCGAGCTTACCTTGACCTATGATCAGGGGATAGATAGGCTTTTGATAGCTGATAAACATACCTGGTAAAGCTGGGGTCATGAGTCCTCTACGTACCGTAAATAAATGCGGCGTATCGACCACGATCCAAAACGACTGTGGTAAAGTCAAATACTGCTTGACTACCGTATCGGAATAGAGTTCAGTCACACTGACGCGCTCAGGATGGAGTACGCTATTTGACAGACTTAAGCTACTGAGATCTAAGTTGACTATAGACTCAAAATAGCGCTCTACGTAAGGTAAGTGCTCTAATGACAAAGCATAGCTCGTATCACTGATTTGCCAAAACACCTGAGGATCCGGTAAGACTAGATAGCCGCCTATAGACAGCAACACCGTCTGATTAGGCGTAGTAGTCGGTATCGTTAAATACGCTTTGCTATGTAAAGATACATCAGGATTACTAGCGGTAATCTGACTCTCAGTAATAGGCAGCATAGTCAGCTTACCTATATTAGCGAAACTATATAAGCCGAGTTGATTATTTCTACTTTGTCTAAAGCTCCTACCGCCTTCTTTGACATAGAGTCCATCATCGTCATAGTCAGTAGGATGCAGGTAGCCGTTGACGGATACTAAGCAATATGAGTAGAGTTGCTCATAGACTACTGGTGTGCCAGGTCTGATGATACGGATATCGTTACGAGCTTCCTGCTCAGCGATCGTGCTATCGGGTCTACCGATGATGGTCAGATCGGCTAGATAGCCTGCTTGAAAGGCGTCTCTGTACTGCACATAATCGACTCTAGTAGTCGGTAGAGCCGGGATAGTAGGTAGTGCTCTAGTCCCTAGGTCTATGAACCAATTCGCTAAAGTACCTAGATAACCATTATACTCAGTGCGTAAGGGTTCTAGGTCTACGTAGACAGTGGCCGCTAAAGCGGTATTACTGAGGGTCAGGATGATGCGTCTATAGGTACTAAAGATAGTACTGAGACTCTGGGTCGAGAGGTCGGCATTAGACCACTGTGCCTGTAGGCTGCGATCGAGCACTAAAGCGGAAAGATACTGGTACATAATAGCCTCTGGACTAGACATAATGATAAATCAGATGACACATTCACGCTGGCATTTATGCCAGCTTTCCAGGCATTTTTTGCCCCTATACCATTAAATTCGGGAGCCGAATATGGCAGTGCTGTATCCATTCGACCCCACGGGGATGGCGGCGGACAACCTCGTGTTCGAGGAGCCGCACGCTGTTACGGAAGCCCATTACCGTGACTACCATTTCATTATTCCAGATGTCGCACCGTTCTACGCAGAAGGGCTAGTGATTACCTTAGCAGGCAGTGAGCCTACTCCAGGTACTCACAGCTGGCGTCGACTATTTTGAAGTACTGCCTTATGAAGCGGCTACCCGATCGATCGGGAAGCCGATTTATGGCGCGATCGCTTTGAACAGTCGATGGACGAGTGGCGTACTCTTACTGACGTACCAGACCTTAGGTGGTCAATGGGTAGCCGATCGCAGCTATGTGTATAAAGCCTTAGCTGAGAAAGCCTATAACCCACGGACCACGGTATGGGACGTATTGACGGAATGTCGCTGAGATCTTTCCGCCAATTAACCACACGCAGAACTTTAGCGATTATTACGACGAAGGTCAGCTGATCCAAGCTATCACTCGTCTAGGTACGGATATCGCTAGAGAAGCCGATAGTCTGCCTATAGTAAGACATCTTAGGAATTTCGACAATCCGCATAAGACCACGAAAGCACAAGTCGGTCTGCCATTAGTAGAAAACTACCCGATGGCTACGACCGAGCAAGCGCTATCAGGTCAGATACCAAGAAGCCTATATTAGTCCTAAGACATTAGGTGATGTAAGGACTGCGATTAAGACTGAGTTTAGTACTGGAATCAATGGCGCTATGCGCTGGATCTCTAGTCTGCTCGATCAGCTGAATCGTCATAAAGCTGATCTAAGCAATCCTCACCAAGTCACTAAAGACCAACTCGGCTTAGATCTGGTCGGTAATTGGCGGATGGCTGAGTCAACTGAAGTCAAAGTCAGTACGTCTGATCCTGACTTTATGCCGGCGACTGACATTATCGTCAATCCGCAAACTTTAGAACTAGTCCGTCTGTCAGTGCTAGATAACTTAGCCACGGCAGTGACTAATTTAAATACTACTATCCGGGTGCTGACTGACCATGTCGATGCCCATAAAGCTAATGAGAATAATCCGCATAAAGTCACCGCTACTCAACTCGGCTTATCAAAGCTCGGTAACTGGGGCATGGCTACGACTGAAGAAGCGATCACAGGTACGGCTACTGATAGTCTGATTAATCCTAGCACACTAAGGTCAGTACGTAACGAGATCACTAAGGATATCGATGCTGCGGGCGATACTATTTATAACCATATTACTGAGACTGTGACCACCATCACGAAGTACATTAATGAAGGTGGTACTGCACTCGATACGCATACTGTAGATTATACTAACCCACACCGAGTCACTGCTACGCAAGTTGGATTAGGCAATGTCGCTAATCTACCTTTAGCTACTGATCTCGAAGTAGCCAATGGTGAATCGCTAGATAAGTACGTCACCCTTAGACAGATCACTACGTATCTGACGGCCAGAGCTGGCTTACTTTACAGCATTGCTATTGCTACTGAAGTCGTAGAAGGTGAGTCGATAGAAGCTACATTGACTACAGCTAGAGTAGTCTCAGGGACGCAGTACTATTGGAGTATCGTGCATGGGACGACTACTACTGCTAACTTTACTGAGAATAGTGGGGTAGTGTACGTTACAGATAATACTGTTGTCTGGAGTATTACAGCTACCTTACAGTCTGAATTTAACCCAGATCGTAGCTTTAGCCTAATGGTGCGAGAAGATAGCATTGATGGTAGAGTAGTAGCTATCTCAGATCCAGTCACGTTGATCAACGTGACACGCTTACCGGATTATCAGTTTAATATAGCACATACGGATGTAATGCTGAGTAAGTCTTGCAGCATGCCGATCTCGCTGACCGTATCGAATACGCCTATTGGTACGACACTGTATTGGGAAGTAGCACCATTGACGGCTATAGCTGCCAACTTTAAGCAAAAAGCTGGTGAAGTCATAGTCAGCGGTAACGTAGTCAACTGGACGATAGAAGCCTATTCGACGATGGCTAACCGCTATCTATCTACCTTTAAGATTAAGCTACGGCGTGGTGCTGCTGACGGTGAAATCGTCGCTATGTCAGAACTACTGACATTCGTAGGTACTTTATCAGCGGCGCAGGTGGTGACGGCGACGAGTCTATTCGCACCGGGCGTCTCACTGAACGCGGATAACTATTATAAAGTCACGACCTTCCCACGTGCCGTCAGTAATAATTACGATACGCGTCAAGTGGCGCCGTATAAAGGACGCGCACTGCGTAGACAAACAGGTAGTATGGCTACCTTTAGCTTAGTACCATCAGTCAAAATACTGAACGAAGGTGACGGCTTAAGAGTCAACGTAACGACTAGTCGCGATGTAGGCTATCAGACAGTATACTGGAAAGTAATCCATACAGGTACGACGGCGGGTGACTTCGTCCATGATAGCGGTATCTTAGAGATCATCGGTACTAATGGTCATATAGACCTGACGACTATCTTTAAGACGACCGATGTAGGTGAGCGTAGCTTTAAAATAGGACTGATGGCATCTAGCTATACAGAAGCACCTTTTGCTACGACTATACCGATCACACTGCTGAATATAGATACAGCTACGTTATACCGCATCAGTACTACGAACTGGTCTATCGCTACTAAGCTGACTAAGACATTAAACTTTATAGCTTCTACGAGTAAGTTAGTCAACGGTACGAATCTGCGCTGGAAGATCAACCACATCAATACACTCAGTACTGACTTTACGTCAGATGTCGGTGTAGCTATAGTGCAGAATGATGCGACTAGCTTTATAGTCAACGTATCTGATCTGATCAAGCGCTTATCAGTCGCTCAGTTTAGAGTCCAGCTATATGAAGGCATTAACCTGTTAGTGACTTCAGCTCTAGTGACCGTCTACTCTGATCTGCAAGCTGCTGGTATCATGCAACTAGAAACACTGTATGATCCGTATGTGACCGCTACCGCACGTAACTACTACTGGGTGAATAATGTCGGTAGACGTAGTCTAGTCGATCAGCCCATAGTGCCGCATGACTATCCAGCTCAGTGTGACGAGTGCTACAGTCAGTGAAGGTAGTAGTCTGACAGCTAGTCTGACTGCTATCAATATCACTGATCCTACTAACTTCTACTGGAGCATAGAGCACGGTACGACGACTGCGAGTGACTTTACCGCTACGAGTGGTACGGTCGTAATGACAGCCGGTAGAGCAGACTGGACGATCTCTACTATTTATAGTAGTGTGAATAGTGCTGATAAGACTTACTCGATCGTAGTACGGCCTTTACCAGAGCACTACAGTCACACCTATCGCATGTAAGGATAATCTGACTATAGGTAATATTTATTATTACGAGCCTACGTATGCTATCAGTAGCAGTCAGTCTACATATGACAGCATGACGGTCACTAGCATCCCAGTCACAGTGACTACGACACATCTGTCGGATACGACGCTGTACTGGAAAGTGATACCGATTACGAGTGGCTTAGGTAATGGTAGCTTTACTCTGATCCAAGGTAGTGTAGCTGTAAATTCAGGTACAGGTAGTATTGCGGTAGGGATAAAGAGTACGATACAGGCGATTAATCCTGCTCAGTTTATCGTGAAGCTATTTAGTGATAGCAGTTACACGACGCAGGTCGCTGTGACAGCTACGATCATAGTGAAGGATCTGACCGTCTACCCGACTTATAGTTTGACGGTTGGAGTGAGTACGTTAGCTGAAGGCCAATCCTGGCCTCTGAGCCTAGCCACGACGAGCGTCAATAACGACACGACTCTGTACTGGACGATACTGCTAGATACAGCTTTAGCTACACAGTTTAAAGCAGTCAGCGGTACTATCCGTACGACGGGTGATACGACGAGCTGGACGATCGCTACTAATGCTAGCTTACTCAAAGATATGGTTAGGACCTTTAGAGTCCAGATCCATACAGGTAGTACTAGTGGTACGGTAGTCGCTACGTCCGCTAGCTTAACGATCAGTGATATCGTCGGGATAGTGCTCGACATCCATCACGTCATGCCGTGTTGTCTCTACGAGGCGACTAAGCCGATAGATGCTGCCGATTACTATGTGATCGGTGTCCATACCCCTTACGTCGCTAATCGAGGAGACTCTCCGTGTCTAAAAATCAAGCGTATTTTCATCGCGTCAATCGACTGCCTGCGCAGTGTGAACCTTCAGCTATATATTTCCTGAAAGGTGAGCATGAGCACGACATGGACATGTATGCTGCAGGTAGTGATCCGAATGAGCTACTGCGAGTCATGACGGCGAAGGACGTCTTAGCCGCTATCATCCAGCGCTTCTCCAGCATCATGCAGATCGTAGTGGTGATCCCGACTCAAAAAGCTGAGATCTCTTACTACAAGTCGTTATATATGAAACGTGTCCATATCGACGCTCGTAGCTACTATTGGGTCAATAACCTAGGTAAGCGTAGACTGCGGTATGGCGGTACTGCTATCATGTATGGCATACGCGTACCGTCTGCCAACGAGATGGAAAATGCTAACTGGTAGTAGCTAGGATGTAAGGCGATCTGACTAATCAGATGGAAGATGAGCGAGGGACTGCGTCGACGCAGCATATAGCCCGGTAGTAGCTACCGGGCTTTTTCTTTGTCTTTTATACTCATGAGGTAATTTACCATGGCTCAATTTGGCACTTTTGGCACTGTGATGACTACTGCCAACACCTATGTACTGGCTGGTGCTGTTAATACTGGTATAGCGTATGCCACTATTTCTGTCAATCTGGTCAATACTAGTGCTACGGCTGATACTACTGTAAGAATCGCTATCGTACCTACTGGCGTCACTGTGACCCAGCTGACTACTGATTTAGCGTCTTATAAGAAGTACCATATTGAATTTGGTGCTAATCTGACTGCTAATGGCGGTGTACTGGAACGTACCTGCATCCCAGTCTCTCCGGGTGAGCAGGTATTTGTGTGGGCTGCAAGTGGTGATGTCGCTGCTACGCGTATTCGGTCTGGAACAAGCATCTGCCTAACAAGCACCAGCTATATAGCTCTGGCTTTTAATTTAACTCAATAACAAAGATGACCTCCTATGGCACGTTTCACGTATTTTCCCGGCAGTTCGGGTGTTTCACATAGCGGCATATACACGATCAGTGAGGGCGGTACGGGTGTGACTACACTAGCTAGCGCAATTACGACCTTAGGGGTATCGCCAAGTCTACGATAGGCAACCCAGGCGGACCTGTCAAAATGAGCCCAACTGCGGCAGTAGTAGATCCGGCCCATTATCCTACTGGTGCAGGTACTAGCTATACGCTGAATGGCGTCACTAGCTTAACAGGTGGTACGAGTGATAATGCGACTAAAAGGTATTTATTTGGGTGGATGATATCCTAGTAGTCACACGTGCCTTTGGTTTAGAACGAGGCTAAAATAAGCGTCATATAGCCCGGCTAAATAGCCTGGCTATTTTTTTTTCATTACCACAATAAATGGTGATCACTAATGGCACGTTATTATTATAGTCCAGGGATGGAATTAATCACACAGAAATCACTAGACGATGTCAAAATCGTGTCAGTGAAAATTAATCCTTCCATCATAGATAAGGATATCACGCTAGCTAGCGGGCATAATGGTAACTCAGTCGGCCCTATCGCTATTAAAAAGACACTACCGTCAAAATAGAAAAGGGTGCTTATTGGCTAATTGCTGGTACATCTAATACAGGTACTGCCGATACAGCAATCGGTACTTCTACTGATGCAGCTCACGCTGACCATGTGTGCATCCGGTACAGACTAGTGTATCTGGTAATGCCGGTACGGCTACTAAGCTGGCTACTGGTCGCTCGATCAGCGCATGACTGGTGATGTCGCTTGGTTGTTACTGGCTTCGATGGTAGTGGTGATGCCGCTGCAGGAACGGCTACTTTAGCTAGCGTCGTGAACGGACTTTCTGACTACTAATACCGGTACTAAGACTTACCTTTAATGCTAAGGGCTTAGTGACTGGTAGTGCTTGGCTTTGGCTGCTAGCCGATATCCCTGATCTGGATTGGTCTAAGATCACTACCGGTGTGCCGACGATCATCACCAGTTACTAGTAGCGATAGTAGTCCTTTACCGGCGTGCAGCTGATACGGCTAGCTAGTCAGGTACCTCGGCTGATGCCAGCTCGCGCCGATCACGTGCACCCATTACCGGCTATTACGACTAATCCTTCCATCATAGATAAGGATATCACGCTAGCTAGCGGGCATAATGGTAACTCAGTCGGCCCTATCGCTATTAAAAAAGGCACTACCGTCAAAATAGAAAAGGGTGCTTATTGGCTAATTGCTGGTACATCTAATACAGGTACTGCCGATACAGCAACCAGTGCAGATCATTGCTTATCAGGTATACGACCAGCCGACGATCTCGCCTCTCACTAGCAGCGTGATTCCTAAAGCATTAGGATCAGCTGCCGTCGGTACTTCTACTGATGCAGCTCGCGCTGATCACGTGCATCCGATGCAGAAGCAGTATCGGCACGACGGTGATGAGAGTAGCTTTAGCTGTATCAACACTATGCGTTCAGGTAGCTTATGCTAATAATCAATTAGCTTTAGTGGATACTTTAGGCTTATTCGGATTTGATACGGCTAATACATTACCGGACGATGGCGAAACATGTATAGTGCTGACAGCTGGTGGTGGTGGCTGGGTATTAGAGTGCCCGCATTGGGAGTTTATCAATTCTAACCTTCTGTTAGAGGATTGGTCTAAAGATATAGAAACTCGCTTCACTAATTTTTCTAATAGAATTTTTGAATGGGTATTTCGATATATACCTAGCGCCACTACCACTTTAGACGCGCTAATGGTTATACAACTTTCGATGTAATCTTAGTTGGCGCGGTGCTAATGATTTTAAGTATTTGTATCGCGAGCTCCTGGACTTAAAAGTATATCCGCACATTAACATAACGGCACATATTACTGCTACTGATACTGTAACCGTTACATTATTTAACCATTATACTGCTTCTTCAGCCAGTGTTCCTAGTGTGCGTTTATTACTGCAAGTTATTAAATTAGATGCTTCATTTGGCTTCTATTAATAATTATTATTATTGGTTGTTTTAGTCACCGTCTCGATCCTCTTTTAAAAGCACTGTTAGGAGTTTTTTATGCCTGATTTATACACCGTGCGTTTAATTAAACGCCTAGTAAAGGGAGTGAGCGGAGTCTCTACCCTTGACACATCTTCGACACCATTATATCGTCTACGACAGATAAAGCGACTTTTAAATCTTTGATCGAAGATAAAAAAGGGATGTTGCTTTTAGCTAAGACAGCTAATCAGGCTGTCTTTACAGCGATTACTAAGTCGGCTACGGCTATGGGTTATATTGCCAATAGTCCATCTGCTTTAGATTTTTTTACTAATAATACTACCCTTAATAATTTACTTTATGACGGCGTAGGTAGTGTGGGCATAGTCGCTAATTACAATATAACTAAATATGGAAGAGTAGGCGATAATGCTACGTTAAAGGCACTACCTACCTTTAATGACGTGGTAAATAATTCGCCAGTAATGGCAGCTATTACAGCTAGTACTACTGGGATGATCGCTATATCGAACAGCTCGATTGCTCTGAATAAGTTTCTATCATCATCTACGTCTGATTTGCTTTATAGTGCCGCTAGTAATGTAGGCAGCATTTTGAATAAATCGTTAATAAATAACGGCGGTGTAGGAAATAGCACTTTGGCCGGTTTAGCTACTTTTCAAGACGTGGTAAATAACGCGACTGCTTTTTCTGCTTTAATAAATGACAAAACTACTATTTCGACAATATTAGGAAGCACTGCAGCTATAAATAAAATAACGAGTTATCCAAATTGGATGAATAGTGCTGCAATGCTACTAGTAACGCTGGTTATATGCTGAATGTAATTAATGTGGCTAACGGTGGAGTTAGAGACGATATGTTAGCTGCTAAAGCTACTGCTGCCTTAGTTGTTAATGATTTAACCACATTCACTGCTATATCTGCTACAAAGGCAATAACTACGATAGTATATTAAATTCGTCTACTTTAATGAATGTTCTTGAAGAAAATAAAAGCATTCTAAAAACTGTAATATGGAATAGTGAAAGTTTGCTAACAGACACTAAAAAATAACACAACAGCTAAAAATTCATTAGCCAGTTCTTCATTAGTTGTTACTATATCTAATATAGTTAAAAGCAAGACGCAGTCTGTATCTGTAAAAACTGGTTTTTCTATTTTACTACAGATGTCTCAATCAGTCAATACCGTCGATGTTGAGCTACTGTTAAATTCTCACGGCTATTCAAGTTGGTATGTCAGAGGTACTATTATTATCGGCCTAGCTGAACAGTAGTTACGGTCTAGCCGTAATAACCTGGGCTGGATGATGGATATCTATGGGTGGGGCGTCACAAAATTATACGATGAAAATAGATTTACTAGAAAGTAAATATAGTCCAGTTTTTCAAGTGCACGATGTAGAATATAAAGATAAATCTATAACTAACAGTGATCCCATTTATTTAATAGGGAGAAGTATAAGATGGTATTGATATAGGTATTAATACAGTAGTAATGTGTAAATATGTTTCTAATATACCGGCAGCTACCGACTGTTATCAATCTTACTATGGTTTGAAAGTAGACGCAGCTGGTTATAATTGGAGTAGTAATGGCGTACTTACATTTAAGCTTTTAAATCTTGTCTAATAGGTGACATTCATGCAAACATACACTCACGTTGTAGTATTGTCTGATGATAAAATCATTGGTTTTTCTACAGTAGCTGCTTCAGAATATTCTGATCGTAACCATGTTGCGTTGGATAAAGCAATAACACCTTTTATCGACGATCATCTTCATTATCAATATAAGAATGGTGAGGTAGTTTATTCACCAAATAGTGATATTAATGACTCACTAGACATCTACTCTTACGCGGCAGTGGAGACTGGAGTGGAGACTGGTGATAGTTTGATATCTGGATTAGTTAGGCGTTCAGATAGCGCAGAGTTTTTCGACACACCGGTAACAATAGTGCCGCTGACTACTACTATCAATACTAATTACGACGATATAACTAATTTTGTCTATGTCGATGGCGTGGTTAAGTATGATGTAGAGGCAGCAAGATTAGCACTTCAAGCTAAGTTAGCTCAAGAAGATCAAGCGATATAAGTATAGCCTATACGGCATAAGGGGGGGTTTTAGCCCCCCTTATGCCGTATAGGCTATTTATCTCATTAGCTAGTGACGATCAATTTAGCTAATTCCACTACATCTCCCACCATATCACCTACTAGTCCTTCAGGCAACTCCACACCCATCACTATCATCACTAGTATAGCCGCGATCATTAAAGTCCCAGTCACTACTGCATATTTAAAAAACCAAGCACGTAAATGAATCAATGCTAATCGGTTTTTCACCTCTACATGCACTAATGTAGGACAGTCCATATCCTTACAATCCCGCATATCGCATACGTCTTTACCACACTGCTCCTTAGGATCTACGTAGATAGGAAAGTGTTTACGCCCTCCACCAGCTCAGCTTAGCCTTTACCTTCATACAGTTCAGACTCTACTGCATCTAATGCTAGCAGTATCAGCCGTGTCCGCACAGGTGCAGGTAGCTCACCAAACATATCCAGTATCTTCCAAAACTCACTATCGTGCGCATTGATCAAATCACTAAAGCTACTGATGATATCGGTATTCTTAATATGCAATAGCTTCTTTACTTCTTTATGATACTCTTTAAGAGCATCTTCTTCTCTGACTGCCATTTTAGCTACCTCGCTCTTGTTAAAATGCTCACGTCACTACTAGTCTCCTTAATTTAAGTAGATGTGTATAAGCGACTGCGATACTATCCACACCGTGCTCATCATACCCGCTCAGTACCTCTGCATCTAGCACGCTCATTAGCTCACTCACACTCCCCACTGCAGTCTTGACCGCTACTTTATTACCATGCGCTGTAGCCCCCACCAATTTCTTCACTATAGCGGGTTCATAGGTGATGAACTTCACATTAGCGTCATACGCTTTCACTGCTAATCGCATCGCATACACACATTCGACTAAAGCTGCATAAGCACTCGGCCTGAACCGATTTGTAAAACGGAGACTCGCAGCAGACTATCCAGGGCTGATAGACTTCTAATAAATGCAGTACGGCATCGTGCTGATAGCCTATCCGCCCCCATCTATCTAGCTCCTCCCTACATCTACCACGCCTGTATGCGCAGGTGCTTTGATCGTCCTAGCCTCCACACTTACCACACTGTAATCCTCCCACCGTATCGTCAGCATACATATCCCTAAGTGCTGTGAGCCAGGGTCTATCCCACAGATCACTCCTGTCTCTACTCCACCCTCTGGCTCGACGCAGTGCCATAGCTCTACTCCTTTATACACTCGTGACGAGGTAAAAGGCTCGACTGCCCCTATGTCCATGATCATGTCGATACCAGTGCTATTAAACTGCGTAGTATAAAAGTCCTGGATAAAGTGCGTCACCTGCACAGCTACTGCATCGGTATAATTGACCACCGTACCGTTAAAGTTACCGGGTACTGCTCTGTCGATACCGCTACAGACGGCTGGTTCACTGATGATCATACCGGCATTAGGGTCGTCATACAAGATAGCTGCTACATTAGTCGGTTCTTGCATATCGGGTTCAGTCATAGTGAAACGTACCTGAGCTGTCACTGATAGATAATCACCGGTAGTGCTCAGTACTCCAGTACTACTCAAAGCAGGAGCTGTAGGATTTAAATCCGCTACTGTCGGTGCGAACGGCATACTCGTCACTGCCCCACTACGTTCCGTCATATAGGTCATTTGCGGTACGGTCTCATCCAGCTTAAGCATCTTCAGATAGTAAGCGATATAGGTCACACCGTGATGCGTCTCTAGTACTCTTAACCTATAGTTAATACGCTCGGCAGCCGTCAGGTCATTCTCAGGTGTACGCAGTATGAAAGGTACCTGGTGATATAAAGCAGCATGTCGTGGTAAGTGCGGTACTGCTACGATCTGCGTGATACCGTCAGCGCCGACCTGCGCTTTATGACCGCCATTACCTATACCCATGTAGCTGACTTTAGGGGTCTCAGCTACACCTAAGATCACACCGCGGTTGACATTATACTTTTCGTTTAAAGTGCTGTTCTCAGCTAATGCGACCGGCATGTTGAGAAACTGACACGATTGCAAATAAGCACCGTAGATAGTACGGACATTGTTCTTCATAGCGTTTTACTCTGCTTTAAATGGTAGAAGGATGACGGAGCCAAAAGTTTATTTGCTCTTTAGGTACCTGACTATTACGCATATCGTCCAGATTCAAATGTAGATCGTAGGTAATAGCAGTACGTGTTGACGATTGATCGAGTACATAGCTTTGATAGTCTGCTCATTACTTAGCTGGACTTTAGCTAGCTTACGATTACGACTCAACGTCAGTGGTGGTAACTCATGCTTTAGACGTACGACTGCACTATTAAGACTACTGATAGTCAAAGGGTGAGTGCCATACTTTAATCCTAGCATGCTATCGATGTGCGTACTGATATCGCCTACACGTAAACTAGCCCATTCGAGCTAGGCGTACTGGTTTTTCATTGACCTGAGCGATCGTTTGGATGCTGTAGCTGAGTCAGTTGACTCATGACGGCTAGCATAGCACTGCTGGATATTAGCAGCTGATTTAGTCAGGATCGAAGCGATAGCCCGTACCTGCTGTAAACACAGTCTGAATTAATAGCTGTAGTTCAGTACTAGTATAGGTACTCTCAGGTAAATGCTGCGAGCGTAGCCATTCCTGATAGTCCATGCCGAGTCTCAGGTAACTCTATTAAAGGATCGCAATGTAATTGCTCAAAGATCCTCGCATAGAAAGCTCGTAGCTGCTGATCCTCTATCCGTGATACAGTATACCAATACTGCTGCTCTAGCCCAAATGCCGCTACGCCCCATTGATAGAACGCAGTCTTAGCATATAAAGCTCCGTAGTCTAGGCACAGTACGCAGTATAGTCCGTACTACATCCACATGTAATCGCTTACTATCTATGCCACTCATGACTTCCTCTAAGCTAGGACACGGCCATCTAAAGACATGGTTTAGCCTGTAGCTTAGGGATAGTGAGGCATAGGTGTGCCGTACTGCTGATAGGTCAGATAGACTAGATAGATGTACGCAGCCCGACTACTCAGACTACGCTGTTCGCCAGTGATAGGATCTCTAAAGTTGACGATCACCGGATAGCGGTCCTGGCTGATAAAATACAGCCAATGGTTTAATAACACATCAGTCAGCTTATACGGTACAGCATCAGTATAGTCTATCAGTGATGACTCTAAGTCTTTAGTCTGCACTACACCTGAGATAGACGTCTTAAATGCTAGATCTATCTCACTATATTCTTCTACACTGACGACGGCATTAGCGGGTGCTAGTTTAGCTTCACGCTTCAATATCTCCGCTAAAGTAAACGTATCTTTCCTAGGCATGTTATACATGCCATTGATAGAACGTTTCCTAAAATGGTAGTCAGGATATAAGCTTTGATCAAAAACAGTGAGCTGGTTCATGGTATAGTCGGCTATCGGAATATAGCGACGCGACAATAAATGCTCGATCAATTCTAGTAAAGTCGTCTGCTGACCTACATTATGCTTTAAGCTATCGACATTACGATACAGATACAGAGCTTGCTCTAGCGTATAGTAATCCCAGTACTTATCTAAACGACCTCTACACGCTAAAAACTGTTTGATATGAAAGCTATGGGCTTCAGCTGTCTTACAGCGTTTTAGCCATAGATTCATGATCGTAGGTACGAGCTGTGAGACCATACTCGCCCACTGACTCGCTGCGTACAGCGTATCTGAATGGATGAAAGCGCGTACATGCCACCTAGCAAAAATAGCGCTGGATCCATCCCTCTAGCTCGTGTACTAATGTCGCTTCTTGTGGCTCTATTAGCTCACTCGGATAGCTCAAAATAGCGCCATTCTTCGCATTGACGGCATAATGTAAATCGGCGGGGTACAGGATGCCCAGGATCAGATTTTCTTGATCTGGATATGCCTGCACCAACGCCTGGTAATATCAGAACTGCCGTACTGATATGCGATAGCTGTAGCCGTATGACTACTCAGATTCTCCTTAGTAAAGCCTATGGTCTCTAGCGTATCTAAGCTAGTCACCACCATAGCACTATCGAGCGAATGGTATTCACCAGCTAGGTTTAAGTAATACTTCCAGCTGTAAGGATTATTGTTATCGACATAGCTAGCGCCATACTGCTCCATGATGCCGGTATTCATTAAGGTCGCGGCATCTTCAGACTTAATGATTAAAGTCTTGGCTAAGAGTAGCGTCATATCTAAATAGATACGGTACTCGTCTAATGGGGTGGCCATACTCAGTTTACCCTTGTTTCTACTATACTTTAAATAGGATACATTGCACCATGAAAAAACCTAATGATACCCCGCACAGCAATCAGCGCGGGTCTACTGTACGTCAGCTCATAGATCTCGTCAATAGCCGTAAGTCATATCCCGCTTTACGAGTCATAGGCGATGCCCCTGAGATGGCAGCACTCGTATCGAAACTAGTCCGCACCCCGCTCCAGCATCGGACTAGTCCTGAACTAGGTCCGACGGGGCGGGGGTTGACACAGACCCGTATGCAGCAGATTTCTCAAGGCGTCAAAGAGCGCATTGGGGATGCAGAAAACATGATGCAACTGTTTCCGGATTTGGAACTTTCGGCCCAAATCCTGGTCAGCTCAGTGCTTTCTCCAAAGGATATGGTGAACTACGACCTTATTTTCTCGAACCAAGATGCTCGATTTCCAGCTGAATTAAGTATGAAAATGCTAGATGCTATCAAGGAAGATTTGGATAAGGAATACGACCTCAAAGCTCAGCTTCCACTTATTTTAAGACAAGTCTTATTCGAGACTGGTAGCTATGTCAGAGCCGTCATCCCTGAGTCTGCAGTCGATGATCTTATCAATAGAGGTAAGCTCGTCGGTATGGAACATCTATCAGAACTCTTCGATAAGCAAGAACAACCTAAGTCACTCGGTATCCTCGGTAGACCTAAGATCGCTACAGCTAAGACGGCGCCGCGTACTGCATTAGAGTCCTTTAAGTTTCAGCGTATCCCTTACCAGACGTACGATGCTACTAATGTAGCAGTAGAGTCACCGCAGTCTAGCTACTTACCTGAAGTCACTGATAACTTCACTGCTACTGAAGCTACCGCGTATCCAGCAGGCTAATAACCGTGCTAAGATCCGTGGTGTCATCAATGGCCTTAAGCAATCTGCCTTTAGACCTGCTACTGAAGCTACTGCTAATAAAGGTAGTAAGACAGTACTCAATCATCAAGAGCTAGAAGCATTAGTCTATAAAGGTCATGCGACTAAAGCCGTACCTTTCGTCTCTATCCCTAATGCTACTCAGACGAGTCGTAAATCCGTAGGTAAGCCACTCGTCATGAAGCTCCCTTCTGAATCTATCATACCGGTACACGTACCAGGTGATGAGCGTGATCATATCGGCTACTTCGTACTCATAGATGAGGACGGCAATCCAGTCACCCGTCATAGTCAAGCTGCTTATACTGATACACTCAACACCCAGCTGAGTAATCCGAGTCACTCCATGACCAGCTTCCTCTTAGAGAAAGCTAGGCATAACCTCAGTAATGACTTTAGGAATAACCTCACTCTCGATCAAGCCGCTAAGATCTATACCGATCTCGTCGAAAACGATCTAATCGAGCGACTCCGTAACGGTATCTATGGTAGTAACTTCGCACTCGCACGTACTAATGAAGTCTATCGCGTCATGCTAGCTCGTACTTTCATGAACCAATATACGCGACTCGTCTATATCCCAGCTGAACTCGTCACGTATTTTGCTCATGATTACCATGCGAACGGTATCGGTAAGTCATTACTCGATGATCTGAATATGCTCATCAGTCTCAGAGGTATCTTACTCTTCGCCCAAGTCATGGCTTTGACTAAATCAGCCATAGCTCTGACTCATGTCAATATGACATTAGATCCTAATGACGCTGATCCACAAAAGACGATCGAGATGGCGGTACATGACATCATTAGATGCGTCAGCAGTACTTCCATTAGGTGTCAATACGCCTATCGATCTAGTCGATTGGGTGCAACGTGCAGGCTTTGAGTTTACCTTTGAAGGCCATCCGGGTTTACCACAAACCAAGTTTGACTTTGAGACTAAGAACCTCCAGCATACTGTACCAGATACAGACTTTATGGAGCAGCTACGTAAGCAGACCATCATGGCACATAGCCTGTCACCAGAAGTCGTAGACTCAGGATTTAGTGCTGAGTTCGCTACGACTGTCGTAGCGAATAACATCCTGCTATCTAAGCGCGTCCTGCAGATCCAGGAGAAGTTTACCCCACAGCTGACGGATTTCGCCCGTAAGCTGCTCCAGCATGATGAGGAATCTACGTAGTAAGCTCCTAGCGATCATAGACGAGCATAAAGGACTACTCGGTGCCCATATACCGGATGATGAGAAAACACGCCTTACAGAGCATCCTGGAGGCGTATTTCTCGTCGAACTCCTTAACGGCTTTATTGAATCCCTAGCGATAGACCTACCACGTCCCGATATCACTACGCTAGAGAACCAATCACAAGCCTTCCAACACTACTCAGAAAGCTTAGATGCCGCACTAGAAGCTTGGATCAATAGTGACATTTTAAACGATGTGACTTCAGGTGAACTAGGCAGTCATACCGACATGCTCAAAGCTACGTATAAGTCATACTTCTTACGTAAGTGGATGGCTGAGAACGGCTATATGACTGAGCTGACTGATATAGTAATGGCTGATGAGGATGGCAACGCCATGATCGACTTAGCAGCTATTATGAAAGACCATATCGAAGGACTGACTCGCTCAGGTGTAGAGTATATCGCTGCTTTGAAACCAATGATAGATGCAGCTAATATGGACTTAAATAACCTGAACGTAGAGGAAGGTAGCTCTAGTCCTAGTGATAGTGGTAGCAGTGATGATAGCGGCGGTGGTGATGATGGTGGCTTTGATTTCGGCGGAGGGGACGACATGGGGGGTGATGAAGCAGGTGGTGAAGAGGCTGGTGGCGATACTGGCGGAGAAGAAAAGGGTGCAGGCGATGATGGTGGTTTAAGGTTTTTAAGCTACGCTTAAGTGTTAAGCTACGCTTAAGTGTTAAGCAATAAAAGGTACTAAGTAATGAAAGACAATGATAAATGGCATGGCTTAAATAGTGGACTCTTCGCTATCACCTTTGGCTTTGGCGTCATGCTGATGGCCGATGCTCTCTGGAGTTTGTTTAAAATGGTCTATGAGCATGTGAAGTAAAAAAAAGAGTGAGCATATAGCCCAGAAGAGCCATAGTGCTCTCTGGGCTATATGTCGATCTTTACCAGTAGCTCTCTGAGCTGGCTGGTATCGACATGGCTTCAATGCGGGCGTCCTCCAGTCCTTTATAGACGCATAATACACCTTCCCAGTTGATTCTTTTGAAAGGGCTTCGAAAGACGATGTTGCCATCGTCTCTGACTTCTATGACAGCCTCACCATCCTCGCGTTTCTCCACGATGACTTCTACGCCATCCTTGGCATAGACGACGCGAGTAGGAATTACAGCATTGCCAGACGCCAGCCGAGCTAACTCAACGATGGTAGTTTTGGGAACAGCCATAATGTTCCAGTCGTCCAAAAAGAGATCAGTGGTCAATGTCACTTTTGCTCATGATACACCTCCAAAGATGTTACATTACTCTAACAACCGAGCAGATTGTTAGAGCAGAAAGGAGGTTTATGATCTCAGCAGTAGGCTAAGATCATTCTAAGTATATGGGACTGTAAAAACTGCACTATAAAGAAAGCAAAAAAGAAGAGTGGTATAGAGGAGCCCGTAGGCCCCTCAGTGCTACTCTTTCCTATCAAAAGAAAGCGATGCTCCTAGCGTCGCTTTCACTGAGCCTCCGGCCTTCTTTCTATTAAGCTCCTTCTTACTTCATTCTTCCTTGAAGTGATTTCGCCTTCCGTGGCGTTATATGCGGTTAGCTCATCCATGATCTTCCACATCCTTAAATAACTCTACACCCAAGGCGTAGAGCTCTGGATCACCTTCCTTGGTGATCAGCACTTCCCATGCACCACCCGTCCAACCTCCTTGGTCGGACGAACTGTAGAGTGGCGCCATTCCTTTCAATGGCGCCACCGTATTCATACGACGCTTCCACGTCGTAACGAAGTCTGCCAAACTTCCTTGTTTTTGGTCCACAGAGAATTCCTTTTCTTTTCAGCGATCCTTGCTTCTTCTTCGCTCATCCTTGCGAATATTTTCATCCTTCATCCTGAACGCTTGCTCCTCGTCCTTGAAGGGTTTTAACGCTTCCTTGCATAATTCCCTGAAATCCTTTTCAAGAATATCCTTGGCCTCCCTGGCCTTTTTCTTCTCCATGAATTCCTTTTCCTCTTGCTCCCTCATCGGGAGCGTTACTAAAAGACATCCCTTTCTATTTCACGTCCTTGTTTAAGTGAATAAACCACCCCTTCCATAGGGGTTTTTCCTCTGTCAAGGACATACATGGTTTCCCATGTATGTCCGGCCACCCAAGCCTTCTTCCGAGAAAGAAAGCTAAAAGACTTCTGAATGCTCATAATACACCTCCTTGGGTGTTGGCTCTAAGCCCGAGCAGACCTAGAGTATTGATGGATAGCCTGCTTATGCAGGCTTTGGTTCATGCTTACTATGTGGGATTATAGCTTTTTGCATTTCAAAAAGAAAAGTAGAAGCATATAGCCCAGATAGCTTTAGTGCTCTCTGGGCTATATGTCAGCTTAATTTACTATTCGTCATCGCACATAGTACACCTCGGTATAAAGGCGCCAGTAGAGCGATTAGGCTCTACTGGCGCTATGCTGATTAGTTTAGCGACTGATGAGATAGCTACCACTCATGAGGTAGCCTTTATGCAGTCTATAGATCTGATCATCTCTAGTAATGATCAGATTATTCACTGACATATAGGGCCAGGCTTCCATTTGGGTGAACAAGCTACTAGCTAACTCATACAGCATCGGTGTTTGCCGCTCATCTATCCTCAGTGGCTCCATATCACCGATCTCTATCGCTAACTCACTGCCGAGTATATCGACATAAGTCAAGCTATAGTTGATAGGAATAAATGACATATTAGCACTACCATGCATCTCGTCATCACTATCGCTCTCATCATCCTTAATATCAAAGCTTTCCTGATATCAGCTCGTACGACTTTATCTAGCGGACTGATCATGCGGTTCCCGAGCATTTCCATCTCGAACCTATCGTAAGCAGCTGAGTAATTACCATCATAGTTCTCACGCAGGTAATCTTTCAGGCTATCGATATCGCTAGTAAAGCTATCGATACTGATACGTCCCAGCGACAAGTTATACGTCAGAAACTGGTTAATGACGCTAGTCAGCCAGCTATCGATCTCGTTACAATAGAGTACGAGATCAGTCGCATCTTCGCCATCGGTGTCTTTCTGACTGCTGCAGGCTGTACCGATGCTCCTGAGCTTCTTAGCCATGTCGGTAAATCTACGCATGCTAAAGATCTGATCGTAGACGTTATCATAGCTCTCATCCGTCACGATAGGTTTAGCTATCAGTGACGAAGCTACGATACAGACCACAAGCTCCTTTGACACGCTGCTGTCTACGGCACTCCAGCTTGACTCTAAAGATAGCATCTTCCAGGAATGAGCCTACGCTCCACTTCTTATCAATGTAGGTATTGATGAGGTCGAGGTTTTCGGCTTCGGGTTCAGTACCATCTACCGATATAGCGGCTTCGAGGTTCTCCCTACTGATAGCAGCCATATCTCGACTGGCATTAGTGATCTGCTCATTACGCAGTACGCCATCCAGCGTGTAAGAGTGATCCAAGAAAGTGATAGCGTGTATAGTTACGGTTCATCTGTGATTTCTCCAATGGTTTAACGACCTCGTAGACGCGATCGTTTCTTTTCTGATAGTAGACGTCGAACGCCGATTTATCGATCAACGTCCGGTAGGGTTGGCTGCTGCTAGGGATCCAGTCAGCTGCAGTGAGCGCCATTTCTAGCTGAGTGCTGTCCATAATAGGCTCCATGTCAGGGACTACACTAGGTGCAGCATCGGACGACATATAGCGCGTATAGCTATTTTCATAATAGCTCGACGCCTGTAGTCCATTACCACCAGGTCTTCCCTAGAGTAGCCGGTCCTGTGGGTGGGGTCGGTGGTGGTGTAGGCTGCCCATACTGAGCAGGTGGTGGCGGTGCCGCGTTCTGACTAGTGTACTTATTGACGGCACCTTGCGTCTGCGAATAAGGAGGAGGGTAGCCCATCCCCATCCCCATCGGCGACTGCATCGGTCGTCCCAGAGTAGCACCACCAGGATACTGCGGTGCTCCCATACTCGGCTGCCCGTACGGCTGTGACCCGTACGGCTGCTGATATCCTTGTTGAGGCGAGTACCCATGTTGAGGATACTGCGGCTGGTACTGTGGAGGATATCCCGGTGACTGAGCAGGGTACTGTGGCTGATACTGAGGAGGAGCGAATCCTCCCATCCCCATCTGCGCCTTCAGATTAGCGATCTCTTGCCGTCTCGCATTTAAGAAGGCTAAGTTCTCCATCGTGCCATTGATCAGCTGCGGCGTCACCATGCCTTTCAGATCAGGAAACTGATGTAGCTTCTCCGAGATCCAAAGTACATAAGTGTTGCTAGCTACTTCAGCCAGTATCTGACGCGGATCCTGCGCCATGCCTTTACGTAGATCGACTGCGATACTAAACGCAGCAGTCGAGACTACATCAGCAAAATCAGCATTCTGCCAATTGTTAGCAGCCAACAAGTTGAAGCAGAACATCCTTAACGGTGACTGACCTGAACGAGCCGATGCTTCGTTCGCAATTACCGTAGCAATGTCTGCTAGAAATGGATAGACCTCAGGTGGGACTTGCACCTGAGGGATAGTGGGAGGCGATCCAGGTGGGTACTGGACCGCTTGATGCTCGTAGGCATCGGCTCTGTGAGGCAGCATAGATTATACTCCTATTTGATGCCCTTTAACATACCTTCCGTATGCTCCACAAAGACTGGAACTTCGGATTACCGACGATCTCGCCGTTCGCTAAGTTCACGTGCATGTACGGATTCGCACGGATCATAGGTGTCGGATTGCTCTTGGGTAAGAACAATATCGAACCAGCTTCGATCATGCTGCTATGCAGTCGTTTACTAGCGTCTACCGTAGTACGAGTACGGCGACCACGTCTAGCTCCGACTACACTCTGCTGCTGCCCGATGACGCTCGTTAGTTTGAAGTACTTATTATCACCCGAATAGCTGACGCTACCCGCAGCGATATTAGCTCTCGTCAAACCAAAGATACTACCAGGCTTCAGCAGCTTATTAAACACACCCATGACATCATCCGCTGTTAGCGTCATACCTTTCTCTTGCTTCTTAGTATTTTGCTTAGCTAGTTGAAAAAGCTGTCTTAAATATACTAGTCTTAATATCGAACAGAGCATAGTACAAGACTTCTAAGTTCTTACCGTAGACGGACTGGGTGACGTCCGATGAAGCTAATGTCCATTGGTTAAACTCCTTTAAGATGTAAGCCATCAGCTCGTAAAAGTCTGAGACTTCACAGCCGATTTCAGCGAGCTTTCTAGCGATGATGGGGTCGACATACTCATTTAAACTACCGAAGTGCTCTTGGATCTTCGTGTAGTTGACACCCATGCGGCTATTACCGAGAAGATGACTTCACCTAGCAGTATGATCCATAGCCTAGCATCCGTAATCGTCTCGATCGCTATACGCTGAGGAAAGTGATCGATGACGTAGAAAGCAACCTGCCATCAATGCCTGCGTCATCGCATTCCAATCTGACTTAGGCACCGCTACGAATAACTTGCTAGGGAAGTATATGGGATCCATATACGTCTTGGGTTTAATCTGCAAAGACGTACAGACGACCCAATCGCTCGCTGGATAATCGCGCTCCGTATGCTCACCATACTCTCCGACTATAGGTGTCGTATTAGCGAACTTCTGGAAATGTCTCCATAAAGCCATACCGAGCAAACAAGTAATGCGCTACACAACTCTTCGCTTTAGTCGTAGGCGGTACTTTCTTCATTTCGGTGCTCTTTCTGAAGATTTCGCTCCAGACTACATACGTCTGCTCTCTACCTTGATTCGTTACGAACGAGACAGGCAAGCGATAGAAGTTGACCTTATCGCGTTCGAGCCGTACGAATACGGATTGTCCTGTCGCCGATACACACTTATCCGTCAGTACGGGATGGATGTGATAGCAGGTGCCGCCTAGATGAATGATCCCCGCATCATCTACGAACGGCAAATACAAATACCTATCGAACTTACGGCCTTGATACTGGAACCAGAAGCGGACTTGATAGATGTCGCTCCTAGCTAGATTAAGGATACGTCTGCCATTCCTGGCTTTTGTGACTTCTTCAAACTCTTCCTTAGGTGTACAGCGTTGATATCCTAGATACTCTAGCTCAGGTACTGAGCGTATCGCACCACCTAAATAGCTCGTCGATATATCGCTCTGCTAGAGGGATATACGTAGTAGCTAGTCCGTCACACACTGCCCGGTTCGGATACGGGACGTGCTTGTCTATCAGCTCCCTAAATGCTTTCTCCATCTTAGACTCCTATTGTAGTTAGTTTATGGATATCCTAGCCTTTTAAGGCCAGGACATCCTATATTTGCCATGATTATTTTTTCATGACGACAGCGGCCACCCTAGCCCTGCGACTAGCGCCCCCGTAATGAACTTAAACCAGTCGTGGTTGTCCTTACAGATCGTAGAGAGCGTTGCTCGTAGTACGATTCACGCTCTAACTTCTGAGAATCAAACTTAGCTTTGAGTCTCTGGGCTTCGGCTTCCATGTCGAACTTCTCCTTCGCTAACTCCGCTTCCCGTTCTTTCATCTTCGCTTCCCGTGCATGTTGCTCAGCACGGATGCGTTCAGCTTCTTCTCTGAGCTTTTGTTCTAGCTGCTTGATCTTCTAGCTGCTTGATACTGAAGCGATGATTCATCTCAGCGACTTGCTCTTGCCTTAACGTCTTAACATCCCCACCCGAGATAGCTTCTTCACGTGTCTTAAATAGACCGAGCTTTTCTTCTGCTTCCTCTAGCTCGAACCTACCGACATTGATGATAGGCTTGCCGTACTGATCTTGATCCGTGATACCGACATAGACTCCACTAGCACGTAAAGGATCTACCCGTGGCTTCAGCTGCAGTAGCTGCTTAGCTAGATAGATAAATCGCTCACCGATCTGATGCTCATTATCTATTAACTCTATAGAAAACGTCAAGCCATGTATCGTCTTCGCCATCTCCTGATAGCGCTCCTGTAAGAGCACTGAGTAAGAGTGCGGATGATCCGGTGCCTGGCTCGGATGATCGAGCGTGACGACGATATCACGATTCGCTATGTATAAAGAACGATGCTCCTCTAAACGCTCTTCCTTGACTACGCAGTCCAAGATGACTTGAATCGGTGTAAAGCGATGATCCTCATATTGGCGAAAGAACGATTCCTTAAAGATGCGAAAGTCAGCATAATCATTATCTTCCGAACGCTCTAAGAACAAACGCTGTAAATCCGAAATGCACTTACAGGCACCATGTACTCATCCCTGATAATAAACTCCTGCGAGTATGTGTCAGGAGTACTATCGATACGATGCTTGGATATTGCTCCTATCTACTACCGTGATTTGATAGCGTGTGTGGTTGATATACACGGTACGTCGTTGTATACCACTCACGTGCTGATTAGGCATCTCATACGGGCCATGGATCTTAGCGCGTACGAGACCGATTAAATGCTCAATGTCTAGCATAGATACCTCCTATTGCTGCATTATTAGTATATGGGGACATACTGCATTCGACTAGACGGCATAGACAGAGGAGCTACTGTAGCTCCTCTGTCTATGCTGGCTTATGCATGGATGATTCCTAAATTGTAAGCTTCTTGTAGTCTAGCCTCAATCTCAATCATCAAGTAATGACCGAAAGCGTTCAGTATCGGAGTAGGCTGCTCTTCATTGACATACTGTCTAATAAACAATACGTTACGACAATCCAGCTTGTGTAAATGATAGCCTAAATCCTACTACTGTCTGCAGCTCTTCAGGTACAGGCTGTACTCTCATACGGGTGCAGTAGCTGTAAATCATCAGCTACATCCCCGCCTAGATAACCATCGAGGTAGATCTTAGCGATCTTAGTATCTGCTTGCAATATACCTTTCTGCTGAGTACCGTCGTATTCGACTAAGTGTAACTTAAGGTAGCGTTTCGCATACAGTGCTGAGTGGTATAGGTCTACGTGCAGCAGCAGTAGTCATGGTATACTCGGTAAAATACGAGCACCTATCGCTAGATGCTCGTAGAGTGCTGTTAATTATCTATGGAGTTCTCTGAGATAACTACAGAATGCCATCCCTGCAGCTGTCTCGTAATCCATATCGTCCGTCTTAGCGATACGGATCACCATGTCAGGATGGTCTAGGCGCTTGATGCCGAACATCCAGGCATTTTCTTCTTTCTTAAAGCAGCTTAACATCAGCCACAGATTAAAGCGCTTAAACACTTTATTCATAGCCTTGTTATTCCAAGCTCTAATGAAAGGTGCTACGGGTTGGTCTTTGAAGATAGGCGACATCATCATCGCCTGAAAGCCTTCTTCAGTCACTAAGAAGCTCTTAGCCATTGCATCCATGAGTGTCTGACTGACATCGTAGCGATTCAACCAAGCTTTGACGTTCTTACGTGAAACGACCTGCTCATTATCTATCGGGTTTTGCAGGTTCTCGTAGTTCTTCAGCGTTTCATCGAGGTTGCCTTCACCGCTAGTGTTTTCAGCGAGCTTCTGAGCTGAGAGACTGTTCAGGAAGTCTATGAGGACTTGATTAGTCAGCGTATCGCCTTCAGTAGATTCCAGCAAAGCAGCCGCTACGTCTGCTGGCAACTGCATCTGACCTGGCATCTGCGGTGGCATCTGCGGTGGCATCTCCATGCCTTCAGGTATTTCTTGAGCTATACCTTCGGCCACAATCTCAGGTACTTCCAGTACGTCAGACTCGCTAGCAGTAGACTCGGCTTTCTCCATAGGTACTTCGACAAATTCAGCATCAATGATTTCTTCATCAGGGCGGTAGGACATTATAGTAGACTCCTCTAGGGTCGTATGGTCGGTGTCGACAGATGGTCGTTTAGGGGTGAGACGGATGCGGTTAGGCTCCATTAGGACTCCTTAGTTTAAAAGCACTCATTAGCATATACAGCTTACCTAAAAATAAGGCAGCATAATACGCATCAACGCTGAGCCGACACTCAGTGCTATGCGTAAGTAATTCCAGCGTGGAAAAAAGGAGGCACCACGTAGGCACCTCCTTAAGATTTCCCTTTTCTCAGAAGAAGGTAATAGCAGTAAACGTGAGCACATCTACCACTATACGATACCTTAGATAAAAGTAGCCATATCAAAGCCGACGATAGTGCCGCCTTCAAACGGTATCTCGGCTCCATCAGCAGCGATCGCATGGACGCCATTGATCTCTAGCTTAAAGGTATCGTCATTATAGTTAATGACGCCTGAGATATCTAAGCTCAGTTCGATATACCACATGTTCTCATGATACTGGAGTGGGCCAGGTATCTCTTCTTCTAAGAAGACTTGATCGCCTTCCACGGTCATACTAGCTTGACTGATAGTAGTACGTACTGAGAGATCATAGCGATACTCCCAGCTCTCTGGCTGATCATTATCGACCGAGTCATGCCAGTGATCTGGTGCAGAGAAACTGTTGCTGACCCTGATGACATAGGTATTCCCTTTATCAGTCTGTACCTGCAGATAGAGAGCTGAGTAGGAGATCAGCATCTTTCTGAGTGCATCAGGATCCAGCTCGACGATCTTCTCGATCGGTATATCTAAGTTGACTTTCAGCGGACTGGTATAAGGTGCATCTTCCGGGATACTGCCTCGCCTGCAGCGGTCGTGGTTCCAACACCATGCTATCTACGAAATAATCCGCCATGTCTTCCTGGAATACAGGGTAGCAGAAAGTCAAAGCAGAAGTCTTGTAAGCGATTGTTCTCATGAGTATTACTCTCTTGTGGATTAAAAGGAATGAGCAGTAGGGTATGCTCATAAGTAATATATGCGTCCCTGTTTTATTTCAATATAGCACTATTTTTAAGTCAGGAACTAATGGTGTGCGACCTCATTAGTGAGGCATATTACTCATTTGTTTTCATCACGATCACATTAGGCTACACCCATGTCGACACCTACTGCATACGTCATTCGCCGCAACCACACTATCGCTGAATTCGATAGTAATAAAATCTACACCGCCATAATGAAAGCCTTCTTAGCCGTAGAAGGTGATCACGCTAACGATAGCAGTCGTATCCATGACACAGTCACACGACTGACTGTAGCGATTACTGATAATCTCTTTATAGCAGCTAAAGCTTCAGTCATCACGCATAACAACCTGCCTCTCTTCGCTATCGAAGATATCCAAAACCACGTAGAACGCCAACTGATGCATAGTGACTACTACACAGTCGCTAAAGCTTATATCCTTTACCGTGAAGCCAGACATCAAGAAAGACAAGACCAACCCACATCACGCTCTTTACCGATCATACTACATACAGGTGAGCATGCTATCTGGACTGAGCAAGATCTACATAGTAAGTTCGATAGCTTAGCAGCTGATCTTAATGACGTAGATGCTGACTGGCTGCATGAACATACTCTAGCGACTACGTTCGAGTGGATCACTGAGAAAGAACTCTACACGGCTATCATCATGCTAGCGCGTTCACGTATAGAAGTAGAACCTCAATATAGCTACGTAGCTGCGCGTGTACTCTTACTCCTGCTCCAACAAGAAGCAGTCGAGCGTGTAGTCTCAATAGAAGCTGCATCATTTTTTACAAGCCTACCTACGGCGGCTTTACATTATACGGCTTACTTTAGAGCGTATATTAAGCAAGCTGTAGAAAAACAACTCTTGCATCCTCGCATGCTAGAAGTCTATGGTAGTGAACTCACTAGACTAGGCGACGCTTTAAACCCTAAACGCGATCTATCCTTTACTTACCTAGGCTTACAGACACTGTACGATCGCTACTTCATCCACGATGGTGATACTCGCATAGAGTTACCACAAGCCTTCTTCATGCGTGTAGCTATGGGTCTATCGCTCAATGAGCAAGAACCAGTAGAACGTGCTATTGAGTTTTATCACTTACTCTCACAGTTCGACTACATGACCTCTACACCCACACTCTTTAATAGTGGGACATTACGCCCTCAGCTCTCTTCATGCTTTCTTTCTACAGTACCAGATGACTTAGATAGCATCTATGAAGCCATCAAAGATAATGCACTCTTATCTAAATATGCTGGAGGTCTCGGTAATGACTGGACATCTGTCAGAGCACTAGGTTCACATATCGTCGGTACTAATGGTAAATCGCAAGGCGTAGTACCTTTCCTTAAAGTCGTCAACGATAGTGCTATCGCTGTCAATCAAGGTGGTAAACGTCTAGGTGCGGCATGTGTCTATTTAGAAAGTTGGCACTTAGATATAGAAGAGTTCTTAGAACTCAAGAAGAATACTGGTGATGAGCGTAGACGTACTCATGACATCAATACTGCGAATTGGATCCCCGACCTACTGATGCAGCGTGTCATGGAAGAAGGCATGTGGACATTATTTAGTCCTAGTGACGTACCTGATCTGCATGATCTCTACGGTGCTGCTTTTAAAGCTCGCTATGAGGAGTACGAAGCTTTAGCTGAGTCAGGTCAACTCCATCATAAGCGCCTACCTGCCTTACAGTTATGGCGTAAGATGCTGACCATGCTGTATGAAACAGGCCATCCGTGGATCACGTTTAAAGATCCTTGCAACATACGCTACACGAATCAACATGTAGGTGTAGTACATAGTAGCAACTTATGTACCGAAATTTGCTTGCATACTAATGCCGAAGAGATACGCAGTCTGCAACTTAGGTTCAGTCAATCTAGCACGTCATATACTTGAAGACGGCGGTATAGACTATAAGAAGCTAGCTAATACCGTCAAGCTCGCTATACGTATGCTGGATAATGTCATCGACCTGAACTACTACAGCGTCGATAAAGCTAGACATTCCAATATGCAGCATAGACCTATAGGTCTAGGTATCATGGGCTTTCAAGATGCACTGTATCTAGAAAGACTTCTTATAGTTCACAAGCCGCAGTAGACTTCAGCGATGAGATCATGTCGTACATCAGCTACTGTGCGATAGAAGCCTCCTGTAATCTCGCTCGTGAACGTGGTCCGTACAGTACCTTCGATGGCTCACTCTGGAGCCAAGGTATCTTACCGATCCACAGCCAGCGTTTACTCATGGAGGATCGTCAGCTGACAGCAGGTGCTGACAACTGTCGTTTCAATGACGACATCACTGACGCGAAAGCTTATGCACAGCTACTTAAATTAAGGAGACTGCCAGTGGACTGGGAGCACTTAGCGAGTAAAGTACTCCAGTACGGTATGCGTAATAGCAATGTCATGGCTATAGCACCTACCGCTACGATCTCTAATATCTGCGGTGTCTCGCAATCCATCGAGCCTACTTATCAGAACTTGTTCGTTAAGTCGAATCTGTCTGGTGAGTTCACTATTATCAACCCGTACTTAGTAGCGGATCTAAAAGCAGTAGGTCTGTGGGATGAAGTCATGCTAAATGACCTCAAGCATTATGATGGCAGTGTGCAATCTATAGAGCGCATTCCTGCTGATCTTAAAGCTATCTACATGACGGCATTTGAGCATGATCAGTTCTGGCTCATCAGTGCAGCATCAGCACGCCAGAAGTGGATAGATCAAGCCCAGTCACTCAACCTCTATTTAGTGAATCCTACAGGCGTCAAGTTAGATGCACTGTATAGATTTGCGTGGCTGTGTGGTCTTAAGACTACTTACTACTTAAGGACTATGGGTGCTACACATGTGGAGAAGTCTACAGCTATGCAGCATTCTATCACTACAGTAGAGACAGAAGAGCCAGTCAAGATGTGTCTGATTAACGACCCTACGTGTGAAGCATGTCAATAAATTAAAATAGACTACTCGGCATAAAGCAGCATAGTGCCCTGAGAGCCTAGAGCTCTCAGGGCACTATGTCGACTGCTTTCATGCGGCCTTCTTTCTCGCTCTATTGATGCGATCGATAAGATCCAAGACGTTGGCTTCGATCTTATCTAACAGTTTCCATGCTTCTTTAATAAGACGCTTGCGAGTGATCTCGTCCATTGCCTAGACCTCTATAAGAGTGATGGTACCCTCAGGCCGGACTCGAACCGGCACGCTCGTAAAAGCAAGGGATTTTAAGTCCCTGATGTCTACCAATTTCATCACTGAGGCAGAAATAATGGGGCTACAAAATAAGTAGCCCCGACTGACCGGGAGTGCTAATGCAGTAGTGGTGTGGCCGACTGACGTATTAGTTAAAAATACCCGCGTCTATACTATTATGCACTGACATGATCTTTAGCAGACTCACGTGCTACGGCGTTCAGCATCATCGCTACCATGCGATCTTTAGTAAACCACAGTAAGTCAGCAGGCAGAGTCTCAGCTGTCCAGGTGCTACACCAGCCGTGACGATCATACAGGCTGATGACATTACCGGCTTTACGTACATAGACTCTTACGATGCCGTCATCGTCCGTATGCCATGACCATAGATACTGCTCTGTGACGTGGTCTAAGATATGCTCACGACAGATAGCAAAGACTTTAGTCATAAGGTCTTCTTCTTTACTGACGCCGTGGTTGACGGCGTTATTGGTGCCTTGATTATAGTTACTAAATAAATCAGGCTTATGAAAGACGCCGCAGTAATAATCAGTCGGACGGATATAGCGGGGCTGTGCCCATTTTTCTAAGTATGGAGTCATGGTCGTATACGGTGCAAAAGTAATGGTGGTGTAATGCGTAGGTACTTTTTCTACTTTAGAGCGAGTGAGGACTTCTTCTAACATAAAGCGTTTCCTGATTTCTAGGAGCTTGAGTCCTAAGGTAGTCTTAGGCTTATAGTCAGCTAGTTTACCGTACAGGGCATAACCAGTTTGGTAGAGTAGGTTAGGGTATCTCATAACGAGACACCTGTACCACAGAGTCTGCTTAGTGAAGCGATTACATACGGCATAAGTATTGGCTTCAGTATGAAGAGATAAACATAGATGCCGAATACACTAGCAGTTATAGCCAATGTGACAGCTTGCATAAATAAACAGGCAGTGTGTTGAAGTGGTCGATGTGTTTGTTATGGGTGGGTGGCATTATGTATCTCTGAGAATTAAAAGACTAAGGAAAGCTGTAGCTGGTTAGCATCAGCGAGCATCCGTCGCTGTTCCATGATAAGGTAAGAGATGGCAGGAAAGTATTCTTGATTAGCATCGATTAAATTTGCCAGACTCCGCCCTTTAAATACAGGTGCATGGAGTAATTTTAGCGGTTCTACGATATTAGCGTCTTTGAAACGTATGGTTGCCATATGGAACGCCTCGATGCGCCAATAGATCTTTAGACATGGTAAAGATTTACCGTCACGCCAGCGATGCATAGCTTGACGCGATATACCTAGTAGGACAGCTAGTTGAGAGATGTTAAGGTTAAAGTAGCTACGAATTTCATCGAGCTTAATATTGATGATCCGTGTCGTGTACGCCATAGGGATACTCTACGGTAAGTAAAGGTGGAAAGGAAAAGGCCCCATATGGTATCCGTATGCATGGAGATAAAAAAAGAGCACTCATAGTGAGTGATCTATAGTTCAGTGATCGCACACTAGGCGCAAAGCGTGCTCTTCATCGCAGTACTTCATAACGACCTTCCCGTGACGAAAGTCGACTGCTTCTTTTTGCCAGATCAAGCCTGTGTTGTTATCGAGGACACCTTGCTCGGTTTCTACATAACGCATAATTAAACCCATGCTGAAAAGAAAAAAAGACCGCCCCTAAGGAGCGGTCTCTGTGACTAGCTTAGATACGCCAGTGATTTACCTCCACAGTCACTGTATCTATTAGACTAGTCAGACCTAGAGTATTGAGCAACATCTGACATAGTTGCTGGACTGCTTCCAGTAGTTCAGCTGACTCATACTCGACATACTCACGATCGCCGTAGTAAGGATCCTCTACCAGTTCACGCAAAGACACTAAATTATCCGGCATGATCCTAACGTGAATGAAGCGAGAATCCTCTAGGCTCACTAACTCCTTTACTCGCTTATATGCACGGACGATAGTCTCGTCTCTATACCACTGCGGATTTGAACCCATCCATGCCCTCACATCCAGCATGAGATTATTTAAAGGAGTAGGTGAGTGGCCAGTATACCACACGGGTGACAGTCCTTACACACTTGTCAAACACTGGCAAGCGTGCCGGCATATCGGCGATCGTCCGCACTATCCACCGTGACACGATGATCACGTCAGCTATCTCACCCATAGCCACCAGTTTATCCAGACTGGACTGCTGAAAGACATATCCTTTCTTAATTACTGAGCGGTTTCCTATGACTCGGTCTACGGTGACGGGCTCACGGTCTATAATATGAACCACGGATCCACCGCCATTTCACTAGACATATCGAGAGTGGCTACAGTCCCGTCTGAAAAGACAAAGATTCAAGTTAGCCCTTGCATTCGTAAGCTGTAATTCGGTACGGGCCAAGCACATCACACGAGTGCCGTCTCTCAAAGTGATGACGGGGGCAGTTTTACCAGACATGGTATTACCTCTTCCTGCGATTAAAAGAGAGAGCTCGGTTAAGAACTCCCGTTAAGAACTCTCGATGATTCACCAGCTGCAATTACACGCTACAGCAGTGAGATGACTCAGGCAGCGAGTGCTGCCTTCAAGTCCGCCAAGCTGACAGTTTTCCCTTTACCGAGCACGGCCTTGGCTGCCGATACTTCGTTGAGCCGACTCCTTGGCTTCACTGTTCCGCTGCCTCAGCAGCTTCGCGTGCCTGGATTTCCTTTTCCAGGCTGACCTTTACAGCGGCTTCTTCTTCCTGAATCGCAGCCAATTCCTTTTGCGCCGCGAACAATTGAGCCAGCGTATCCTCGCTAGCTGAGAACTTAGACTCCTCGGCATCCAGCCGAGATGCCGTGTCCTTGAACTCCGCCCTTGATCCAGGTAACTATCATGCTCATCCGTGATCTGGTCGATCAATTCCTTTGGCTGGATACGCCGCCTTACTTCCTGTAAGGTGGCCTCCCATGTCTGGGTGGGGAACCATTTGCCGTTACCCCAGTCCTGACTCCATGTCAGGACGTCATAACCTGGAGCCAGCTCCACCGTCCAGGTGGTGTGGCTCCATTTGCCTCTCTTGCTATAGCTCTCATCCAACACCCGCAATACTGGCGGTATGGATACCCTGATGAACGGGAGTATGCCCTGCCCTGGGCACAGTATGTAATTCCGATGGTGTCGGCCACGGTGGCCCATTTGGTTGTTCAGGCGGTGGTCTTTACTTCGCTCATGATACACCTCTTTAGTGTAAGAAATACCCTACGCATCGAGCTAGATACGTAGGGCGGGAGGTGGTCAGTGGCTGCGTAGAATCATCGAAGATGATGTGCCGCAGTCGGGATGGCCGCTGCCACCACAGTAGCCTCCGACCTGGAGGCAGGTCGGGCAGCCGTCTTCCGTGACCAGTGCCATCCTTGGCTTTACCATCGGCCTTCTGGCCAGGGCAGCGACACTGCCCTTGATGGGGTTGAGATGTCGATATTTCGACGCGTGCGGTGATAGCGCTCATGATTACCTCCAAAGGTAAGAGTGGACTCTAGGCCCGAGCAGACCTAGAGCCAAGAAAAGTTTAATCCCGTTGTTCCTTACGGTAGCTAGGCATCCAGCCATTTGTTTACTTCCGTATATACTTCTCCTTCTGTCATGTGGGCTTCCATGCACGGTCTCCAGTTTTGCTGGAGGTTGGGGGAGAACATCTTCTCCTCGTTATGCAGAGGTACCTCTGTACCTCTTCATTCAGCTCGAATGTCCATAACTCAATGCCTCCTCCGAGGCGTTTCTCATTACTCCGTCTATTAAATACCCATATGTCAATAGACGTAGGTGCATCTACGTCTGAAGAGGAAGAGAATGAAGTATATTGGCCGATGATTGCGTAGCACATGGTAACCTCCTAGGGTTAAATGAGTATAGATAGCTGTGTGACTTTCTATACTAGAAAAAGTGAGTAATCTAGCCACCAGTAGGCTAAGATCATAGTAAGTATGTATAGCTATATATCTTTTCAATCCAAGTTAAGTCGAGCATATAGGCTAGTGCTTTCACACTCAGCCTATTGCTAAGTTATTCTAGTAGACCCCTAGGCCGTACATTAGTAGGCCCGGTAGAGTGCCTTAATAGGCCCAATTATGGATATCTATGACCTTCTGATCAGCAGGAGCACGCACCGTCTCACGGGTCACAGTAAAGGCTACACAGTTTACAAAATCATCCCGTACACCTTGCTCTCTCAATGCCGTCAGTATAGGAAACGGCAAGATCACTATGTCGGCACTATCGGCCAGTTCTTGCAGAAAAGCGATCTGATCATCCGACATCTGCATACGAGTCTCATTGATATGCATGCCATTGACTACAGCTACTTTTCTAAACTTACGATATAGCGTCAACTTCTCTAGGACTTCTTTATCCTGGCCCTCAGACACCGTACCGTCGTTAAAGCGTAACGGCTGAGTCGTCAAAGTAATGACACGGCTACCATTATTCAGCAAATGAATTTTCATGCGATACACACTCGTTTTATTAAAAAGAAAAAAGGACTGGAGCGCTAGCTAGGACTCCATACGAGTATCGCTTTATTTTCTTTATTTATAGTATGGATTTTCGTACGATGTGCTCAGCATGGTAGCAGTACTTATAACAGACTGCTGCATGGTTAGCTGCAATGGTTGATGTATGAGCACTCGTAATGAAGTCTTCCAAAAGCAAAGGCATAGCCCCCTAGGCGCAATAGCTCGCCTAGGGGGCTATGTCGCCTATGCATTCGTTACAGTACCGAGACTGACTGTAGTCGGAGCCATCAGGTCATTACTAGAGATATTGAGACTATCAGTATTACTAGCAGTACCTACAGCAGTATTATCATTACCTGTCACGAACAGATTAAAGTGCACACCATCCGGAGATGCTACGAAGTACATCGTATCAGGATCGAGCTGATCCGGGAGTTGGTTAACGCGTTCCATTTTTAAGAAGCTCATAGTAGCTTAGACCTCATTTGAAAAAACAATGATACCAGAATAGCCAGAGTCGCTCAAAGCCATCTTCACAGTACCAGATATAGATTTGATAGTAGATATACCGACCGATGATACAGCTGATTATAGCCAGCACTATCAGAAGTAAAAACTCTATGCCCTCTAACCAAATAGGCAGTGAGTCTTTATGATCGTGGATATTAGGCATCTTAACTCACCACAGCTTCACTGAAGCTGATCGTGGCGTCTACGATATCGCGGTAGAGTTTAAAGATGATTTTGAAATAAACAAAGCCTGCTGTCTGTGTAGCTAGATAGAGCAACCAGCTAAAGCGAGGCATAGTCTGGTATAGCTTAGGCATGTAGCGCAAATAATGTTCCATGCTATTCAAATACTCACCCATGGTGCGTAATATAGTCTCTATGTCGCTTTTCAATATACGCTCAAATACTAATGGCGATTTATCAAAACTAGTGAGCTTAGTGTCAGTGATCTCGATTGCAGTTATTATCCAGATACAGCTTATCTCTAATAGAAGATTCAGGCAGGTTGAAGTTAAAGATAATGCCTTGGCCAGTAGGATAATAGACTGACTCTATCGTAATAGCGACTTTATCTTTCTTTACAGTTTTGCTAAACTCCCAGTTACCCGGCGTAAAAGGGTTACTGTGCTTATCAGCGTTGCTTTCGATCTCATCCACGATCTCAGCTAAGATCTTATCAAACCGATCATCAGACTCAGCTGTACTGATAGTCAAGAAATAATTAAGCATACCGCCACAGTTCGTACTAATGTCTTCATTAGCTCTCATGATAGCGCTGATGAAGTCTTTAATAGTGTCTACTCGGTTCTTAGTCGTAATGCCTTTGTAGCTAGTGTGGAATAATACCGGATCAGCTACCTTGATATTATCGAAACTATCCACTGGTGATGATCGCAGTTGTTTTAAAATAGCATCTATTTGCTTTTAGAAACCTTGGATGCCGCCATTGACTTCATTTTGCCAGCTTAGAAACTCCTCATGTAGTTTACCGAAGGCTTTTTTAAAGTCGGCTTCATTCTTACCTATTTGAATACCGAGCTTCATCAGCATGGAGTCGATGCCTTCTAAACTCGGTACGACTGAATCAGGTCGACAGGCGGTACCGGCGACAGCCATGTTCGCTGCTATCCGGCATAATGTGCGGACTTCTGGGTTGTTTAAGCTTTCCTGACTGATAGATGCCTGTATCGCTTTCTGTTGTTCGATGATGAAGCCAGATCGCTTAATATCGGCTGTTAAATTTTCAATACGTTGCTCAGCCTCTAATGCAGCTACCCAGTGTGAGAGTGGGCTAGCTATCTGTAAGGCTGGCGTACGACGTGCTCGACGCATAGGTGTATCCTCAAAGGTGGGTAGATGTATCAAAAGCATTTGAAAAAAAAAGCAAGCGATCCAGAGCCCCGAAGGACTCTGAAGGCTCACTCTCTGGAGTGCTAGATCTCGGGTTGGGCACTCAATAGGGCTTCCTTGTCCAGGCCCGTGGACCTGCAGATGTTCCGACTTGTCGCAGCGAGCACCCTGCCCAGTTTCCGCACACATCCAGATTACCTTCCAGATAACCTTACCACAAAACCCGGCCAAGGAATTTCACCTTAGCCATATCGAGACAGACCTTTTCCAGCTTCTAACACGCGGACGTTGCTCCTGCCAGACACCTCCAAGGATGCCGGTTGATCTCCGAAAACCCACCGAGCGAAGATAGGTAGAGCTGAGAAAATACCGATAAATTAGCTAGGGCGTCCGTGCCCCCTGAAAGCTCCGCCAGCCCCTATCTCTTTATCCAAAGCAGGCTGATTCCCTCAATCCCTTTCTGGGAAGGGGTCCTCGGGGGTGCCAATCTTGCAAGGCTCTTTACTCTCCGATACTGCTTCCCCACATACTTTCCATCCTTGCTGCACCGTATAGGCAGCTTTCTCCATATTCCCTCGTTTATCCAGCCGTACTCCGGCAGGATTTCTTCGGGTGCGGCTAATCGCCACTCCGAGGACTCCAAACCTTCTACCGGAGTATCAAAATCCACAGGTCCTACCTTCCCTGTTATCTAAAGCATCCTTGTCCTTCCTTCGTCTAGCCATTTTAACGAGCCGTACCACTTAGGCTCGTACTTTGGCCTGCAGCCGTAGCCGCTGCCATCGACTAGCCCATACTCCCATCCTTGGAATCTGGTGGTATTCAATATTTCCTCTAATGTTAAAACTGTGCGTCATAGTCACCTCCTATTTAGGTGCTGACCTCATGCCCGAGCAGCAGCGGTATTGAAAAGTTGATTGATATACACCCTACAACCGCCTTCCATGTAGTACGGCTTACTGGCCTTCCTTGACGCATAAGCATCCGATACCGGATTACCCCCAAACCAACTAACCGTGACTTCTCTGTAAAGCAGTTGGAATATCCTTGGCCATAACTGAAAATATACGTTCAGCACGACAGTCGGCCATAACTCCACAGGTTGTCTAATGGCCGACCCCCACCAACACCTGAGTATCGCCGTGATCGCATCCTTGGTCGATACCCCGTTCTCAACAGAGTATAGATCTGCCATACATTCCCTTACCGACGGCAGTAATCTCTCCAATCCCTGCGGCTTCTCTCCATGGTGACCGAGCAACTTATGCCCGATCTCGTGGAGAATAACGAATCTAAACTGCTCTTCCGTGAGTCTTTCTAAAGCCTCGCGTGAATTGTCACGCTGCCGTCTGAATTAAGGGCACCCCCTCCGCTTTCCTTAATGAAATCAATATCGTCCGTGACCGTAACATTGAGGTTAAGCATATTTACCAGTGATGCCAATACTTGAACATTGCTCATAATACACCTCCAAAGGGCATATGTTAACTCTACCAACTTGAGCAGTCTGGTAGAATAGAAAAAGGTTTACGATCTCAGCAGTAGGCTAAGATCATAAGTAGTATGTAGTGCTGTAAAAAACTCCAATGTAAGCAAAAAGCATAAGAGCCCAGAGAGCACGATGGCTCTCTGGGCTATATGATCGATTAGCTTATGCTGCCATCTCCAGCTCAAAGTGATCAGACTGGTTCGTTTTCTTTACGTGCATTCCTTCGCTGTCTACGTAGCTGGTTCATGTACGTAGTGATCCTTTTCATGGGCGACTTTAGACTGCGATCCTGCAGTACTTCCCTAGGGATAATACCCCAGTGAGTGTAGTCTGGCTCACCATCGATCTCCCTGACTTGGATCGATACGCCGATATCACTGACCTCCGCCACGACATCATTGTCGTAAAACGCGGAAGTACATAGTACCTATCTCCACTAGCAGATGACTGCTGTCATAGAGTCTTCTTTTATTGAGCTGAAATCTTTGGTAGATTAGTCTACCGATAGGGATCAGCACATCCCACTTAAAGTGATATTGAAAGAAGTTCCTTTCTACTACGAGCCCTTCAGGACTCAGATGAAAGTGCATTCCGTCGCAATCGAACTCTAAGTCCCTGAGTATAAACTCCTTAGTTTCTACTGCATTGATTTCTTGGTTTGACATGACTGCTATGCTCCGCTATTATTACGGTTTAAGGAAAAGCTAGATACTTACAAAGGAAAGCTGTGAGTATCTAATACGTTACCATGAGCATCCAGCCTTTGGATGATCAGACTATTTGCACTATACTCATTCCGCCATCTAGCATCTCTAATGAGATCAGTGATGACGTCACGATTGCGCTCGAAGCAGGCTTTATACTTCAGTCGTTCTTTAACGACGTTGGCGACTAAAGCACTGTCTTCTCTGCTTTAAAGAGTATCTGGACATAAACTACCTCATGGTAAAAAGGTGCTACGCTCATTCGGTAGCATTAAAAGTATATGCACTTGTAATTAAATGCATTCCATACTAACATAGCGTAAAAAATATCCAGCATATAGCCCTGAGAGCACGATGGCTCTCAGGGCTATGTGGCGGCTAGCCTAGATTACTAGTAGTCTTACGGCACTACGTGGTAGACGTGGCTTAAGGTACCACGTGGTTATTCACAGACAGCGGTACCTTGTTGAGTACATCAGGTACATTTTCTACCGTCAGTACAGCCATGATAGGCAGATGACTCACGTGCAGGAAGCGCGGACTGACCGCGATTTCACGAGAGATCTGACCGTCACGTGAGATCGGCAGTACCAGAGTCAGTTCAGGACTCCACGCCATGTTACCGAAGTTCAACGGATTCGGCTCTACGTTACGGTTTTCATCGAATACGCCAAAGGTAATGAAGATCTTACCTGAGACGCGATGATCCAGCGTAGATACGATACGTACGTCGAACTGACCACCCAGCGTACGCAGATCGCCAGTCACCGTCAGGTAACGAGCCAGTACCGGATCAGTACCGATGATGACGGTGGGTACCGGAGAGATACCGCCATTCAGAGCATCAGCTGCCGCTTTGTATTCAGAATCCCGATACAGGCGATAGGCATGGTCACGGATCTTATTGATGATAGCGTTCTGCAGATCTTCTACACGGCTGGTCGAAGTCAATGAATCGACGATGGCAGACATGTCCAAGAGTTTCTTCAGAGAACTTAGGCAGCACGTAGAAGCGACCTACACCGAGTACGTCCGGCGGAGTGTTGTTGCCATCTCTAGCGTCGATATAAGTACGCAGGATGTTAGCGGTATTGATCAGAGCGCCTACAGCCATATTCGAGGTACGAATACGAGTAGCGGTAATCAAGCTAGCCAGATCACCAGCATCCGACTGACCGTCCATAGTCATGGGGTGGATAGCCGTAATCGGCGAACGCATCTGCACGTTGTACAACTGAGTGTAGTACGTGGTGTCGATCAGCTGACCGCGTTGACGACGGTTGATGTTGGTACGATAGGCTTGGAGTTCATAACCTATCACTTTACCACCGTTAGCAAACAGATCAGCCAGAGTCTTGCCTACGCCAGACTTCAGATCCAACTGGTTGCCAGCAGCATCAGAGACGCTGTGGATAGATACGTCATTGCCATAGACTGCGCAATCACCGAGTTCGATGTTGACTTGGCCAGACAGTACCAGCTTCAGACGTACGATCAGGTCGCCAGACTTGACGCCACCCAGAGCAGCCAGAGCACTACCGTCGAAGTTCTTAGTATCTTTGTTCACCAGCACCGAAGTGGTAGAGAAGTTCAGATACATAATGCGATAGTTGTTTTGCTGTGCGTAAGCAAAAGTAGCCAGCGGCAGTTCATTCGTCATGAACTTCAGCACGTCAGTATGACCAGCGCCATCATCGACAGATACATACACGGTCGACAGGCGGATAGCCGGATCGATCGAGTCAGTAATGTCCATCAGACCTGAGGCCAGCAGAGTATCAGTCTGGCTGATACCCAGCAGTGACAGCGACTTACCTACTGCCAGAGGAGCAGTCGGAATGGTTTCGCCTTCCAGGTTCAGGTTATAAGGAGCTACCAGAGCGCTGTCTACAAACATCGCTTCAGATTCCGGACGATGTACCGGGATCAAGCGAGTCATTTCGTTCTTCAACAGAGTGTAGTCTGCGATAGCACGAATGATGTTTTTCTTGTTGTAGTTATCCAGCGCACCAGAGATCTGACGATGCAGACCATTGTACACCATCATTAAACGGACAGTCACGCCGAAGCCGACGTTATCCGGAGTCACTACGATGGTGGGGAAGAAGGTTTCGCCAAATTCGTCCTGACGAGCCGCTTGCATGTTGTAAGCGATCGAGTAGACGGCAGCGTTACGGTTTTCCCGTTCGTCATAAGCTTCAAATGAAGGACGGACACCGACTACGTCATCCATGCCTAATCCAGTCATATTGACGATAGACATGTTTTCAGCAGCGATAGCAGGCATCTTCAGCCTTATGTGACAGGAACTGACGTACGTCACCTGCTAACAGACCTGCTGCAGTAGCTGCATCTTTCTGAGCCTGAGTCATTTCACCGCGCATACCGAGTTGGTCTGCGATTTGTTCTACGGCGATAGACAGACCTTCAGCTGCAGTGTTCAGCATATCTACTTGGTCGCTACGGATAGATTCCATCGCCAGCGCAGCTGCTGGTTACAGCCGGGTTAGCATACTGATGGGTATCCAGGGATCTGACGCAGTGACTGCACTACCGTCTGCAACGGAGTCGGTGCACTGTGTCCTTGCAATTTCTTTTGGAAAAAAGACATGTGTAGTCCTCGTAAGTTATAAAAGAGAAGAGTAGTGTGCTACATAGAGTATGAACACATATGGCCGTGAGTGGGTCGTGATGGATACCCTGCAGGCTATTTAAAGCTAATGTCAGGTAATCTATAAATACCGGCGTATGACAGACGTCACCCACTGGTACGAAGCCGTAGAGCGCTTTCAGGTAATCCGAGACGAAGCGGAGTGCGTACGTCCTATCCTGAAGCGCGTTCAGTATGCCCGGTTTAATATGAAGATAGTATTGACGCGTAGGCGCCAATTCAAAATGGTAGTATTCTTCGCCATCGTCGATGTCAGCTAGTACTTTAGCACTGCCGTCACCGCTGTTAGTGCTCATGAGTTGAGCACGCGCTTCATTCTTAATAGCTTCAGTCATAGCCGCAGGACTGATGACGGTGCAGTATTCTACATCTTTATAGGCTTCACTACCGCCGACCTGACCAGCCATGCCCCAGCCATCACTCATACGCTGCGTATTCGCTAAGTATGGGCCGAAGAAGTTAATGCGTTGAAGAGCAGTCAACATGATTAAGTCATTGACCGATAGGATTTTGCGTAAAGCCTTGTAATCACTAATGGTGTTCGTAGGGACTTTAGCTAAACGAAATGCCTCTCTTAACCAGCTAGGTATGACATAGCCGCGCGGCATAAAGCTCGCCTGCATACATCTCCATGTAAGTAGCATACGGTGCTTTTAAGAAAGGGTTGTAAATCTGCATACGCCCCGACGGACCTTTATCGAGATACGTCGCCTGTGAGTCATGATAGGCCATAAGTGGCGACCTCCATAGGGTCGTTCCGGTGAAAATGAGGAAAAGATAGAGTATGAGTCTATACGATACATCCTCTGTAGAGCCTCAATCTACCGCACTCTCAGTACGATAGATAAGAAAAATTCAGGCTACTCGTTACATGGAATGACCCTTTACTCCACGACCTTTATTATCGATTTAGAGATTCGCCCGATGGACAACCGACTCCTCCTCGTCAAAAGCATCACGCTCCTGTATCGCGAAAGCCAACTCATCCATAAGACGGCTAATAGTGCTGACTTAGTCCGCACTGTGTTAGAAGCCGTCACTATCCCAGGATGCAGGCATCGGTATCAGTGGTGAGCGTGAAATACTCCTCGGCCTAGGGATACGGCGATCGAGATGTGTAATAACTCACTCGATCATGAATACGCCATGGATGACTTATTACAGCGTGTCCGCTTAAATTGCGGTGATGATGAACGCTTGTATCAAGTCATTAGCGATGGCTTAAAGGACCTGAAGTCTGAAGGTCATTTAAAAGCGTGCTATCATTAACGCACAAAAGTCTTCGCATAACTTCTTCCGTGAGCAGAAGATCAATGAGATACTGAATAAAGCCAGCTATCAGTTTAAGTACCATCGTGATAAAATCACCGATGTCAATGGCTTTATTAGCGAACTCGTAAACCAGTTAGAACCTTTACAAATCGCTAATGGCGGCACTGATCCTGCTATCACTAGCGATATCGATATCGGCGATGTATCGTCATTGTCACGAGTGTTTAATAACATCCAAGATCAGTCTAGCGATATAGGTATATTGAAGACTGGTTGCAGCGCGTCAATGAGATGCTGAATGGTGGTTTTCGTAGAGGTGAGTTCGTTTGCGTACCGGCTTTACAGCATAAGTACAAGACGGGCTTTAGTCTATCATTGTTTAAGCAGTTCGCTATCTACAATAAACCACACATGCTAGACTCGTGGCAGAAGCCTTTGATCCTGCGTATCTCGTTTGAAGACGATATAGAGCTGAATATAAAGTTCATGTACCAATCGCTGATGATGGAAGAGTCGTATGAAAAAGCACTCGACCTGAAAGTCTCTACGGACGTCATGAGCAGCTATATCAAAGAACGACTGCAAGTCAATCGGCGGCCAGTGTCAAGATGATACGCGTCGATCCGTCGTTATGGACGTATAAGCACATTTGTAATAAAGTCTTAGAACTCGAAGCTCAAGGCTATGAAGTCCATGTACTGATGGTAGACTACTTGTCTAAGCTGCCGCGTACCGGCTGTAACAATAGCGGGCCTACGGGTACTGATTTGAGAGACATGTACTCTAGGATGCGTAACTTCTGTGCGCCTAGGAAGACGTTGTTTATTACACCGCATCAGTTGTCGACGGAGTCTAAGCAGTTATTACGCTCAGGTATGCCTGAGGATCGCTTTCTGAAAGAGATGGCGTGGAAAGGTTACTTCGAGTCGAGCCGTCAGTTAGATCAAGAGTACGACGTAGGTCTGTATATGTGCATGTGTTTAAGCATAATAAGGAGAGCTGGCTTTCCGTACTGAAAGAAAAGCATAGAGGTCAAGATCACTGGTGAGGATGAGCAGTTTGCTTTGTATCAGTTTCCCTAAGGTGAAGCTGCCTATAGCTGATGATCTGTTGGGTGAGAATACCGCCTATCTGAAACTACCGAGTGCGAGTAGTAATACGGATAGTGATCTGTTTAGCTTTAAGTAAAAAAAAAGAGAGTGAGCATACAGCCCAGAGAGCACTATGGCTCTCTGGGCTATATGACGTCTCTCTACCAGTCTATCTCTGACTGGTTTATTGACATGGCTTTCATGTGTAAATCGTTTAGTCCTCTACATACGGTAGAGGACTTTCTCCCAGTTAATCCGCTTAAGTGGGTGATGGAGAACGACTATGCCCTTTTCCCTAACCTCTACGACGGCCGTGTCATAAATCGATGTTCACACTCACTTCTATGCCATCCTTGGCATAGATGACGCGCGAAGGCACCACGGCATCGCCTGATGCCAATCCGACTAATTCAACAATGATGTTTTCAGGAACGCTCATTACGTTCCAGTCGTCCAGAAATAGATGGCCTGTCGTCAATGTCACTTTCATAAACACCTCCTAAAAAGTATATGCTAGCGACCGAGCAGATCGCTAGCGGTGTGAAGATCAGATAAGGCTATTGCCGTTTCGTATCATAAAGATGCGGGAACAACTCCTTGTCGTCTACGTCCTTAGCAATACTGGATTAATCCCTCTATGGTGTCCCAGCCTGTTTCTTTCACATCCTTTCCGACGGGACGTAATCCTCATCTTCTTCCTCAAAGAAACCAGGAAGCAAGATCTTGGCTGTATTCCAGCCATAGCGCACGATCGCTATGGCCTTCGTAGCACTCGTCTGAGTATACATTCCGTCCGCTCCTTCCTCTCCTCCGTGTAGGTATGAGGCCAGCGCCGCCACGAGACCAGGGTCTACCCAGTCTTCCTTCAACCCAGCAGCCGCTTTCACGACGAGTTTTTGCACGGCGCATCCTGGCTCCCAGTTCATCCCTGTTTCTGCCCAATCGAGTATATGGCTCATAGTACACCTCCGAAAATAGGAGTGGGCTCTATTAGTCTGAGCAGTCTAGTAGAGCATAAAAAGAATGAAACAATCTCAGCAGTAGGCTAAGATCATAAGTAATATGTATAGCCATATTTAGCTGGAATCCATGTCCGTCATAGAGCCTAGAGAGCGTTTAGGTTCTCTGGGCTCTTATGCTCATTACACTAAGTAACTCAAGCTATCTTCCATTCTATTCAAATCATGCTCAAACTGCACCATCTCACTTTTCAACACGTCCATATCCGACCAG